TACTAAAATGATTCCAAGCAGTTTTGTACTGGATTCCGAGCTTTTTTGCATATATTGATAATTTCATACTTATAATATACTACAAAAAAGGATATTATGCAACCTTTTAATTAAAAGAATAGAATACATCTTTGGTTAACGGATCGATGATGCGTCCTGGAAGATTTGGAATAGTAAAAGAGTTCCTTCCTCCAAAGACACCCGAAGAGATCGATTCAATAGTGTTCTCCAGTATACCTAAAAATAGCAAGGTATCAGCCGCAGATAGATTTAAAGGAGTCTCCAAGATCACAGTTGGCATGATACGTAAAGATAAAATAACACAAGCCGAGATAGGCGCTGCTGTCAAAAATATATATTACAACAGAGCTACCACGGAAGGATCCTTCACCAGCAAGGAATTTAGATTAAATTTAAGGCAAGCTGTTAAAAGCAGAAAGTGTATTGATAAATACAAAAAGAGAGGAAAGGTGACATGACGTTTTCAACCGACGACGTTAAGGTAGGCGTCAGCGTTGTAGTTATGAATAGCGGTAACATGAATGCTGTTGGAAAAGTTTTCAGTATTGATGAAAAAAAGAAGGTAGCACACATTCAGTGTGTCACTGAATCTGGAGAGGTGAGAAGATTTAAGCGTAAATACAAAGATCTCGCTCTTCAGGAAAGCTTATTCTAATTATCAGAAAGGAAAAATTATGTCAGATAAGATAAGGATTTTTTTTGACACGGAATTTATCGAGACCCCTAACCATATAGAGCTTATCAGCATAGGTCTCTTGACTGACCATAGCTCATGCTCTAACAATGCAGACAAGTTGCGTGATGAAGATTATTATGCAGTTAATAAAGATGCTGACCTTTCCAATGCTTCTGACTGGGTGCATAAAAACGTGCTTATCGAAATACCAAACTACCGAAGCGTTGGTAATTATATGAAGTACGGAGCTAGCAAGTCTGAGATAGTGCATGATATCAACCACATTGTTGGAAAATCATTTTCGGTAACTCCCAATATAGAATTTTGGGCAGATTTTGGCTCATATGACTGGGTTGTATTCTGCGGTCTATTTGGTAGAATGGTCAACTTGCCAGGCGGTTACCCGATGTACGTTAATGACGTACAGCAGCTTTCCAGAATGGTGGGATGCTCTCACCTTGATGTTGATAATAATTATGACATACATAACGCGCTTAGTGATGCAAAGAACTGTAGAGATAAGTATAATTTTTTAAGAAAAACATATGAAGACGCTAAAATAGTATTTTAGCAGAAAGCAGGCGCTATGAGTAATGATAAAAATTTAGGATCTTTGAGTGAGCTTAGGGACAGTGTGTACAAATTTATCTTTATGGTACTCACGACTACAAGCGACGACCTAGTAGCAGTCGCGAATAAATACGCAGATCAGTTGATGGGTATTGTGTCTAATTTCCAAAAAGATATCGTAGAGGCCTCAATCGAAAATTCTTCGATAGTAGAGGATTTAAAGGCGGCTCACAGCCTCCTAAAGAGCATAGCTACACCTATTAGACAAAAGCTATGGTGCGAAGCGTATCTTTCAGCTGCATCGCTAATCAGCATGAGTGAAGAGCAGGCGATATCAAAAGCAGATAGGATTGTTAGCGCATTTGATAAACGGATGCTGAAATGATGTACCAAATAACTCTGAACGAGAGTCAGCTGTCAACTCTAGAACAGAGTTTGGAGATCGCTACACGAATCCACTTAAACCAAGTTGGGATAGCTCTCAGCTTGGTTGAGACTCCTGCCATGTTAGCCAAATGTGACAACAATCGCATAAGGCTTCTTACACGTGAGCTTGAGGTGGAATTGAACGCGTGTAGCGATCTTTGCGGAAGAGGTGTTGGGTCTAAGGATGCCCGGCCTAACCATCTTGCAGCATATGATATGTTGCAGGTCGCAAGGAATAGACTATGGAAGGATCGCAATGGTGCTGAGAGTCGAATACATAACGTGTGCTCAGACGTATGCCGTATGGACGGTACTAACTCACTAATTGAGATTGAGCCTATTACGGAGGCTAAGAATGAATCCTAAGCTAAATGCTAAAGACATACTTTCACTTCTGTCGTCTAAACATTCTAGCGACGTTTTTGTGTCAGAGTGTAAAACCGGAAGCACCTGGGCTAGAGATTGCCTTCGGTTAGATGCGTGGGTTATGAAAAGAACATGGAGTCCCGTAACATCAATTGGGTATGAGATTAAAGTCAATCGGCAGGATTTCCTTAGAGACACTAAATTTATTGAGTATAAAAAGTACTGCAACATGCTTTACTTTGTATGCCCTTATGGTCTTATTGATAAGGTGGAGGTTCCTGAGGGCGTAGGCTTAATGTATATATCAAGGACAGGCACTAAACTTTATACAAAAGTGAAAGCCGCATATAATTCAGAGGCCAGCGATAGTGAGCTAATGAGATACATTCTCATGAGTAGAGCTGATATACGCAAGCCGGCATACCGCCTTGGAAGTGAAGTTGACAAAAATGAGGCATGGTCGCAATGGCTGGTTGATCGCGACACTCAGTCTGATACTGGGCGCAAGGTGGCTAAAGTTATACATGACGATGTGTCGTCCAAATGTGGAACGATAATGTGTAAGAATAAAAAGCTTGAAAATGAGATATTTGGTCTTCGTGATATGAAAGAATTCGTTGATAGGTTCGGTATTGATATTAAGAACTGGAACGGTGTAAGAAACCTTAAGTCTGAAATACATTCTCAGCTCGGATCAGCTACAGTTAATAAATTTATGGTATCTCTTGCAAATATGTATCACTCTGCAAAAGATTCTGGGATGATGTTATAACTGCTCCGTTTATGGTATGATAATAGTGAATGTATTAAACTAACACTTTTTAAGAGGAGTTTATATGATTAGTAGCCTATCTCAATTTATGTCATTTCACGACGAACCATTAATACAGGTTCTTGCACGTGCCTTTAAGAATAGGCGCAAGAAAATCATGAAGCGTATTGCAGGAAAGTTGAGAGTTAAGCGTACCTTAAAGGGTATAGCTTAATACTATGAATCGTGCTCGGTAAAGCCTATATTCCCATTTAAGTGTTAGGTACGGATCTGGTAATCAGGATCCAGCCTACTTAGCTTCGTGTAAGTTAACTTAGATGAATGCTTGGAATATGCTTAAATCTATCGGGCCTACCGTCGGCTGGACAAAAAAGGGCAAGACCTTACAAAAGCAGCTGATCTTGAGGAAAGCGACTGGGCGGTACTCGCGGTATTGCCCAGCCTCTCGTATAGTCTCCCACCATTCTGGGTGGGAGACTATTTTTTATTTAGAAAGGGAATTTATGAATGAATTTTATAAAAAATTTAACGATATAATTGCAAGTATTCCGGTCGAATTTGTTAAAGAATGCAATGATAAAGCTGACGAGTATAGAAAAACTAGAGCTTCACTTGATTGCAAATTTAACAAAGAGGGCACATGCGAGTGTGAGAGACGGCTTAATCGTCAGACAAAATGCGCTCTTGATTTTTATTCCAAGGATGATTTAGCGCAATCTACCAAAAGGATTATATCTATTACGCATAGCAAAAAACAGAACACTGGACAGATCATATCTAATCGAAAGGGGTGCTGTGGAAATTGCTATAGAGATTTGGGGTATTTTAATTGGACGGATATAAGGCCTGAAAATCTAAAAAAAATTAGTACCTTATTTCATAAGGATGTTGGATTTTGGATGTATGGAACTGGATGTGCATTGCCAGTAAAGTTGAGATCATTGGTATGTACTGGGTATGGGTGCAGTTTTGCAACTATAATTAAAAAAGAGAAAGGTACGCTATGTTAACAGACGACTTTAAATTAACGATACAGAGATCTATACGTCAATGGACTAAGATGTTTTTTGACGGATTACGCTCTAATGCTGATGATATGCATGGATCAGTTTGAGATGTGAAACCTGAAGTCAGGGGTCTTCCGACATCGATGCTAGGGGTATGCAAGATAGAATTTTGTTACGAGAGTGACGAATTGCTGAATGTCAGAATCTTTTTGAGAAGACCAGGACTATTGATAGGTAAGGCAGGAGCGACCATTAACCATTTGGCTAGATACCTCAACAACGGTATCGGTGATATGAGAATAAAAATTTCACCAATTGAATTTAATCCATGGAGTTATCAAGATGACCAACAATAACACTGTTAGAGTAGCACTCACTAAATGTTTTTACTGCGGTGGAAACTCAGACATATTAATGAATAAGACGCCTACCAAGCATCTAGCTAAGAAAGTTGAGAGCATGCATGGTAAGGTTGTCAGCATGGAGCCTTGCCAAACCTGCAAGGAGTATATGAAGCTAGGTATAATAGCCATAACATATGACGAGAAGTTAACAGACGACAAGAAAAATCCTTATCGTACTGGAGGGTTCTTTGTGCTGGCTGAACACACCATAGCAAAACTAATTGACGATGAAGAGCTTTTAAGGCATATACTTTCATCGCGCTTCTTTTTCATGCAACATGAGGTTGCGGAAACTACCGGTCTATTCGAAATGGCCAAGGACACTGAGAGTAAGACGAAACCTGCTTAATTTAGTCTAATTTTAAAAATAAAGGAAAAAATTATGAGGGAAATGGTATATTTAATAAGAAGGCTCAGCGGAGCATTCACTTACCCTAAAAGATTACTTATGTCATTCTTCCAGCGTAATCCGAACTTCAGCTATGTTAATCCTACTGAAGCTCTGCACTTTAAGAAAAAGGTTAGGGTTTCTGAGTATACATTGAGTTCAAGAATTAAATAATTCAAGAACGGATAATCTTATGAGCATTGTAGAAAACAACAAGGGCAAGGAATTTAAGTTATTGTCGGATAATATTAATACCGGAGATATCGTTATATGCGGAGGTATGGGTGCGATAGCATACGCTATAAAAATGGCATCTAGAGGATTTAGGTACAGGCATAATCCGGAGGTGTCAACCCATACTGGTATCATAATTAAGCTTGGGAAATATTCAATGATAGCAGAGATGACAACTAAAGGTCTTGATATTAATCCACTAACGATATACAATAAGGGTAAGCGCAAAAGGTACATTCTTGATATTGTTGGAAGTGGTTTATTTACAGATGGGATCAAAAGCCATTTAGTAGATTCAGTGCTTAAGGATTTTGTGGCTGGAATAGATTATTCTTTCAGGGGAGACCTCTCATTTGTTTTTAAAAAAGTCAAAGTTAGAGATAAAGAAGACTTCTGCTCTGAGTATGTTGCAAGAAAAACAAATAGATTTATAGGCACAAATTGGGGCGAAGCCAGCGAAAAGGTTACGCCTGATGATATACGCCAAAGAGTACAGGCTCTTAGATTTGAATCTAGGAGGTGGCACGCTTAGAGGGGGGAAGCCCTTGGCGTGCTATACTAAATTAGAGACTCCTTTATTAAAGGGGTCTTTTTTTTAATTTTTACAATTTATATTCTATTTACAATACCACATGTGGTACCCAAATCATATATTCTATGACACATTTTGGCTTGCAAATCTGCATAGTAATTAGTTATGTTCTTATAGTCGGAGTTTTTAATTTCTTAACACGGAGGAAAAATGTATGAGTAGTATCGCTATTGACGATGTTAGCAAAGTGTTCGAAACAAAGATCGTTATAAACGATCAGGCTATGGGCCTATCGTTGCATATTCTACCCACTTTTACCGGACGAGTAGATCTGGCACTCAAGATTAACGGAAGAACAGTTGAGCTCGCAGACATCGAGAGTAAAAGAGGTGGAAACGTATGGTACCACAAACGCAAAAGCGGAAGCATCTGGCTTAACAATGGTGACAGGCCAACGCATGACGCTTCAGCAAATGAAAATAAAATAGATATAGACAATATGTAATTTTTTTTTACATGTTGAAGATATTAATACTGGCTACTATTTTTTAGTAGCCTTGAGTTCCCTATACCCAAAATTGGAATTTTAATATGACAACTAAAGCCGGGACAACCGCAAAGGTTAAATCGAAAGGGATTAAGAAGGAGCATTACCAAGTCGTAAAGGATCATTACAATATGATGCTATGCGGAAATTATCATAGAATTTATGAGGGCAAAGGAGTCATGAAAGGCAAGGGTAAGAATTACCATTGTCTTAACCCCATGGGTCATACTCAAGGCAGAGACAGCACGCCCTCAATGAGCATAGATAATGAGACTGGAATGTATATATGTTTCACATGTGGGTGTCGTGGAAATTTCACAACCTTCATGAAGGAGCATGATCCAAATACCAACTTCTTTGATTTTTGCGAGCATGAGTTTAGCCAAAGCCCGAAAGACGTCGTTGAGATTTACTTTCCTGAAGAGCGGGTTAATACTAAGGACAGCATCATAGCTGCGGAGGAGTGGAATAGACGTCGAAAAATTACAGTGTATTATGACGACGATCCATCTAAGCCTATAAAAGATTGGAATACAAAGCTTGACGAATGGACTGACAATCTTTTAAATAACCATGTAGCAATGGAATACTTATTAAAGGAACGGCACATAACCCCGAAGGTTGTAGTGGCATTTCATCTCGGATTTGACAAGCAGAGGAATTCATTTGTTATACCGCTGTTAGATCAGACAGGTCTGATAAATGTTAAGCTGTACAACCCTTTCGATAAAACAGGTATGAAATGGACATATCCTTTTCCTGGAAGGGAAACTAATGTTCCGTTTCCGTTTATAAATATTACCGAAAAGGTTTTATACATATTCGAAGGCGAGCCGGATTCGCTATGTGCATGTGCGCATAATATTGATGGAGCAGTAACTTTAGGACCAGCCTCAAGGGTCAATATTGATGAAATGTTCGAGAAGGAAATTGCTGAGAATCTTTTCGGAAATAAGATCATTATAATATGCCTCGATGCTGATGACGCAGGAGTGGCTGGATCCAAAAAGCTGGCCAAGCAATTATACAATTATGCAAAAGAAATTAAGATCATCGATTTTAACAAAAGCGACGACGATCCTTACGGGTTAGACCCTAACGCGGTAACGACTGTTAATGGTAAGATGAAGAGATCTGAAAAAGATTTCACGGATTATATGAAGAAAAATTCTTTTGGAGATACTGCAATAGAAAGGTTCGCTGAGAAGGTTAGAAAGACTTCTCCATATAATTTTAATCCCTTAAGAACTCAGAAGAAGACTGTTAAAGTTTCTCTCCACTCTGTTGGAAGACAAGAATATATGTCCCCTAATGGTGCGATTGAGCTTAGCACAGTTGCAGCCGTAGAGAATGTTGGAAGTGAATTTTTCTTTGCTCCAAAACTATTGCATGTGAGTTGTAAATGCATGAGGGATAGTGAATTTAAAACAAAAGCGTGCAAGGACTGCAATCTTCCCAGGCATCCAGATTTTGCCAATTCTGATTTTGTAAAATTCAATCTTATTACAAGGTATGGAGAAAAGGGCGATAAAGACTCTGTTCAGGTACATGTAAAAGACTATCTTGCAATGATAGAGGTTCCAGAAGAGAAGCGTAAAATTGCTATCAGAGATATGCTTCTTTTGCATAGAACTTGTAGGTATATGGATATTGAAGAAGTTGAAAGTACTAGGATAAATACAGCGCGTCTATCGACGCCTGTAAATGACATATCTGACAATATGGAAAGTGAGACATATGTTGGCGGCGATACTGCCAATAGTCATATCAGAGCTTACATCAAAGGCGACATCAACTTGCGCCCAAATAAGTCTTACGAAATGGTCGGAGTATCTGTGGTATCTCCAAAGAATCAGTCTGGAGGATTCTATGTGTACGAGACAAGACAGATAGAAACTTCTATTGATAAATTTAAGATTACAGACGAAGTAATCGACACCCTAAAGGTCTACAAGCCTGAGACTAAAGGCGAGACCCTTACTGAGCATCTTGACAGAAGATACGGAATGTACTCGGAAGCTGCTGGACTAAACGACAGGGGAGATATCTTCTTTGTTGCCGACTCAGCATACTGCTCGCTTACGAATATCGACGACCCCGTATTACTTCCAAGCATAACCAGGGGGTGGGTTGAGGTATTAATTGTCGGCGAGTCGAGGTCTGGTAAGTCTATTGCAGCTAAAGCTTTGAGAAGACTATATCAGTGTGGCGATATTGTAGAGGGTACCGGAGGAGCCTCAGAGGCTGGACTTATTGGAGGGGTATCTACTGTTGAGAAATCTCCAACAATTAAATGGGGAGTTATTCCGCAGAACGATAAGGGCCTTATTGTTATTGATGAATTGTCAGAAATATCTGTTCAGTTACTTCTTCACATGAACTCAATGCGATCAGATGGTATCGCTGAAATTTCAAAAATAGTTGCTGGAAAAATTCCAGCACGTACAAGGAAGATAATGTTGTCAAATCCTAGGAAGGACATGTCTGATAAGAGTACAGATACACCTACTGGTATGGATATACTGTTAGGCGTGTGCGGAGCTCCACAGGTATTGTCTAGATTTGATCTGGCATACATAGTAAAATCTGATGACGTTGATCTTGATAGCTTTAAATTTGGCTTTAAAGCATTGACAGATGAGTTTAACTCGTATCAAGCTCAAACGCTAATTAGGTGGGTATTTTCCAGAACTGGAAACGATGTCGTATATGAGGAAGGCATACATCAGCACATATGGGACACCGGAAGAGCACTGCTAAAGGTTTTTCATTCAAGGACTCAATTGGTAAATCTCGAAATGCCAGCCAAACTAGAGAGATTGGGGATATCAATTGCACTAAGGACGTTTAGTACTGCTGAGGGAGATCATAGCAAGGTTCTCCTTAAGAAAGAACATATAGATTACGTTGACAAGTGGATGCGTAGAGTCTATAGTAGTAAAAACTTCCGCCTAGACATCTTCTCTAAAAGCGTTTGGAGATCTCAGGAGTTGGGGAATATGGATTTCATGGATAATATACTTAGGTATGTTGATCCGACATTGCTAATGTCAACTGAGCGTTTTACCGAAAGGTCAATACTTCCATTGTTTACAGATTATTTAAACAGGGTAGCTATGGGCAAGTGTTATATGGTTAACGCTAATATGAATGGTAATGGTAAAACTACCGGAATGAGACAGATGGATGGAGCAAGCTCTCTGCTTGGAGTGCTTATGGGAAGAAGATGTCTTACCACTGATGGTCGAGGTTATGTAAAAACTGAAATGTTTAAACAGTGGCTATCAGATAATATGGAGAAAAGCTATGATCAAAGGTCAAAGGTTCTTGAAAACAATCAACAGGATAAATGAATACCTGATGATAATACCTACAACCAGGATAATGCAAAAAGCCCTACGCTTAATGACTGAGAACGAAGACTCTTTCTTTACGTGCGGGATTAAGCAGTGGGAGACTAATAAAATAGAAGCTTCCATGAAAAAGCTAGTATCGCTAGGGCATCTCGATAAGGACAAAGCGGATCCTAGTGTAAATTTAAAAGATGCTATTGTGGCGTCAAACAGTGTGAATAAAGGGTTCGCGATATTGCTAGAGAGAAAATTCAAAGCTGATCGCGAACTTGCAATTTACATTAAATGCCATACTGATTTTGAGCACAGTTCTGGAGATGGGTTATCTACTCTAATTCAGAATTTACTCGAAGGGGTTAGGCATATTCATAATGAAGATGATGTTATTGAGGAGATAGGGCAAAATGTCCTAGACCTAATTGGCGAATACTTCGATTATGATATTCTTCTTTTAAAGTATATGGATGATATTCATATAGAGATAGGATGGGACAAGCCTCAACCTATCAATGTGGTGCCCTACGACAATATGGTTAATAAGGCCGAGGTAGACAAGGAAGGCATGAAAGAATTCTTTGAAAAGTTCGATGTTATTAAGCTTTAATTGTAGCTATAATAATAGTAATAGAATCTTTTAATTAACAGAAGGAGTTTGTATGAGTGAAAATTTAGCAGATCGTTACCGGAACCAGGCAGCGGCATCATCATCAGCGTATGACAAAGCGTCAGCTGATGGATTCGAAGCCGGTAAAGCAATCAAAACCCCAGGAACATTTCTTATGCAGCCGGCATGCGTAGCCTTCTACAATAACAAGAAGTCAGAACTTGTTACCGGGCCACGCCTTGAGGAAGCATCCACTAAGACAGTGATGTTTAAAATGAGCTTTAAAGCGATAAAGGCTATCGGGCCAATCGCTGCAGGAGACTACACATTCTACAACTTCCCTCTATGGGCAGGCGCAGAAGCTGACGAGACCAAACGTGAAAATATTGCAAAATATGCAAAAGGCGTTATCGCAAAACTTGTCGGAACAAAAGATGTACATCCTGACGATGTTGACTGGGTTCTGAAAAATCTTATAACTGAAGCTGAGATGGATGGCGAGAACGTTAAGATTATTAACACCCCAGACATCTGTAACAGAACTTTCCTCGTGGAAATCGTGGAAGATCTTGCTCCAAGTGGAGCTATCAAGATGGATGTAAGCAGCTTCAGAGAGGCTACAGGCGATGATGATGTGCAGATAGTTGGCGACATCTCAGCTGATCCATCCGGAGATTCCGGAGATATTGGTATTCCTACCGGAAATACAAGCGAAGCTGGCGTTACCAGCGAACGTGCAGGAAGTAGCGATATTGTAGAAGACGACCTACCATTTTAATAATGAGGTGATAGATGATCAATGGTTTAACAGCAGAGAATGGGGTAGCTAAAACTACCAAGATTCAATTCAAGGGCAAAATCTCTACGGGTTTTGCTCCTGGAGAAGGCCCAAATAAGGATAACTACCCGGTTGCTGCCGGGCATTTTAGATTCCTTAAGAGCACTATGGAGAAGAAGCGCCTTGGCTCTGGGGCGAGTAAGCGTATAGTGGAACGAAAGGTATGGAAAGAGAACGAGGAGATCCAGGCAAAGTTACGCGAAGTAACAAAGCAGGAGGCTCCAACGTACATCAAATGCATATCCATGGTTCCAACACTCGATCAAATGTGGACAAGTTTTCTTGGAATGTATAACGCCAAGCAAGAAATTGTCTGCAAAGGTTACGGTGAAGGTACTACAGCTCAGTTTATGACTGAGGAAAAAGGCGAGAGAGTATACGTTGATCGCAAATGCGAATTCAAGAAATGCCCAGATTACATAGACGGCAAATGCCATGTGAATGGATCGCTAGTCTTGTGGCCAGAGGTTGACCTCAGCCTGCTTAGACCTTACAAAATGTCAACTAACTCTCTCAACACCGTAACAGGTATCGAGAGTATGTTAAACAACATTTTTGAGAAGCAGAAACTTGCATATGCTATTCGTAGACAGACAGATCCGTCAGCAGAATTTAAAGGTCTGCTCGGAATGGTCTTCTACTTAAAACATACCAAGATAATATCTGGAGGCAGGGAGGTTTATGTCACAGAGTTGATACCTTCAAAAGAGGTTGAAAATGATATAAGCGAACCTGTACTTGCGATCATCAAGCAGGATAATGTTTTTCAGCTTATCAGCAGTGCGATTTCTGAAACTGTAAAGATTGGCTCAAACTTACCAGGCTCTAAATTGATATCCTCACCAGAAGATATTGATAATGAAGACGCCGAGGTGGTTATAGAAGAGCCGATCGGAATAGTTACTGACAACGCGCCTGTCGTTGACGAGGATGCTAAAGTGGCAGCAACGCCATCTTCAGGGATCCAGGCAGCAGCAGCGTCTGCTCTTGACGATGAGTAGAGTTTAGTATATTTTTCATTGGGGTTGACACGTGTCAACCCCAACCACATTTTAATACGGAGAATTTGACTATGAGAGAAATGAGCAAAACTCCGCCCCACAGAAGTAAGTTGTACCCAATTGAATGTATTGAGTGTGGCGAAAGTATGGACCTAGTCATTAAAGCATCCACGAATCCAGGATCAACATCTAACGGCTATTTTACAGCAATTGGAACTTGCAAGAATTGCAAAACAGTGAATCAGAAAAAAATTAGATAAATACTTTTAGCTATTAACTATACAGGAGGATTGGATGCATTATTTTATAGGAATACCATTATTAGCAATATCTATAATTGTTGCGGCAATTTACATACGTAAATGGTACGTGGTCAATTGTAAGTATGACAAAAAAGCTTTTGCACTTGGAACTGCACAGTACAATGTCTCAGAACTATGTATAAAAAATAAAACATTACATGGCAGAATAGAAGAGCTTGAAATAGGTATAGAAAAAGAATACAATGTAACTGTTAGGAAAGAGTTTACAAATATATTATGCGACTTTAGTCCTAGTGAATTATCATACATTAGCAACATTCTAATTAGAAAAAGCAACCTGTCTAATACTGCAGCTGAGCTTAGATATCATCTTAATGTCATTGATAAGCTTAAATGGATTCTTGATAAGGTGGATAAAAACTTTGAAAATAAAAGCCTTAAACTATCGTCTATCAGGGATGTTATGACATTCAATGATAATGGATTTATATGGGAAACCGATAGACTAAAAGCATTGGAGAATGATAGTGAGTGATAGCCTTATAGACTTCCCGTTTGTATGCATAGACACTGAGACTAACGGGCTGAACCCATGGCCTGACGGAACAGACGAAATAGTAGAGGTTACCGCCACTGAATTCAATTTGGGTGGAATCAGGGGAAAATCTTTCTCAACTCTGTGTCATCCCATGTCTGGAATTATACCTCTCGAGACTACAAAGATTAATGGAATAACTTCAGATATGGTCAAGGATAGCCCTAACTACCTAAAGGACGGAATCAGAGAACAGTTAGCAAAAATGGTCGGCAACAGAATAGTCGTTGGTCATAACATTAAGAATTTTGATATTAAATTTTTAATGATTGAACCATCAGAAGTTTATGACACTCTCGAAATGTCAAGGGAGGCATTTAAGGGTAGACACAAGCTTAAGGGCATGTGCAAAAAATTGAATATTAAATGGGATGATAAACTTGCCCATAGGGCATCTTATGATGTCGACAAAAATATAGAGCTGTTCATTAAACTGCATAGCCTTGAAGAGGCTGGAAAGAATCAGGAGGATTTATTCATGTCTGAAGTTAAAAAAGTAAATGGAGTGTCTCCAGATGTTTCCGATAGAAAAGCTGTAGCCAAAATGGGATACTCGTACTCACGACTCAACTCGTTTGTGCAATGTCCATTAAAATGGTATTACAGTTATTTAAAGAAAACATATGAGGATGCAAAAGATTACTTCGTCGTGGGAAAGACTTGTCATTCCATAGCTGAAGCATGCGGTAAATGGTGCCACCGCGAGAAGTGGGTAAATATGTACGTCTCTTACTCTAGAAATACTGACAAGGATCCACTGTCGTACGACGAGCTTTCTCAAACTGCTAGAGATATATACAATAATAAAAAGCTTACCCCAGAGCTTACTGGATTTTCTAAATTCTCAGAACTATTCCTTGAGGTTGATGGCTACATTTCAGAAGAGGATGTGGAATACGAAAATCCTTCCATGCCTGATCTTGAGTCTTATACATCGATATGCAATATAGCCAAAGCAAGTCAGGGGTGTAACAATCCAGACCTTGTGAAGGATGTTGATATTATCATGGGAATGTTTTATAGGTCTCACGATTTTACGCAGCTTACTGGAGAACTGTCAATTTTTGAGCGCAAGATGGCGCTTGACAAAGAGGGAAATCCAACAGGATTCTTTGATAAGAATGTGTTCATAAGAGGAATTGCTGATGTTATAGATTTCTTCAATAACTCGTTAGTAATAACTGACTACAAAAGCTCCAGAACTATGCTATCTGCAGAAAAGATGTCTAGGGATATTCAAACCAAGATGTATGCGTATATGGTTATCAAAAATCTTGGACTGCAAATTGGCGGAGAGAACGGTGTTGACGAAATAGTTATCCGCATAGACTACATAAGATTCAACCAGTCTGTTGACCTTGTGATATCTGGCGTAGAACACATCAACCGTCTCATAAAAGATGTCGAAGAGTGGATCGATACAAATGTTAAAGCCGTAGAGGCTGAGGTTGCAAAAACAGAAGACGCCTTTAGACCTAACCGTAATGAGTTTTGTGCCGGCTGCCACGTTGCCGAACTTGGCCATTGCACACTATTCAACAATATGGTTGAGAGTCTTGGCGAGATGGATCAGATAGTGGTCAACTCTGCAGAATCGTGCGCAAAGGCATGGAAGAAGGTTGAGCAGAACAAGCTTGAATCAGATCGTCTTTCAAAAGAATGTAAGAATTATATCAAAAATAGCGACGAGCCTGTTGTTATAGATGAAGACGCAAGGCTTAGCTTCTACACCTTAGAGAGTTCTAATTATGATATAATTTCAATGATAGAAGTCCTTAAGAGATACGAGATAGATAAAGGTAAGATATTATCTTTCCTGAGTCTCACCAAGGCTAACTTCGAGAAGATGGTTAAGAAGCTTGGGCTAAAACTTAAGGATAAGGATATTGAAATGTTCACATCAGTGAAGAAGACTAATAAATTTGTAGCCGCAACCGTTGAAGAGGTTGAGAAAAAAGGTTATATAAATGTATAAGATTCCTTTCTCTCGTAAACTCAGAGTGTATTCAGAGTACTCTATGAGTATTATAAAGGGTCATGAATTAAAAGAGGTTAGAGTTCTTCAGGAATGCGAGGGGCGTACAGCGTCCCTTGTATTCAAAATTCATAACCCTGATAATGCTTTGCTTTATGGTGAAGAAATTGCAAAGACTCTCATTGAAGATGGGAAAGTTTATATTGTGCTGCCGAGTCAATATAGTAAGTACCATCAGATGAGAATCATTCAATATGTTAATAGAATATTCCCGGACGACAATGAGATAATGAGAGTTATCTCAAATAGTTCTACTGTAAACTTTCACTGGGCAGGAAAAAAAGTAATAAAGCCTCAGAGGCGTATTGCTGCACCTTATTTTACTCAAGGTGGAAGAGTGGTTATTCCAGTAGACTGCGCGATGTCTATGGTGAAAAACTTCCTATATTATCCAAGGATAAGCTTTTCGCTATCAGGATACGACATTATCAAAAGAGGCGATCTGTATGCGTATGTCTCAGACTACAATGATAAAAGCGTTGTGTCGTATCGCCTTTACGACCATAGAGGCAGCTACTATAGAACTGGAAGAAATACATCTGAGTTAATTGGAATGTGCGGAAAAAGTAAAAGTATTGATAAGTATAAATATGTAGGAGCATTTAATTCCGATAATTTTATGCATCCTAATGGAATTATTAAATTCAAATACACTGGAGGAAATTGTGGGTAATAAAATTGAGTCTGTGGCCCTTGACTATGCTAAGGCTGCAAGTGATCTCAATGATATCGAACATGACGCTGCAAACCTCAAAAGGGTCAAGGCTGATTGTGAAAGAGTGGTACTTGAGAATGCAGAGAATAGCTCCGACTGGGACGCTATAGCTTTATACATTACTGACCATGGCTTTACTCAGATCATAGAAAGATTTGAACATGCAATCAGAGAGGATTACGAAGCCTACAATGATATTTACAATAGAGATGTTAAGAAGTCTATCATAACACCGTCTAATTTTAAGTCATTCATACTTACTGCGATTGCTAAAGCTTTCTCCGAAAAGTCTTACACCTTTGAAGAGGGACGTGGGTCTGGCATGAGTGAACAGTATAGGTATAATTTTAAATTAAAGAGATGGTCAAACGATAAGCAATCTCTTGAATTTGTTGTTATCGTTAAGGTAAATAAAATTATTACAGGATACTTTAACTGGGTGAGTACTGATGATGGTTAAAATTTCAGAGAATCCAGAAAATACCGAGGAGCTTATAGTTCAATGTGCAAATGAGGATCTTTTAAAAAAGATAACCGGGTATACTGACGGATATCTTGACAAAAGGAGATTTAGGGTATTTGTTCCTCTCGATGGATGTCTCAACATTTTTAGAGCAGCTAAGGGTAAGCAAATTAAAATGACCCCAACTGCAACGGCTAAAATAGCGGCATTTAACGACAGTCATATGAATGAGCTAGATAAGCTTGAAAAGATTAAGAAACAATATCGAAAAGGCCTGGTGGCGAATCCTGACGGAAGCCACAATGGAATCTATTTCGATTATGATTATAGCGGAGAGTACAATCCTCTCGCGCATCAGAAAATAATGTACAACATGATGGTTTTTTCATCTAAGGCTGCGCTGCTATCTGATCCAGGCACTTGCAAAACTGGTCCGTATCTGTGGGCAATTGACGAGAGAATAAGACGTAAGCAAGTTAAGAAAGCCTTAATAATAACTCTAGCACCACTGAGAAAAAACATTATCCCTGAGATGGATATTCAAGTCCCCAATCTTTCAGGGGTTATCCTGCATGGGAGTGAGAGTGCAGATAAAATTATTAATAAAAAATATAAGATTGGCAAATTCAATCGCGATTATGATATCTACATTATTGGGTATGAGTCAGTGAGGCATTTTGTAGGCTTCATTCCAAAAGATTATTTTCAAATGGTTATCCTTGACGAGGCTCACAGGGTTGGGGCTCCAGACTCTAAACAAACTGAAGCTATACTCGATCATTTCGGCAATGTTAAATACAAATACATAGCTACAGGAACGCTTCATTCCAATAACTTAATGTCATTCTATATGCCTTATCGATTCATGGGCGCTGACACTCTTCCTATATCTAACTACTACGCATTCAGAAATTACTATATGCGTGCAGTTGATAAAAATAAGCATGTATGGGTTGAGCGCAAAGGAGCCAGAGTCGCTGTAGGTAAAATGATTAATAGGTATGCCGTAACATTCAAGAAGGAAGATTGTATAGACATACCTGATTTAACATACAAGCAGATTAATGTTGAGCTCGGAAGTAAACAGATGGTTGTTTATAATCATATGAAGGAAGAGCTTGCTGCTCATATAAATAACATGTGCGATAATTGTGATATGAGTAAGGATTGTGATAGGACTATATGTAGCAACGAAGTTCAAGTTGAGAACTCACTAGTGCTAGTCGTAAAGCTTAGACAAATCGCTTCTGGATTTTATAAAAATAAAGTTATTGTTAAGATGCCCAATGGTGAAGAGATTAAGAAAACAAACACCATAGTATTAGAGCAAAACAAAAAAGAGGATGTGTTAGTTAAAAGCCTTGACGATTTTCCAAAAAATATCAAAATTATAATCTGGTGCGCATTTCGTCATAGTGTAATGTCTGTAACCAAGCGCTTGCAGAAAAAATATGGCGAAAATGCAGTATTGACATGCGGCAGTAAAGATGATGCATATGACAAGGTTCAAGAATTTCGTGATCCTAAATACAGATTCTTTGTAGCATCTATTAAAAAGGTTGGCGTAGGCCAAAACGTGCAGTACTCAAATTATATGATATTTTATGAGAATACATATTCGTTTGTTGAGCGAGATCAAGCTATAGGTAGGCAGCACAGAAACGGTCAGATGAAAAAAGTCACTGCGATAGATATAGTTTGTCAAGATACTATCGAAGAAATGATTCAGAAAAAAGTCAAAGCTAAAGAGAAGCTATCATTTGATTTGTCGGTACTTTCCAGGGTTGCTGAAATTAATAAATAATCCCCGAGCATATCATTTATTGAAAAAGCCTTAACTTAAATAGTTAGGGCTCTTTTAATGTTATTTCATATATAAAAAATGAGATAATAATAGTGAAGGGGTTTTTATTTACTTATTAATTAAAAAAGATTTGGAGATTATATTATGAATTTTAACAAAATTAGAAGATACTTTATTTTAGACATGATGCATCGTTCTGGAGTTAAGGATATTAATGAGGTGATTATAAAAATTATCAATGAATTCGGGTCAGTTTCGAGCTCTGGCATAAAGCATATCAATATAGACGGCAAGCTTGCAGGAATGATCCCTGGACTTATCGGGACTAATGGTATTATGTTAGCCACTAATGGTGTCGATCTTATTGTGCAGTCTCATTTGACCCCGACAGTTCGTATAAATTTAGCCGCTAGAGTTTTAAATAAATTTAATGATTTAAAATTATGGCATCCTAAATCTAAAATCATGTGGATTAAAGGATTTACTGATACAAATTTGTATTCAACTCTAGGAAGAATGTCAAGTTTTCTTTCAGCCATAGCAGTTGGAGGTATGATGTCGACTGAGGATGTTGAATCGATGAGGCAAGATATGTCTATGTCAACCACTGAACTCCTAGCCCACATCTCTAACAAGATATTCCTAACAAGATTCGTAAACGTAGAATCTCTTGAGGCTTTTACGAAACAGTCTTCTGAAATGGCACTTCTTTCGGCAAGCTCTGGAGGGGATAGTACAGACACGTTCAACTTAAGATCTGCAACTAAAAACTCTCAAGAACTTCACGCTTCAATTACTATCAACGGAGCAAATTCATCAAGGTATAATGGTATTTCTTCAGCCGGAACATCAACTCCTATAGTTGGGATAAATAGCAAGTACGTTAAAAATATTAAGAAAATATATAAAGATACTATTACTGGAGCAACTCTTGCAATAGAGACTATATACGACTCGCTATTTATTCTGTACAACAATTCAAGCACCGTTGACATTGTTATTGACACGCTAATCCCAAGGTTCGATAGAGCTATGAGCTATAAACAAATGCTCGAGTTTGACACAAGCATTTACAAAGAGGCAATTGATAGATTTGAATCTGAGATTAAGGATGTTGCAAAATATCAATCAGAAGCCCTCCTGAGAAGTAAAAAGACTGAGCTAGATACTATCATTGTCAACCTAGAGGAACTGATGAGTCGTATCATATCTAAAAAGCAAGCTCTCAGTACCGTCAAAAGCGATATCATGCTTTTGAGTTCTAAGGGGATTTGCAATGACAATATCGATATCAGTATCAGGGCTATACAGAACCACGAAAAGGTTAATATGGTCAATGTGGACAAGCAGATGAATACTGATGGTAGCATGTCATTACTAACTGTTACAGCCTACACGAAGAATCTGTATGCTAATGTGACTGAACTTGGCGAAGATGCCTGGTTTGACATAGGCGCATTTTGCATAAGGTTAAATGTAAAGTATGGAGAAAGTGCCAGAAAGACTACTTATACTTTAAGAATGTACAATACTACACGTGTTGTGGACGCTTTCTGGAAAAGATCCCATGCTCCACATGTCAACGGGGAGGGTAGACCTTGCGAAGGCGAATTGACTATTGGTCTAAGCGAAGCGCTTGCAGCATATGATATTTCAAGTGCGCTATTGATGTGCATTAATTACTTGTGCTCAGTAAACTTCAATGACGCGGCTGGAAGCAAGGTAAAATGTTGGCCTAGAGTTACCCGCGATGAGGTTATGATAGAGAATAATCTCGGATGTGCGTTTAATATCGCAGGACTGGAAGACACTCACAATGAAGTTAATCGTCTCCGTGCTGCATTTCATAGATAATTTGTTTTAATATTTTAAAGAAAGGCAGACTCTTATGAGTTTTGTTTTAGGAAATAGCAAGCTTCCTCGCGAAGCCAGTGATTTAGTTACATTGGTGAATCCAGCTTTGATGGATGGTTTTAATGCATTTACATCGCCAGCCGACAGCGGAAGGAGTACAGTCTTGATAGAGCACGATGGTAGACCGTGGTGCGGCGAAGAACGACTGTTGGAGAATGTCGAAAATGACGCCATTACCTGCATGAGACTAATCGCACACACCATCTTTAAATCAGAATATCTTTCGGACTTTTTTGCAACTATTGGCAATACCACAATATCCCCAATAGTATCCGCTGGATCACCAATATCATTTATGGTTAGGGTAAATGAAGTAGCGTTACCAGACCCAGCGCCGCATGATAATACAGAGGATGCGCAAAATGATAATCAGCATGATGAGGAAACTGAGGCTAGATTGCTCTTCGAGAATGATACGACCACAGAAGATGATCTCGTAGAGGACGGATTCGTGTACGGCGATAGGCTAAATGAAGAAAGAGATGAAGCTGCCATGGGCGTACTCACCGGAAATGACAGGCCGTTAAATCAGGTTATTCCTGGACCAGCACAGGCGCCAGCTCCAGACCCTGAGATTCCACCAAGAGATCGTATGATGAAATATGGCCGTAAGGATAACAGAATTCGTGATTACGAATCCAACCTTACGTCAAATCCCGATCTTATGTGGAGGCGACCAGATTCTGAGGCTACCGAAATCGAAGTGAGCGCCACTATCGAAAGTTTTGCAAAAGACTTTGTCAGAGTCAAGCATGGAATTCTGGCAACTCCGTCAAATGAGGATGACTTGGTTCAGGCCGTAAACGAGTACCAAGCTGCTATCAGCAAACTTAGTAATGATATTCTGAGAGCTCAAAATAAAATTCAAGCTCTTACGGGTCAGATTGACAGATCGAACACTGCTAAGGGGAACGTGTTTTCACTTATGTTATACTGTAACCGCAATCCTTTGATTGAGAAGGTGTTGGTAAAAGGCGACTACGTGTGTATCGTTACAAACGACATACATGCTGATGGCGTTAATGGCAACGTGTATAATATTGGTAAGCTTATCATAAAACTTCCCATCCAAATGCTGAACAGTGCCAATCCAGCTGTTAGCACTTCTCACATATCCATCCATAATATAAGTGATTGGATAATTGAGTCAGGTGCAGAAAATCCGATAGATTCTCCGCATACCAGAAACACTGTCGGCCGTGACGGTGGAGTAAAGACTTCTACATGTTTCGGTGGATATGCAAACGATCTTATGAATGCTATTCGTGATGAGAATATGGACGGTGTGCTATCTATAATAATACATATGATACAGCATCCAAATCTCAGTGACACGTTTGGCAAAATAACGACAAGATTCCCTCTTGTAGAAAGTGGTGAGTAACATGTCTACAAAAGTCACAGCTAAATGCTATGATGAGTCAACCTTCCCGTCGCTTTATTTTACGGGAAGCACGGACCAGAAGATAAGGGAGATGATATCACAACACGACATGGAAGTTATATTCATGCTGTTTGTCCAACGCGTCCCCGGGGCTGTTAACGAATACGAAGTGTATAATATATTTTATCCAAAGCAGAAAATTATGCAAGCTGCATATTGCGAGTTGGATGATTATGCTGACACTGAACTGTTCCTTTACCTTTTTAATAGAGGTAGAGCTGACGAGACTGAAAATATCAGGGGATGGGCTCATTCACATGTTAACATGAGCGCATATTTCTCTGGTACAGATAATGCCACTACCAATCGTTTCCTGAGAGAATCCGCTAATGGTGAGTACTATATCTCAGCTGTTTTTAACAAAAGAATGGAGCATACTATCCATTTGTATGATGTTAAAAATAGCATTAGATACGAGATGCCATATTTGGTAAGACTTACCCAGGAGGAAGAGTTAAGTAACGGAAAGTTGCTAAATGGAGCCTTAGTAGAACTTGCTAATAATACTGATTTGTCTACTATGGATAAGATCAAAACAATTAATCAAGTCTGTGATGTTGCTAGGGATGGATATTTTCTAAATCCAAAGATAACAAACGTTGTAAAGTATCTTTCTAAAAAAAGAATACTTGCAGCAATTCCTCCAGTTCAGGAAGTTTACAGTAACTCCCAAAGTCAGCTGATTCAAGATGATAGGCCGACACCCGATAACTTCCAACGCAATTACGGTCACCACTCAAAAAACGGACATCATTCCGTAATCGATAACCGTGGCGTAAAAATGAATCATAGAAATATGTCAAAAAGAGAAAATAAAAATTCTCATTTTGATGAAATGGTTTATGCTCAGGACGACAATACATTTCTAGATGGTTCTTTTGACAACCCTCAAGGAGGATTTTAATAATGGCAATTGATTTCACCAGACAGCTTAGCTTCGTTAACCCTGACGAGTTTAAAGGAGTTAAGGTCGCAATAATTGGCGTCGGAGCAGTCGGATCGCACGTGGCCTTACAGTTAGCACAAATGGGATTCTGTAAACCTAACTGTGGAGAGTTACATGTTTACGATATGGATATCGTTGAAGAACACAACCTTCCAAACCAAGCCTACATGATGAAGCATGTCGGAATGCCTAAGGTAGATGCTCTAGCAAGTCTTATCAAAGACAAGATGGGGTTTGATATCCATACACACAATGAGAGAGTCACGGAAGATAGCGACGCTACTCACATCAGAGCAGATTACACTTTTCTAGCTGTCGATTCGATGGAAACTAGAAAAATGATCTTTGAGCATATGCTCAAGTTTAATTCCTTTACAAAGCTTATGGTAGAAGCACGCATGGGCTCTACTGAGGGAATGGTTTTTGCGGTGAATCCACAGAGCTATGATCTTTCAAAGGTTTGGCTTAGTAAGTGGTATTCAGACGAAGAGAGTATTGCAGGGGGCTGCGGTACACCAGCAAGCGTAGCGGTAACAGCTATATATCTTGCAACGACATGCGTCTCTCAGATGATGCATCATTTTCGTTCCAATAGAGATGGTCAGGAGCCAGTAATCTGGAACGAGCTACAAATTCAGTTGAGTCCATACGGAGTAATTGGATTCGACTATACAAACACAAGAAGCCCAGCGCTATTTCCTTAATCATCACACTGATACACTGGTAAGCAATTTTTTTTATTAACTAACAACGTAGGAGAACAAGTATTATGATTACAGTAAAAGTAGCCAGAATCGGTCATGGAATCGCTAACGTAACACTTCGTACAGGCGCAACACTTAGCGAGCTTCTCGTAAAAGAGGGGTACTCATTTTCCGACAATGCGGTAACTGTCAACGGAATAAAACCAGATTCTGTATATTGCATTCTGCATGATGGATTTTCGGTTGTCGTTGGAAACAAAAAGGTTAACGCTGCGTCAGCTGAAGATTCTTTTTACACCATCCTGTTTGTGAATTCAGGATGTGCCCCGGTAAGAGTTCCAGTGCCTGAGGTTTCCGGTATGACAATTAAGCAGGTTTTTGATTCATGTAGCAACGATGTTGTCAGCAAACTCTTTAATGGAGCACAGGCTGGTATTATCGATACGTACAAAATCTCAATGAATGGAATGCCTGCACGATGGTCAGATCACCTTGTTGCAAATTCAAACAAAGAGGTTTCTGTTGTTTTTAACAAACCTGTTAACGCAGCTTAATTAAAAATGATGTAATGCAGATATAAGAAGTGCCAGGTTTTCCTGGCGCTTTTTTTTAGCCATCAATAAAGAAGGGTGAATCGATAATAACCAATCCACCCAACCACAACGGCGTACAAAAGGGCCGAAGGACGCCGTTATATTGTAGCTGTTACCCTACGCGGAGGTTTTGCCTCCGGATTCGGCCTCGTATCAGTCTCGCTATTATCACTTTCTCCAGTCTTATCTCCTGCTACTCCAGGATTTGCACCTGCCTCAGCTGGCGATGCGGGAGCCTGTGCGGCAGCTTCGCCTTGAGTGTATACAGGAAGCTCTCCAGGTGTTTGCTCCTGAGCTACGGCCAGGTCTGGCTTCAAGTCAGCCTGTATAAGGTTAAGCTCACGAAGATTATTGTAAACTTCCTCGTAAAGCGCCGGAGTTGAAGTTTTCATATTAAGCATTCTCATCTTAAACTCTTCACTATTAGAACGTGAGAGAATTGCAAAACGTTCAGTTAATCTTAGAATAAGGTCAGGCATCGATATCTCGCGACTCTTGACTCCGGCAACATTTGCAAGAGCGCTAACTTCTCCAGAAACAGCATCAGCATTCTCCTGAGATTTCTGCTTATCAGCTATCACTCTTTTCTCATTAGCATCTCTCTGTCCAGACTGTATCTTGTTCTGATGCTCAACCTCAGCCTCTGCACCAAATACAGCATCAAGAATACTTGCCTCTCCTCTAGCGCGAGCATCGCCCTGGGCGTCCTGAACCCTGAGGTCAAGTATCTCTTTAAGCTCAGCCTGCTTATTTTTATATTCTTCTGCTGGCTCAAACCCAAGCTCTTTTATGGCAGTTTCTCTTGATAGTATAGATTCGCTGGCTGTTCCGCGTGCAGCATTAATTATAAGCTGTTTTCTTTGAAGATCGTCAGCCATCTTAAATTCACTTAAGGTGACTTTAATTTTTGGCAAATCATACTTTACAGCTATTTGATCCACCACAAATTCCAAAAGAGCTTCCATGTCACTTCTGTGATTTAGAAAACTATTTTCTATTACTCTGAGAGATACATTACTTCCAGACCATGATGCTCCACCTCTGACTATCTCAGGTATCATTCCCATACCTGTAATAATATTCTCTTCAGTAGCCTTGACCTCAGGAGTGACCATTAAGGCCTTAGCGTCTCCGCCTAGATTCTGAATACCTACCGGAAGAGGCACTGTCATTATTTTATTTTTATCTTTACGCCAAGCTTTTATGGAATTGTCAACTTTAGTTTTCCATGTTCCAAGATCGGTTGTAACGTGTGGACTTATTTCGCCTGAAGCCATTGGAAACATAATTCTTAATGGGACAATGTGCTCAAATGCAATCATCTCATTTCCCTTTTTGAGAATCTGATTATGTACCACAGATTTCATTACTGGCATTACAGCCGGTATCCCATATCCTCTTTCGCTTGGGTATATGTATGATGCCTGCTCACGCTTGAGATGGAAAAAGTTGCCTTTTTTTAGCTTAAGTTTTTTATTTGCAGCAATAGCCCTAAGAACGTCTTTGGGTGTACTGTTTACTATATCAAGATCTCCAGTACTAACAGCTCTATTAATATTGGCTGGAATAGTATAATAATAAAAAGATTCACCTGTAATGTTATTAAACTTCACGGTGACATTCATAACATCCCAGTGAATCATCCTGACCCTACTATAATCTTTTACATCATTGTCATAGTATTCAAAATCGGTAGTCGCTTTGCACTTAGGACATTTTCCAGTATATTTTTTCTTATTGAATTTCAATGACCCGGTTATAAAGTTATTTACATCATTAGCCGCTAAGCATTTCACGCATCTTACCATTCTGGTAAATGGGAAATGAACCGAGACGTATCCGTTACCATAACCGTAATAGTTACTGCCAGATACTATAAGCTGCTTCCTGACATTTATGCATTTTTCAAGAATATTCTTCCATATCTTTTCAGGCTCATCGTCAGTCTTTAACGAAGTCTCCCACGCCTCATATACTAATTGCGTTATTGGATATTCAGACAGCTTTGTAACGACCTGATTCACCAACGGGTCCCCAAACAAAAAACTAGCTATGAATTTAAACATTGTCTTAAGTTGAGTCGGAATATAAGTACTCGTCATGTCAAGAAAAGGATTATCATAACTTAGGTCAGCGTCAGAAAGCGAATAGCTAACCGTGCTACTGCTTCCAGAAGTCGATGGAGTCGTTATTCCCTGTCCAGCTGATAAATCTTCAAAACTAGCCATTGTATATTACCCTTTCGAGATATCTTTGAAATAATAGTTCTTAGCAGCTTGCTCTGATCTATACAGTCTATTAGCTTGTATGCTTGGGATAGATGTGCTGTCTAGCTTGAGTTCTTTTAAATGCTGATAAATTGATTTCCAATTTTTCTGCATTTCTTTGGTGACCATATTTTTCATGGTACTAGTCACGTGTTGTATTATTGATGGAGGAGGAGCGTAAATTCCACTATCAATAAGTACAACACTAACGAATTTTTTTATGTCTTCACCAAACTCATTTTTCATATCAGGCCTGACATAATTCATCACCATCATTGCATTTATCGCAGATCCAGCAGACGGCATTCTTAGATTCTCAAAATCAGATATCGCACCAGTAAAAGCCTGAGCTAATTGCACAAACTCATACCAGTCATCAAAAGCAGCGTCAGACCTACTCAGATGTCTAAGCGCAAGAACTTTATCTCTCACTCTATTGTTTGGGATGACCTTAAAATCTCTATAGATTTGGTCAAAGATAGTCTCTATCTCCCATTCGTCCCACCAGTCGTCACCGTAAATCTTATTAAGAAAGTCATTAATCTCTACGGCAGGAGGATTATCCGCAGAGAGTGTGCTGCTGTAGATTACGAAGCGTTCCTTATTAAGGTTTCTGACCTTTTGGTCACGCTCATTAACCATATCTTTGACTTCCTGAATAGCTTTACGGTCACCGCTAATATAGGATTCAAATATGCTTTTTCCAAGTTTTGTTGTCATGTTTTAGCCCTTTGTAATATGCAAAAGTAATATACTATCCGCGTATCACATTAGACAGGATTACTTTATCTCCGGTTGTCATATTGGCTGCAGTCATAATCGGATTAGATTTGAAAGCATTGATGGTATTATCGCTGAATGTTGAAGCCACCTTCTCCATAGTATCTTTATTACAAATAGCTTCAGCAATATCATACTGAGTAAGATCGCCAGCAACCTTGACGGAATCATATCTCGGATTACTGCGAGATCCGCAAACGCTCATCACTGGATCGTTGATAAGTATATCATAGTCAACATCAATCCCTGCAAGCTTGTCGAATTCCTGAAGAGTTGAGGCCATTACCTGGGGCTCTACTATACTCTTCTTTTCGGCTATCTTCTCGAGCATTTTGATAGCTCCAACCTCTACTCCGTTAGATGCGATTTTTTCAACACCCTTAACGCGGCACCACTCTTTACGACTTTCTATATTGTGCTCAAAGTCGGGCGTGTATGAAGCTTCCTTATTCATGAATCTGGAATAGTTGAAAAGCCAATCTTCTTTACACGCAACCTTCAACATCGACGCACGCTTCTTGACGCTACTAGCTATTTTAACGCGATCCGTTGGCTCAAATCTGTCAACATACTTGGTAAAATAATTCATAGCTGTTTTTACCTGATCTTTTGTATCAATCGGGTATTTCTCGCCTAAAGCGAAATGACTCATAACACGCTCCTCTTTTATTATATTATTAAAAATTAACTTGTTGCATGCCATGTAAGGATTCCGCTTTTAAATGTAAGCGTGTGAGTTACACCAGCATTATCTTCTATTACAATATCACCATTTAATCCATAGCTATATCCTGTGCTTCCAGCTACATCTCCAATTTTAATACCATCAGTTTCGTTAAGGGCCAAAAAGCCCAGCAAATCTTGTCCTCCATCTACCGATACCTTGCCTGCAATGCTGGAGTCTCCACCGACAGTTGTATCTCCATCAACACTTAAATCTCCGGAAATATCGACATCGCTAAATGCTGCTGACATATTATTAGTCACTATTGTAAAAACACCGGTAGATCCTATTTGTGTAATTTCAGCCACTATAGCTTCATTATCCTCTATAGTCGGACTAGTGCTCTGCCATCTAAATATTGCCGAGGCATCGGCATCTCCACCTGACAATGTTCTAATGTACTCATCATATTCTACGCCCTCAACACCGGCCTCGTTTTGGATATTAGAATTATGACTATCGCCCCTCTTGGCTTCAACGTATTGCACGACTATGTAGTCCGTACCACCAGAACCGGCAGGAAAACTCGATGTTACTAATCCTGTATCAACGTTAGCATTTGGATATATTAAATTTCCACCCTTTGTGAAAAATGCCCCGACTACGTTAACCTTAAATTCGTCACTAGAATGCACAAACTCAGCCTTGCCAAGAACTCCACCGGCAGGATTGTCAAAAGTTAAAGCCTGACCTAGACGCTTCAGGTTCTCAAGCATGGCAGCTTGTATAGACCACGAGGTCAATGCCAATGGTGTATCGTCAGAATGAGACCCTAGAATATCGTTCATTCTCTCTTTGATGCCTATTTGAGTATTAACATGTTTCATTTAGAACAACCCTTTATTATTTACGGAACAACGGTATGGCTTCTGATTAAACCCTGATACATTACTATGGTATGAGTAGCTCCGGCGTTGTCAACGATAACAATGTCGCCTACCCATGGTGTAACAAACCCTCCCAAGTGTGGTATCAGTATGTTATTATTTATTAAAAGATTACCATTAATCTGGGTATTTCCGTTTAAGTAATTGTTTCCATTAGCGTTAAGTGTAGATCCTAATGTTGTTGTTCCAGTAACGGTAAAATTGTTAGTAGAGAGGCTGTTTATAAATGATGTCAACGTATTAACGATAAGAGTCTCGATCGTTACGGTGCCAGTAAATTCAGCATCACCATATGACATGGGTCCAGGGTCTAAGGTTCCAAGTGCCGGGTAATTCATAGCGCCAGTGTAGTCTGAACCATCATATGACATTATTCCAACCAAAAGATCATCATCGTCTATAACAGGATCAGTTTCCCATCTAATGAAATATGTTCCATCTGGCGATGCTACCGTATGAGTGTACTCGTCATACTCGATCAGCTCAGCGCTACCATTTTGTATATTTGCAGAGTGTCCAGTTGTTGACTTCTCTTTCTTGTATCTCATTAAAACATATACATTCTCGCCTACAGCTCCAGGGTAACTAGCAATATTGAGTCCTGATATTATAGAATTGTCAAGTGCTATAAAATTACCACTCTTAGTCACTCCTACGCCAGATCCTATGGTTACGTCTCCAGTAGTGCCGGTAATAGACATTCCACTCAGAACGCATCCACGTGAGTTGTTAAACGTCAGTCCTTTGCCAATTCTCTTCAGGTTATCGTTTATAATTTTTTGTATAGACCATGAAGTCAATCCGTCTGGATCGTCATCAGTATGATACCCAAGGATATCATTCATCCTTTCCTTTATTCCAACCTGAACATTAACATGTCTCATTAGTAATCCTTAAATTGATGAGGATAGATCGTAAGTATAATGCTCACTAGTATCATCAAGACCTGCGTGTGAGCATGGAACTTCAGTAACACTGAACCTCATATTAACATCGCCAGAAAGGTTTAGGAATGATTTCTGTAACCCATCAAAGAATTGAATGCCTATCTTATTTCCAAAAGCAAAATCCCTGTTATTTCCACCCCACGAGTTTGGAGTAGTGACATCGTCTGATGTCATAAATCTAGAGCTTCTTAGTGGCTCTATGTATACGGTTGATACAGATGATGCAACTTCCTTCTTAGCTATTATTCCGTAGAAATCACCAAGGGTCCACTCGTCACTCTGTATCTTGACAATCGTTCCAAGCACTGAATTGTCAAACAGCTCAGTGTCGAGCTCTGACGGAAGCACTCCCTCCGTTATTTTTAATCTAGTAGTACCAAGAGAGGAGTCCCATTCTATATAGTCTCCTATAACTCCAGTTGGAGTTCCGAATACCCCGAACTTGTACGTATAAGGATTTCTTAATATAATTGAATAGTAGTCAATCGGAATAACTACCGGAAGATTTTCTCCATACTTTATTCCAGGAACAGAGGCCCATAATATATTCCTTTTAGATCTTCTGCTATACTCGCTATCCCATGAATACTCAATATTAAATCTTGTTGTTGTAAACGAAGCTCCCTCGGTGGAGTAATTCGCCAACTGAAAAAAGTTCCATGCTGAATCAAGATCTCCTGGATTTCCAGAATCATCTATATCGAGAGCGGTAATATCATCAAGATTGTGCAGTGGATACTCTCCGTCAAGCTGCAAGAAAATCTTATACTCAGAAGCTTTTAAGTCGTCAGCAAAATCTGAGAAATTTCTTAATATTGTTAAATTCATATTAGCGTCATCAGGCTTATAGCATGGCACTGACTGATTATGGTAATGGAATATCGATGATATCAAAATACCAGTACTATAAATGTTGTATTGCCCGTTTGGAAGTGGGGTAGTTACAAAGTATCCGCTGTTATTTACAATAACACTGTCGACAGTTACGTTGCCTGTTGGAGTAACCATCTTAACGTCAACTTTTGAACCTGTAAGGATGTTTCCGGCGCTATCCGTAAGGTGTCCAGATATAGGTCTTGATCTCGAAATCATTTATACCTCTAAGAGCAGGTTTGTATTATACTATATAAAAATAAATCAATCTCATTTTTAACTCAACTGTTACTTGGATATCATACGAAAATTATTTACAGCCAACATGGTCACTACTGCGTCAATTTCTATATTTTCAGGAAAATACTCGTATCCCGTAGCGAAAGAGCCCTTTGCTGGCATATTGTCATCAATAATTCCTGACCCGAAAGTTTCGCTCGTATCCCGGAACACCATAGTCTCACTGTCTACATCGCGGGATACTGCTATCACATTGTCGCTTGCAATATTAGACCTAACCCTGAAGCTGCTATACATTTTAGATAAAATATCAGTATATTCAGTTATATTAACCGACCTATAATCAGACACAGAGTGTAGAGTTGTTGCGTATTTATCATTATGATTTTTTGAAACAAGTGAATATCTTTCTCCAGCCCACGATGTAGGAACATCAACGTTTGGAACTATTTCTATCTCATCGTGGTGTAGGCTTCTAATATATACCATAACCTCGTGATAAACGTTGGGTGTTGGTCCTAATTTTTCAGTCCCATTTGATCCAGTTATTAAAATTATTGGATACATCCTGTTGGTGTAAGTATCCAACAAGTGCAGGTCATTAACATTCCCGTTCAGGACTATATCCTTAAAGCTTCTAACATCATCGAAAGTCTCAACATCCCCAGGAAATAAAAATCTTTGAGTTGCTGTCTCGTCAGGATCTTTATATCTTAATAAATATTGCTTTATAATTCCAACACCAGCACTTGAGCCTTCTTGTAAAAACACTCCATCAAGCAGAGAATCTCCAAGGCTCTGGAACATATCAAACTTCTGTTCCGATAACCTGTCCCATTTAAGCGTGTCAGTATTCCACCCCTCGAGTATAGGAAGAGCTTCAACTCCCTCTATTCTATACATTGCAGTTCCTGAATTTTTCCCATTCTCAAGAAACTTATTTGTAGTGTCTGGGTCAGTATCAGTATCTGGCAATATTGGAAATGGTGTCGTTTGCGATTCAAACCAAACATTGGTTGATACCGAATTTCTATCAGGAAGATGGCTAAAATAAGGTTCGCCGTCATCCAGAAAATCTCCTATATGTGTCATTTTTTTAGCTATCATCTGAACAGATGCAGAAGTCTTTATCCATCTTTTAGTGTCAGGAATGGCTGCATGATTTTTCACGCCTACTTGGTCCACTTGGTTCAATGTACTTAAATCAAATTCTCCTACTAGCGCCGGCTTACCATCACGCATCTCATCGCTACTATCGCTGGTAAGGTAGTGCCTATGGTCTGGAGTAATACAAAAAACATAGTCATGAGCATATCCATCAAGAGTCTCGGTGTCGTCAAAAGCAACGTGGTCAACACTTCCAGGGGTAATAGTTACAAGCTCAAGTTCGGTGCCCTCAGGGGCTCCAGTTAGAAGTCCAGGATCTGTTACGTTGGGAGCTATAGCAACAGCAGAGGCCTGCGCCATAACATGAACCATTGCCAGTGGGGTATCTCCCAAATCGCTGTATCTGTCTGGGTAAGTACTTACGTCGTGGCCCCATGCGTTGTAAAATATCTCTGGATTTTTTACAAGCTCAGCACCAGTATACAAAGGGCGCTCGTTATATATAGTCTTTAGTCCGTATGCGTCTTTTTCTTCTGATCCGGCATTCATGTACTCAGAAGTATATAATATCTGTCCCTGGTATTCTTGACCGTTACTTCCGCTCTTTATATAAGTTCCACCGCAGCTCCATGGTATTTCAATCTCATAATAAACTTCAATCTTGCCGTTGCGCAACTTCTTAGCCTTATGTGCTGCAAGGTTACTCTTTCTAAGTATTTTAATAAACCCCTGAACCCTAGGCATCTGTATCATTGGTCTAAATAATTCGTGTTCTCCAACGGATGTAATATCCATTATGTCAGTATCTATAGTTCTCTCTTCCCATTCTATATCTGCATTTGAAGCTCCGTTATTGGTCAAATACATTATAGTAGCCGGGCTAGATATAGATACATCCTGACTCTGCTCGCCCACCCCAGCTATTACAAATTTATCATACTTTTCGTTATTAAGCCCGATAGTAGAATCGAATTCAAGCAATAATCTAGTTACGTAAGGATACGATAGTGGAGCTCCCCATCTATCTCTTGAACCCCAAGGATATCTTTGGGTATCATGATACATAACATGTGATATATCTCTGTCAATCCTGTTCCATGTAATGTCTCCAAGATTCCAATATTCATCACCAACATTGTAAACATTATCATTGAAAGAAAATTTTAGGCTTTGTATTATATCAGTATTATACTCTTGCTTATCAAGGTATTTTCCTAAATCATCTACAGTACTTTGCCTTGCTGTTATTTTAAGATATCTGCTTTGAAATACGCCAGAAGGAGCAAGGCCTTCGCTAGTCACTAGGGTGTAATCTACAATATCTCCATTAGCAATTGGAGCAGTCTTGTGATACGGATGAACGGTTGTAGTCGCAGAATAACACTTATGTCTTTCTATAAACATATTGATGCCATTTTGGAAAAAGCCAGAACTTCCAAGATTTCTAGATCCGCCCTCGCCTGTGCCTTGCGCCATTCTAAACATTAACTTCTCAGCCTTTGGCAAGCTTAGGACACCTGCGGTAGAAGCTGTTGATATAAAGTTAATATTAGTTTTTGGTAAATAAATCTTACCATCCATCTTGTATTGCGCTATATGTATTATTCCAGTATGATCGTCTTCATTTGATGTTCTGGCAATACAGTTAGTATAATTTATAAGCGTATTGTTAAACTGCGATATTATTGGAGTTTTCAGATTTCCATTTAAAACGTCTTGAAGGTTGTCGCTTTGGTATTCCCACTTAAGAGACAGTTCTGCAAATATCATCGACTCAAATTCGTGTGGCTGTATAGATAGGTTCACAATAACGTCAGTAGAGTCTCCGCCAACAGGTACCTCAGGAATAAACTCACTTAAGATTAAGGAGGCTGATCCATCAGTAGACTTAAAAGAGCTAGACTCGTAAGAAAACCAAGGAGAATCAGGGTAGAATGAAGACCCTATCGAGTTGTATACCACAGCTTTGCTTGCGCTATATCCTGCTTCTACGGAGTATATTTCCTCTAAGTGTTGCGGTAATATAACCGAATATGTAGCAGGAGAAGTCTTATACTTGTGATGCAATTTATGCTGAACTATCCTGTCGTGCCCAGCTTCAGTTTCTATATATATATCATCAGAATGCCATGCCCAACCTTCTGAATTTTCATACCTAACCGCACCATCTAAATTACTTACATCTGCTGCAGCATTGTAAGTTTTGCGATCCGCCTCTTTAGCTAAACTAGACATCTTTACGCTTTTATTTTTAGATATAAAAGTGTCAAAATATGGGACATTCTGGTATTCAGATAAAATATACTGGTTATGGTCTATGTAGTCAACATACAGCATGTTGCCATTTGATACTGTATCACCTTTTATTTTGTGTAAGAATGAGGATCCCCATTTAATTTTATCGGTAGCGTATCCAGACGCCGACAGAGATGATGTATGCCCGGTGGTATCTTTAAATTCTACAATAGATCGTTGAACACTATCTCCGATATTATTATTGATAAACTTCACCGAACTCTCCTTTATGCTACAACTGGATTTCCACCAAACTTATGTTTGGAAATTTTATTCCTAACTCCTGAAGAGCCTTTGTAATATGTATTATTAATATAAATTACTAACTGGCGACTGAATGCACTATAAGAATATACATACCTACCATTATTGTACGGAGCTTTTAAAAGTGTTTTTAATACCTCTCCAGTTTTCTTAAACGCAATAGTTCTTTCGCCTATATCATAGTATGCTTCGAAGGATCCTACCTCTATATGAGTTTTGTCTGTTATAATCTCATAATTAGAAATATTATCATTAAGCTGTATGATGATTTTTGATCCTCTAAGATATTCGTCCCATGCGCTGTTCTGTTCAATTACAGTGTCGTACAGTCCGTCAGTTCTCTCATGCATATCTAAATATCTTGAGCCTAGCAACGGTGAGTAAATTACTTCCCCATCTCTAATCAATTTGTCCTGAAACATTTTTAAAATATTTTTATCACTAAATAATATTACAGGATTCTCTGCTTCGAATGGACCGATATCAATTGTCCTACTTTGAAATATTCTTTGATTGCCGGCAATATCAATATCGCCACCATCGTAGTACGAATTAACACCAGAGTCTACCAGTGTTGAGTTCGGAAACTGGCTCATGTCTTCATCTATCAGTAATCTAGTATTGTCACCAAGCTCTATACTAGTTCTTAGCATTGGATTCACATCTACTACTACCTGGTCATACTTAGAAGATACCGGGACAGTCACGTCTCCGTCACCGTAATTATACATATTAACTTTTCGAACATAAAACGCTGCAACTTTATCTGAGTAATTTATTTCTGGAGTGAGCGCAGAATAGAATATTACTAAACTATTTACCATCCCAAAACTCCCGCCCTCTGATCCTGTTAAATAAATCGTAGCGGTTGGGCTTTCGCATATCAGCAAAGAGTTTGTTATGAAAACTGGAGTCACAACAGTTGTAGGCGTTATGCCTGTATAAAATTGAACTATTGAATTTATAAACTCTAATCCATCAACATCATCAAGCTCAGGTATCATATACTCAGAGACTTCCACTGGAAGTATGTCATTACTCTGGAATATCTTAATCTGTTCAAAAGAGACTTTTTTTACAAGTGACTGGTTGTCTATTAATGAGCTACGGTATTCTATTCCAGCGGCTCCATTTGTCAGCAGCTCGGGCTCGTATGTTTTTATAGTAACTGTGCTGTCTGGCCTATTAAAAAAGTTAAATGTAGCGTCGTCAGTTGGGAAAATGCTATATGCTGGAAAATTAAATCCACCTTCAACATGTATAACTATATTTATATTTGGATTATCAATTAGAGCATTGTTAACTTCCGATATCTTCATAAACTGATAAGTTTGACTAATTGAGGGTATGTAGTTTGGTTCGTAAACGCTCCCGCCTATATCTACAGGCTGCCTAAGATAAATATTAATCTCCGAGCTGCCTTGAGTCACATACGATGTTGATTCAAGATCAATATCGCCTACTAAGATCTCAGCGTACCCAACTATATCATCGGAATCAAAAGCTCCAATAGTTTTAAGGACCCCACGCTCTTGTCCTGCTATGTCATCGCTAAAGGGACTCTGTCCAAGCGTATCGTTATCCTTACAGCTATTATCTATCATCTCTGTATCGTACCACGGGTGAGGATTAAAATCATTCTCAGCAACATTTCTAAACACAGGGTTGACATTGGTAAAATTGTAAGGAGACTGAAGCTTAGTGTCGTCAACATAGTACTCGAATCCTGGATGCGTAAGGAAGTCATCTGCAGAATCAGAACAGTCTATATTGTTTTTACATAGCAAAGCTGGAGTATGTCTATTGCCTGCGCTAAATGAAGTTTTAGACATTAAGCTTAAGACGTTGTTGTACGCTAGAACAATCATCATAGATGAAGCGTCGTCTACAGGTTCAGCCTTAACTCCATGCTTACAATTATACATAGTATTATTATTTACATTAAGGTAATCCCTGAACGTAGAGTCGACAGACTGGTTAATATTTACGCAATAGCCCTGCACATTATTAAACACGCAATTCCTGACATGTCCTGCGCCTGCATAAAATATCTTATAATCAAGAGATGCTAATGACGCAAAGATATATTCAAATGGCATTGAGTCTATTCTTATTGCAACATTCTCATCCTGAGCGTCTGAGTCAGGCATATTTTCAAACATACAGTTTGAAACCTTGACGCCGGACCTGACTGATACAATTTCGCTGTCTCCAGATTTTATTCCATCAAAATGTATGCCCTCTATAATTGTATGTTTAGGAACATCTAGTCTGCAGTTTGTTAAAGTCACCCCTCCAGTTTTTCCATCATGCCTAAGGTTTACATTTGACGATTCGTCTCCATTAGGAACAATGACTCTGACTGGGTGATCTGCGGTTCCAATATACGTCGTCAAGTCTGGGATATTCTTTAATGATGAAAAGTCAAGCTCATCATTAGTAAGATCTTTATTGATGTATATATTTATTCCGAGCAATCCGGATGATGACGGAATAGCAACGTCTGATAGATTATCGTACATAGGTTTTATGCTTAAAACTGTTCCAGAAAATTCTCCAGAAGCTCCGGCATCTCCGAGTCCAGACACTGTATGACACTCCCATACCGTGTTGCTTATCTTTTTAGAAAGGTAGATCGGCAGGGTCGTATTGCCCCATCCAGAAATCTCAACCTTCATCCCTGCAGTCAGCAAGACGTCTGTTTGCGGAGTATCAAAAGTTACCGCTGTGTACCCGGTATGTTGAACGATGTCTGTTATAGGAGCAACCTTCAATGTACACGTTCCGCCTGACCCAAAATCGTCTGATGTGTCTCCTACTGATACTTTTATTATTACAGCATTTGTCCTATTTTGAGACACTGATCCCATAGGCCAATTACGACCATCGTCGAACTCGCTTCCATTAATACTTCTCTGTATTGGGTAATCAGGATCTCTAGAAAGATCTACCCCAGATGAGTTTAGAAATTGATCGCGCTGATTAAACCCATGAACAAAGTTACCGTAAAGGGCGTTGTAATTAACATAGTCACCAAAACATTGAAGAGTATTATCAGAGTCTATGTATGAATCAAGCCACGAGTCAGACGCAATGCAGTGATGAATAGTTGCCTCGTATTCAATTGCCGGATAGAAGGATGTGTTTAATCCAGATATTCCTTCGCCGTAGCAGTTGACAAGCTTATCCTTATAATGATATACGAATGCTGCGCTAGCGGTAGGGAGTTTTGCGGTACAGTTGTATACTATATCTCTTCCTCCAGACATTATGCATCCGTAATATCCAGCCATTGCCAAGCAACTCGAAATGTAGGCTTTCTCCATGGACCCTAAGTTGTATGTAGTTCCAGGTTTTAAAAATGTAGTAACAAAAGTTGTCGCTACAACATTTGACGCAAAGTCGAATTCGTTAAATCCTGAATTAGTAGTCTTCACCTCGAAGTCGTTGTCGGATATTGCAAGTATAGCGTCGTCAGATATTGTAAACCATTCACCGTTAACTTTTATTTGAGCTATAAGATTGTACGATCCAGATTTATCAAGAGAGAAGTATCCATTTCCATTATACGCATCAGCCTTAACTGCTAATCTTAATCTTATCGGCTGACCAAACTTTAGCCTTATTAAAATCTCTTTATACGTTGACACTGGTGTTCCGTCTACGGTATTAAAATCATATGTAATTTTAGCATATTCGTCATCAACGTAATCAACATTAAACTCGGCAGTTGTCGGAGTCACGGATTCAGAATACTTAAAACCTATATTGTAATTACTAGACGTCGGCATAGCTTCCACCTCAACGATATTGGAAGTGTTGGCAGGGTCTATAATTGAATAATAAACATCGTCAACATCCATCGACACAACGCCACCGTTGTTAGTAGAATTACCGTACACGGTATTCCAAATCGAACTAATCGTGGAAACTTCATAGAATTTTTGAGTAAGGCCGGCATGTTGGTACCATCTTCCGCTATAATAATTCGCAATGCATGGCTCAAGCATGTTGGTGGCTGATATAGTATCGTACACTAAGCACCCGTCTATTTTGCATTCACTAGCATTGGCTATTTGTATAGAGCTGTATATCATCTTTAAGCCCTCTACAACAGTGTAATCTGCAGCGACTTTAACTACCGTTCCGTCAGCTGGAGTAACTGTATTTCCTAATATATTATTATTGCTATATATTCCACCTATAGAATCGTTTAGATATCTAACATTATAATTACTCATCCATATATAATCATAAGATGTCGTCAGTTTAAAATAATGATCCTTAGTAGTCATGCTTCCTGCGCCAAGTACAGCTTCGGTAGTCTGAAATGGATATCCGTAATTTCCAGAGATTTTATCTGACGGATAAACTATAGCGATTACCACCATCCTTGCATTTCTAGGATGGAACGGCTGGCTGTGCCCTGTAGATAACTTTCTTGAAAGACTATGCGCTGTATTTGCATGGTATGAATCGAAAACCCTGCCATTGTTAGCTGCTACGATGTCTGAATATACTGCGTATTCAATACTTGAGACAGCTTCTATAGATAAATCATCAGGAGTTTCTCCATGCAAATCCTTAACTACCCACTGAGTATTGTAAAACGGCTTGACTCTTCGCTGCAAATATACCTCGTCACCACCAGACATTTTTACAACATGCCCAGCCCCAAACCTTGGGTCAGCATCAAAATTTGTAACGTCTGAGAATGTAAGAATACCTCCAGATATTGTCCCATTAGAACTACCGCCAGACAGGAAATCTGTTTGGTATCCGTAAGAGTAAAGCATCTCAATAGTATCTTCATCTGGCTGATCAGAACCTTTGGAAAATTCTTTTATATAATTTCCAGCTATATCTGTAGCCTCATTACTGTAAACTGGTGTCGCTGCATAAGTATGGTCAAAATCGTATCTGTGAAATTTTCCAGTCGTAGGATTATTTATATCTGCATTTTGAGTAACTGCAGTTACGCTCTCAATGCAGTTTGTGTTATACATTGCTGGAAGTTTATACCCAGAGCTGTACCCAATTATAGTCCCATCAAAAATGCAAGATATCGCCTGAGAATCATCTATCTGCACCAGGCTATACCCAACAGTATTGATAGATGTTGAGTTGGCCAGTTTAGCTTTTGCGTTTAAGGTGTAAGCATTGCCGCCAGTATCTATAGCTGTATTAAATTCAGCTGTCCCGTCAGATATCTGAAAAGCTTCATCGTCTATGCTTAGTGTGGTATTCATATCTATTATAGCGCCCATAACAGTAGACACACTATATTCCTGCACTATACCATCAGTAATGTTATGTATCAGATTCTTTGTTACGCAACAATACGCAGCAGTGTCGCTAAGCCTTATTCCTTCAAGTGCACTGATGTTGGAAGCGTCTCTTGTGATGTTCAAGCCTTCAATATCAACAAAGCTGGCTTCTATTAATATGCCGTAAGTCTCACCATTAGTTATTCTTATTTCACCCAATGGTGCGTCAGTAGTATTATCATGCCTATGCGCAGAATTACATTCAGTAAACGTATCTACCGGAGTCTTTATCACAAGCCTGTTTTCAGAAGTAGTATTCCATAATGCAGGTATTTCTACACCGTCATGTGAGTATGCTACGGAAGAGGATGCTATTGCGATAGTAATCTTGCTATCTAGACTTGCCGGAGACACGAATTCGCTAGCGAAATCTGTATCGATTGCGTTTTTAAGATCGTCTGATACCTCTGAGATGGTAGTTGTGCCAGATGGCTCTATGTCTGCACTATATAAGTTTCCAGTATTATCTACAACAACCCAACTATATGCATTGATTTTACTTGCTAAATAAACAGAGACAGCTTCGTCTGTGAACGTTACCTTATCGCCTATAACCAATTCTGTAGACGGTGTTGTATCAAATGTTAGTATCGAATTCTTAAGCTCGACGTCTCCAGTCGAGTAGGATGCCGTAAGAGGATCCTTTCTAACTGACATAAACCTATGATTTTCTATAGTAAATGCATATGCTCCAGCACAGTAAATTACATCGTTTCTATTTTTTTCAAGTATTCCTGTAGAAAAATCAAACTTCTCCTTATTTAAAATTGGCTTCACAGACATATTTGTAGCCTCGTACGCTGTGTCAACAACGTAGGGTGTGTCTACTCTTTGGCTAAACTTGACTTGATTCTCTAATGCGCTATTCAATTCCCCAAGCTGAAGTATTGACTCATCATCTGAATAGTTCCCAGAGTATGCGCCGTAGCTTAATGGAGACATATCAGCATCTATAGCACTGTCGCCACAGTCTACTATAATGTTATTCATAATAGTGTAACTATCACGACCCAAATTCTTGACAGCTATCCTTATTCCATTTTTACATTTAGCGATAGTGTTATGCGTAATATGATAACTACTATATGGATTAACAGCAGGAGAATCACTATCAACAATATTGATAGCATATCCCTTACAATCACGAATGATATTATTTGCTATTAACACCCCTCCGCATGGGACTGTAACAGCTCCATAGTCGCGTATAGCGTCACTATTGCAATCTCTAAATTCACATCCTGTTATTTTAATATTCGGTGTTGACGTTATGGTTATCGCTGTATTGCAATTAGCAAAGATTAGGTTAGTAAACCTTAAATTTGCGAACGAAGATATCCAAATAATGTCAGAGTAATTTGATCCTCCAGTTATGATAAACTCTCTGTCAATATCTTTTCTAATTTCACTATATTGGTCTGGGCTATACTTATAAACATCAGGAATTATTGCGCTTCCATAAAAATCCAATAACCCGTTACTAACACCAGATACGCAATTAATCACCAGCCTAATATCAAGAGTATGTACATTTACTAATTCTATATATGTTTCCTTAGCCGTGTATAGCGAAGTGGTTTCCGGAGTTATAGATGTTACAGTTATGCTGGTGCCGTCCGCAGGAGCATATTTGTCAGCGTATCCATGCTTTGCTACTAGCCACGAGTCTGAACTTATCTGCTCATGTAGAATTACATTGTCGACTCCGCTCAATGTTACTATGTATCCGGATGTAACATCAGCATGTGTCTGGGGTGTAGAGAATGTAAGCACTCCACTTGATATGTCTACCGTTGGTGATCCAGTTTTTATATCAGCGCTACTCTCGCCTACGCCGTATATTCGTCTTGACACATACCTGTGACTACCTCTTCCTGGCAGCGACATTAAATTTCCAAATATGTCTGTTTTTAAATTTGCGTACTCAACTTCAAATGGCTCAGTTGGAGTGGCTGTAAGAGCGCTTCCGCATACGTCATTAAGTATATAGTCAGTTTGGAATGGAATAGTCTCGCTCTGAACGTTTCCCAAAGAAGCTGGCACCGTGGTGTCGCCTGTGGTGGTATCATAGATATTTGACGTGTCAACATGAGCCACGGATGCAGTGGAACATGACTGTAGCAGACATCTTGCTATAATAGAATCTGCATGTCCGCAATTAATTCCTGTAACAGCATTAATTATTGTATTATTTAAAAACCAAGTTTCGTAATAATCAGATGTGCTAAGAGCAAGGTCGTTAAGCACAACAGTATAATTTGATGAATCGATTGTATTGTAAGCAACAATTCCCGGAACAGTCGTTCCGTCGGTGCTATTAAGGCACGCATTGCTTTTGGCAATAGTGGCATCAATATAACTCCTTAAGATTTTGGACCCTGATGAGAGCGATATGGTATAGTCTGAATTTTCAGAAGAGTCTATGATATACATACCGTCAATCTCAGCGTAATCAGAAAGACTTATGCCTATCGATGTTCCGCCAACACTGTCGGTGTTTAACGTTAGATTGTATTTCCCAGACTCAAGGTGACCATTGTGCTTCTGGCTTCTTATGCACTCTACGCCCTCAACATGAGGATTAAAGATCCTTATGTATCCTGCAGCACCCATAGTTATTTGATTCGAGAATGATATTCCCTTTGTCACCGAATCGTCTATGTCGTAGCATGCTATATTAACAATAGTGCGCTCGTCTTGTAGGTCTACGCTTGTGGCGAAGTCATTGGTGATAATACGCTCTATACTATCTATGGCGTCACCAATACCGTTATAAGCTTTTTCAACAGAAACAACCGATAAGTCTGTACTGTCGCTTGGGCGTGACCCATCAACAACGCCCACCTTCCATGACCTGCTATCAACAATTCCTTTTATATAATAAATATCGCCATTATCCATGGTGATCTTATCGCCAATTCCTACGCTTTGATGTATCTGATTAATGTCAAATGATATAACGCCATCATACACATGTGAATTATCGCTCCCCGAGTGGTCAAACATATCACCAGCGGAACCTACCGAAAAATAAATTTGCTCTGATAAATTTTCAAATGAACAAAAGTTTGAATTATGTATCGGTAATATCGAAATATTATTTAACGTAGGATTTTTAAACATTTACGGGTTGCCTTTGATTACAGGGCCTCTATGGGTTACCTCTGAAATTAAACTAGCTCTATCTGTTCCGAAATTTCCCTTATATAAAACTGCATAGTATTTTACAAGGCCCGGAGCTCCAAATGAGGTGTCAGTTTCGTACCATGCCATGATAAGGTTGCTGACTCCTGAAGTTTCTATCTGATACGCATATCTAGCAACTACAGATTCAAGCTTGCATGTGTCTACTACAAATTCGTCAAGCCAAAAATCAAGCATTTTTGTTCCTGCGTCTGCGTATGTTGTCTGAGTCTCGCTAACATTTAAAGTTCTGGCGTCAGTTATTTTAGCAGTGTATCTTCCAGCATGTAAAAGATTAGTGTTGAACGATGTGTTTATGTCCAATAACCATATCAGATCTTCTCCAGATTTAAGCCTTCTCAACTGTGTTACGAATGTCGAGTCGGTATTGTCAGATGTCTTGAATAAATATATGTTAACATTTATAACATCTGGTACTGGACCATCGGCAACTCCATCAGATAACTGTGCAGATATGACATCTAAGCCTTTTACGGCAATGTATTTCTGCGAATCTATATTAACAACTTGTGCCTCATACATGATATACTTCCCCGCGATGAGTTATGTTCCCATGATTTGTAGCCGGAACAACTCCGGTACCATCTCTATAAAGTTTTGCTATAAAAATAGCATCATCACTTCCAGAATCATACCATTCCATGCGAGCAGTTATTGGGTCTCCGTCATTAATTATTATCCTGCTAGGCAACTCCATCAAAACCTGCTCAGTAATATTATCTGTCCATATAAATTCACCAAGAATAAAATCAGCCATTCCCTCTACCACTGCCGATTCTTTTACTGTAGCGGTGTACTTGTGATTGTTGACCCAAAATGAATCGCTAGGAACGATATCGTCGGAGTCGATTAACCAATCTCCAGTGTCGCTATTCCTTACTATATCTATTCCGGACACATCAAAATAATTTACACCAGGAACAGTTATTGTAAGATCATAGAATCGAATGTCAATATTGAGCGGTGTTGCTGTAATTAGAGGAGCCCCGAAGGCCCCTCCATTAACAATATTAATACCAGAGACTGATATATACTTATCAACCTCTGGATTAAAAGATTGGACTTGTAGCATGTGCTACTCCTTGTTAGGCTCTTTAGTTTCTTTTTTTTCAGATGCTTCAGAGGAGTTATCGCTCAGAAGGTCTATAAGAATTGTAACATCTACATTGTTAAACTCTGTACCCATACTATTAGGATTCAAAGTCTCCAATACAAAAGTTACTTTTTCGTCTAGCATCTCAGTCATCTTTTCGATCTGCTCTTTTTTACCAATAGCGATGACTTCAGCATCATATGATGCGTATTTTTCAAGATCTTCGGTCTCGTACATTGGGAAGAATGCTAACCCAGAAAGGGATAAGCCTCTAACCATATTTTGTTCATTTCTTTTGACTGTATAGCTACCTTCTTTATCCTTAGCGCAGTACTTGTTATCGATAGCTTCTTTTTGCTCTTTGACGAGTTCTATACATTCGCCAACAACTTTGGAGTAAGGAATTACAGTAGATTCCATAGCTTTAACATTCTGTGCCATAGCAATACGGGTTTGAACGTCACCTGTCTTAGGTGCAGCTTGAAGTGTGCCGTAGACCGTTATGGCCTGCAGCTTGCTCATTGTTAGTTCTTTAGCGCTCATACGAAAGCCCTTTCGTTTTTGTAAAAAATACATTTATAGGGTAATAAAAAACCCTCTGAATAAAATACATTATTCAGAGGGCAGTATCAACATTTAAGGTTGATTTGATTAAATGTATTCAATATCCACATGCACAAGGTCGCACACATTGCTTGTATCCTGGATTTCAAGGTATACAACTTGATCAATAGCAATAGCCTGATCTACAGTATCGTCAGAATCCATAGTAGTTGATGCAGTAAGGGTAAATGACGATAAACCTGTGCCTGCACCAGGACTTCCCTCTGCAGCTTCAAGGCTGACTGATCTACGAAGCGCCAAAGGTACATTCCCAGCACCACTAGAGGCCATTGATACTGACATTCTTTTTATAACTACAGGAGTATCAAGAACAGTTAAAAGCGGTATGATCTTGCTAGCCATAGTCCCGCCAATCATAGCTCTGCTCATGTATCCGCTAACAGTCTTTCTGGCAATATCAACAACCCTATATGTTGTATCTGGATCCTTCACACAGAACTGCAGTGCGTCATCTCCATACGCCGCAATAGACTTCTGAGTAGTTGATGAGGCGGAAAGAGTTGCGTTTATAGCATTTAAGGATAGCCATTTTGCAATCTTAATTGTACTTGAATCCGTAAACTCTATATATGAACCTGCGCTGAAATAAAGTGTCCTATCAGCAGACACGGCAGCTGTAAGATATATATTATTATTAAATGATAGCTCGCCATTGTCAAATGTAATTTTCGAATTGGCTGACCCAATATATTTAGTGAACACCATATCGATATTACCAACAACGTCAAGGCTGCCGCTACCATCAAGAGATAACAGTGTGGTAGTGCCATCCTTAAAGGTACAAGTAGTAGCATCAAACTTAAGGTATGTATTAGATCCACCCATTCCCACGGTTAAATATGTTTGCGCACCCTCTACCAGTATATCTACTCCAGTCGTGGTAACTCCTACACGCATCCCATTGACTGCCTGGCCAGTTTCGCCATCTTTAAATTGTCTAAATTGATAGTATGAAGTATCAGTAGCTGCTCCTATTTCTATTGCGAAAAGACTAGTGTAATACTCACTAGTATCAGTGTATCTAAACCCAAGTCCTATGTCATCCTTTTCGTATATTATAGCAGACCCATAATTAAAACCAGCATCTTCATCGTTAATGCCGACTCTAGCAAGTGGGGCTTTAAAATCTTGCCTTACCTCAACTCCACCCATTAAGTGCCATCTTATCGCGCCAGTTATAGTCCCTCCGGAATTTAACGTATTAAACCATACAGTAGTATTGTTGTTTGCTTCAAATACCCCTGATGTAATATTTAATGGGTAAAATACTGTAGTCGTTGCAGCGTCTCTTATATATAAATAAACCTGTCCCTGTCCTGCAGTATTGTCAAATTCAAAATAAGATCTAGCTTCAATGCCAACGCGAGCTGCTCCGGTAGCTGAGCTGCCAAGCCAAAACTCAGGAGTGTCATCAGTCCAGTTAGGGCTTAAGGTCGCTATATCTTTATATGAATCTGCAATTTTTTGATATGCTCTAAACGTAAACTTAGAAAACGCTCCCATTAATAGCGCGCACCCACCGGAGTACGCAACGTTATGCCTAACTGATGAAAAGTTTCCATAACCAGCATCTACTGTGTAAGTGTTGTACCCAATGCTTACGTGAGGGTTGAAATTAAGATTATTAAAGGCTTGTATAAACCCACTGTCATGAAGCTGTATGGATGCTCCGTCATTATCTTCTGGATATGCTGCTACTACTGCCGATAAACTACCAACTACCAGTGAGTCACCTTCAAAAGTTGCAACTTTTGGAGTTGGAAATGCATCCATGTACCAAGCTGCCATCATATTATTATTCATTTTATATGTAGCATACCCGTGAGCATTCATGTAACCGCCAGAAGTATTTCCAGCGTCAGTATGTGGAAACATTGACAAGATTTCAGCGTAAGAATCTGATGCAGAATTATACAAATAATTATATATAGCAGATGTATTATGAAGAACTACTACAGCTCCACCACGACCAGCTGAAGCTACTCTTCTCACCGGTACTGGAGTTGTACCACTTCCGGTAACACGAGTATTCTGACCTATATATGTTGAAGATGTTTGCGCGGAATTTCCGTACGATCCAATCAAACCATCCGTTGATATTCCTATAACGGCATATTCATCATTAGGATATGCCGCCACGTTGATAGAAGCTATATTTAAAGCCTTGCCAAAGATTACAGCCTTAGCGCCAACCTCACCCTTAAAATCGGTTGAGTTAATTTCAAAGACTCCGCTACCGCTATCGTTCGACACTCTATAAATTACAGACTCGGTATTTGTCGGATAATCAGATATAAACATTATCTTATTACTATCAACTATAACAGCTTCTGCTACGTGTTGTATAAGCATCCCGCTATCTGATCTAACTAGTATCCTTTGTCCTGTTCCAGCGTTTATTTCTAACTCTGAAAAACCGCTATTATTCTGAAGGATGACATTGTACGCAGCACTGTACTGACATGTGATTCCAATATTTGCAGCCGAATCAGCCGTGAGTCTTATAAATTGAGTTGCAGTCTTATGCGTATCTATAGTTGGGCCACTAACTGCATCCATTAGTATGTACTCATCTGCTGAACCGTATATTTTTACATATGACCCAGTAGCATTAATATCCATATAGACTGTGGAAGATTTAACGACTTTAACAGACGGGACAGTATTGTCTATAAGTGTGTACTCATCGTCACTACTTCTATTGTATAGTATTTCAGGAGTTATAGCAGCAACGATATCAGCTCCGGGTCCAGGATCGCCAGTGAACCCATCATCCAGTATACACTTCATGCCTATGACGGTCTCAGTAGAGTTCCCTAAGCTGGCAAAAGATTCGTTACCATACCATTTAGCCATACCAACGAGATCAGTGTCGCCAATGTATACCATCTGGTACTGATTTCCATAAATCTGTTTTTTTCTGCTGGTTTTCATATTTATATCCTAAAAGATAATTGTAAAATTCTCTAATGTTACGAGCTGATCCGTTAACCACACAACTCTACTAAATTTAATATCACCATTGCCGAGATGGGTAGTTATACTTCCAGAGAAAACAGTTATACTATTAGCTATAACATCAAAACTTACAGCCGTTCCATCCCCTAAAACAACGCCCTCTATAGTATAGTTATCAGTAGTGTCTTTTAGGATTATTTTCTTACTGCTAGTAGAGTAATCCTTTTCTATATTGGCAAATACCAATGAAGCTATTTCGACACCGAGAGCGTCCTTTATGGATATCTCGCCAACTCCGCCAAGCCCATCATTGAGCAGAGCGTACATTTCATCCATCATGTTTGTTTTTGTAATATCTGCTACTATCATTTTTGAACTTTCTATTTAGTATATAAAATAATTAATCTATAGTCCTATATCCAACAGGTAAATAAGTTCCAGGATCCACCCCTGGATTTTCAGATGTTATAGTGATCAGCCCGTAAGCAGAGTCGTGATCGTTAAAAGCTTCAAACTGACCGTACCCGTTCCATCCCGGGAATGAATCATTGGAAAATCTACTTACATTTCTTGCCAGAATGTCATACTTATAAACTTGATCGCCACGTTCGTAAATTGTATCGACTGTAGAGTCAAGATAATATTTCCTATACTTTGACGCGCTGTGCTTCACTAGTAAAAATTTATGTGTTAGCCATGGCACATGAGCCTTGCCATTCTTATCCTCAACAACGTCGACAGCTATATTGTCGTTGTATGCAGCTATATCATCATTGTACGTTTTGTAAAGATTTACACGGGCGCTACTAGGCTCAACACCGTATTCAACGCTAGTCATATGGTAAGTTCCATTATACACGGCATCATAAACTATTATTTCAGGATAAGCTTTACCCTCAGTTATGGTATTTATGACATCTATCTGGTTAGCCATAGCCAAGAGCTCTTCTCTGACATCCATTACGATTACTCCGCCTTTTTCGCTAGACTCAGCTTCGTACTCTATAATATCAAATCTATTTCTAAGTCTTGGATATACTGTATGTTCATTTTCAATAAGGCAATCAGAGTCTTCCATCAGGACCTTGATAGTTCCAGCATCACGATCTATTACTGAGTCTACTGTGTATATTTTGTTAGTATCATCACAATAAATATGAGTACCTTTCTGGAACATGTACGAAAGATCATCCTCAACGTCTACAGTGATCTGGTAATAATCGCCAGATATGATTGATACATCGCTAACTCTATATCCGTAAGACTCAAACAGTCCAACTACCTCACCATCTTCAGCAGCAATAGGAGCTGCATACAACGAGTTCAGTGCCAAATTAGCACCACTCTCCTTGCCGGCTTCCTGATACCCCTTAAGTGCAGCGTTGATCGCAACCTTACCATGGTAATTATCATAATTGTAAGTGTGATGGTCAATTATCCCCACAAGGTTTCCGTAAGTCTCATATATGTACGTGTCAGTGTACTCAACGTAATCACAGTACACCGTGTCGAAATAGTCTATGTCATTATAAAATTCCACAATTCCATCTCGCATATAATAGTCTATGTCATTTGAATACAGCACCCCTACAGTAGCCGGGTTTTTTCTTAAATAATCTATTGAGACTATTTCGTTTCCAACATAGTAAGCTCTTCCAGTAGTAAGGTAAAATGCAAAATCTTTATCTATATAACTAGATAAATCTGAAGCTATCTCAAAAGCGTATGCATCTTTCACACCTGACTGATTAGGGAACGTGCCTTCTTCACTTGACACTAACCCATTAAGCTCGAAGTATTCTCGGCCCCCGGTAGATTTATCATTTACAACTATGTACATTTTTTTAGTTACATCAAAAGTATCGAAAGCTGCATAGTAATCATACTGTCCAACAATTATGTAGTGTAAATACTCCTGCTCACCAGTTTCCTGATTAAGTGTAGGTGGATTTACCACCACTCCTGTTGGTGATATAAATTTATTACGCCCGATTTGGACTAGGGGATTTAGCTCTATAGGCATACTATTGAGAGGCCCTAAGTCTACAGACATCTGATAATCATAAACACACTCAAGTGCATTTTCAGGGGCCTGTAATGCTAAAAACCTACTAGCGTGCAGTGTCAGTTTATGGTTCATCTCGCTTAGCCCACGCCAAAAATCTTCGAACCATTCTTTTAACTGGTCTGACTTGAAATTCCAGAATGTTGATATGTAATTCCAGAACTTCCAATAAGTAATGTTGGGAGGAGCGCAGTCGATTCTGGTTTCTAGATAATATGGAACCTCAACACTTATAATATTAAACGATAGGCCTCCAATTCCTACCCTCTCCACTCCAACTATTCCAGTGCTATAATCGTCATACGATGCTGACCCGGACTGAGTTGGTATCACGTTCCCCACATTATAATCCTGAACCTCAAAATTGCCTACTTCGTAAAAGGTTGGAAGCCTATCGCTTATATCAGAAAGATGCGTAACGTTGGATATGACAACGTTGACTATTGTCGACAAGTCTAATGGCGATTCTACATTCTCAAGATCTACCACTCCAGTTTGTATTTCGTTAGTATATATATAAGCGCCAATATCTCCATAATCATCTGCAGCATCTCTACATGGAGAGACAGCTTGAAGATTTAATTTTGGATCCATATAATCTAATAGCTCGGTAGCATCAGGAACCTCTACAAACAATGGGTCTTCCAAAAGAGTAGATGGACCTGGGTACAATGAATTTCCTGTATTGTCAACTATTATCAATAACTGATCAGTGCTGGCAATTGTCGCGCAGTTGTGGTCAGAAATAAAACTAACGTCGTTTTCAAATATTACAGCAGTGCACGTACTTGAATCTTTATTGATAACTATATTGTTAGTGAATTCAGAATAAGTATTCGAGTCAACATCTATTCCATTATTAAACCTGACTGTTGGATCGCTTGCTATTCCGTATCTTACTATAGTATTATTCCTAACAGTAGATCCATCTCCAGCAACTGAGCTAACGCTAATGTCTATAATATAAACAAGCGAGCTTACAAGTAGCACGTTTCTCTCTATAGTGTATCTCTCGCAATGCGCATATATGTCTAGTATGGCAGGTGCGCCTATTAATCCGCCTTGTCTAAAATCCCAGAAAGTCCCACTAATAACAACGCTCTCGAATAGCTCCGCTCCACCATTGCAAGTAACGAAACCATTTGATAAATTTATCCCATCCGGATCTGCAACAATCATAAAATTTTGAACTGTAACATTTCTAAGCGATTCACCGCTATAAAAATTAAATGTTTTAGCATACGAGTTGACTGTATTAAAAAATACTCTCGGGACAAATGGACTTAGTGGATCTCCGGATATAACCACAGTCTCAGTAACGCTGCCAGTGTCTTCGCCAAATGAGTATAGACCTGCAGCCTCGCCAGCGGAGATATCTTCACGTATAACATCACCGTCGTTCTCTGACCAAAGTCTAATATCGTAATATGTCTCACCGACAGATACTCCGTAAACGCTAACGTCAGTTATCCTATTAGCAGCCTTAGCTGGGGTATCGTAAGGTGTTGTGGCTGATCCTGTTTTGCTTACATAATAGCTCATTAGACTAAATCCTCAACGCTCTGAATGTTAAGTATAGTATCTTTTATTTTACATCCAAGCCCGCTATTCAGCCTTAACTTATTAGCAGTTATAGTTCCGCCGTAATACCCTGGCTCGACATATGTGGATTCTACATTGAAATTACCATAAACAGATGAATCTATCTCATTGCAATGTATTATAAAATTTTTAAACTTTGTTGCGGTACCCTCACAATTATTTATTGACTTAATATCTATATCCGATTCAGTTTCATTTATAATTAGAAAATCTGACATCTCCACAGAAGTTAATATGCATCCAGTAAAGATAGAGTACGTCGATACTATGTAATCCTTAAGCTGAATTTTCCAAATGCCGTTAACGCCAATGTCCCAGCCTTTTAATTTAACATAATTAAGGGTTTTGTTTCTCATAAACCATTCAAACTCTTGACCATCTATATGCTTAGTGCCTTTTATCTTTACAACATCACCATATCCAAAATCTTCAAAAGATTCAAGTTGCCAATAATTATAAGGATCCCTGACTGTACCGTCTCCGTAATCAGTCTCTTCTAAATCTAGATCTACGTAGATTGTACTACCAACAAAATAAAATGCCCCGGGGCCAACTCTGACTCCGCCGTTAAGTCCAACAGGAGATGTTGTAAGGAACTCGGGCGAAAGCTGAACAGAGAATTCGTACTGTTCAAAATATTGTAATATCTGACTGCCATTCACAATAGATTGCACATTAAGATCTGCGAATGCTGTACTACTAACGACGTTAGTTCCAGTTATAGCAACACTGTCAATAGTAAAGGCCTCAGAGAACTCACAGTAATCTATATCTAAAGTTATTATACTTCCAGTGATAGTATTGCTAAAAGTCTTAAATAGAGAGTCCCTTACCGTTACAACGTGCCTGGTCAAATCGGTGGCCATATGTTTTCCAATTTTGAAACTAATTTCAAAATAGACATCAAACACACATCCATAATAGCCAACATTTACCAGTGACGCATCCGTAACATAAGCGTTCGTGCTATTGATTGGATACACGGAAGTCCCAGGCGTAGAGCTTCTATAAAATACGCAGTTAACAAAATCCAAATTGAGAGTTCCGTCACCATCAAACTCGTAATCTATAGCATAAAACGCACTGTCTGGGCCAATGCTGAAGATTGCGTTATTGTAATTTACATTTAACTCACCGTCAATATTATTAATTCTAAAAACTTTTTTATCAGATAATCCGGATGACAATATTGTATAGCTGTTCTCGCTAGGATGTGGCAATACATTAAACTCGCCAACTGAATCATTTATTTCAGCAGGTGTGGCTAGGGCTGTTAGTTGACCTTTTATGTATATATTTAAGACGTCAACATCCGCAGTAGCTTCTATAGCCGATGTCAAATTTTCAAATGTTGCAAATGGATAATTGATCTCGCCGGTCTGCTGGCCGGCGCCATTATCTTCATCGTAATACCAATTAACAATTTTAGACATTGACAATCCTCGTTTATATTCTGCATCTTGCACAGCTTGACATTTGCGATACGTCTGTATTTACCAACTCGCAATACGTAGCATCACCAAACTGGCCAAAATTAACTATCTCTGATATTGCCTCAGCGGATTCCGAAAAGTCAGCAACAAAAATATCATATTCAACAAAGCGTGATTCTGAAGGATCAGAGTATTGCTTAAGATCAGAAACTATAGCGTCTCCAACAACACAGCACGAAGCTTCAGAAAATCCTATTACATTCATTATTAAGCCTTGTAAGATTTAACCCTGTACCAGTAATCGGTGCCAGGAACTACTGACGTGTCTATGTATTCTGTACTTCCTTTTTGCACTGACCCGATTTGATCTATGTTATTAAAATTAATTACATCTCCACCAATAGAAGACCGGTACACTTGGTATCCTGATATTGCACTTGCTGTGTCAGACGGCTCATCCCACGAAACTTTTATATTACCATCAATTGATATGGCAGCTATGTTATTTGGCGGGGCAAGATCGTAAGATACTCCTGATCCACCAGCTATCATACTTCCAATTTTGATTGTTGATCCATTATTGTATCTGACAGTTCCGGCAAAAATGGGGTCACGATCTGGTCCCGCGAATAGTTGGCAGTTGAATTTTGGAGTAAGGAAATAAATACTATCAATATTGCTATAATCCATCATACATCTATCTGGAGAAGTGGCTGGATTTTTTTTCTTTAAATCGAATGACCCAGATCCATATGTATAAACATTCTTAAGATCTATCATCGCCGAGTTTGGGGCAGATGGTCCAGACTGATTAACAATATACGAATTGTAAATTTTCTGATTAATCTTATCTTTTACTGAAACACTAATAGGGTTACTTGATGAGTTTGACATTATTGCTGTAAGATTCTCTACAGACAGTTTTCCAGTAACGCCATCGATATCAATATTATCAATAACATGAGCAGCTCTGAATATGTTACATGACCTAATCCTAAGATCGTAAGAGTACTCTACATCAGCGTTTGCAGATATTAACGATGCAACGCTATTGAAAGTAACCCCAATGACAGAAGTCATATACGCATCTACAATATTCGAGTTTTCAGAAAGAGCAGATTCAATATCGTCGTTAAGCATTATGCATGGTACTGCACTGCTAGCGCCATTGACATAATCAGGAGTTATGACAAATTTAACATTCTCCAGTGAGATGCTTTTAAGACCGTCAACTGATCCAAATTGCAAGTACGGCCACGCTCTACTTCCTCCGAGTCCGCCAGCATTATTGAATGATGACTCAGAAAGAAATATTTTACTACCATCGCCCTTGATAGATATAGAGTAGGCATCTCCAAATGATAAGTCTTTAAATTTAGCAGGAAGTATTTCTGAGCATTCTCCGTCTTGTTGCAGGATAATATTGTCAGATATGCTGCTTATTCCAGATACAGCCTGCGATAATGAAACTCCAGCGTTTGCTCCGAATTGTACTACCATGCTATTGACTCCTTATATCTTTGTTGATTCTATTTTTTTAATATAGAAAAAATCTATTGGCCTTATCTCTAACTCTTTATCGATATCTCCTGATTCAATATCAAACTCGCTATCAAGTTTCTCGTAAGATATTGTAAGATCGTTACTTCCTATATTTGAAATATAACCATTGTCATACAGATATTGCCACAACTTATCCTTAGATAACGTGCTTGTTACTTTCGTATCTATATAATCTGTTATGATTGTGTTTATTTCATCAATCTGTAATGACCCTGAATATGTGAGAGCTATGTCTAAAGAGCATGGGTATTTATGCCTTATTAGATAGTTTCCAAAGTTCTGTTTATATTGAGAGTCTGAGAAGTACCCTTGTATTTCAGCTATCTTTGGGTACCCTACGTACTGAACAGAGATATTATTTACAGCACTATCATCTAGTATTATTTTTATTATCTCAGAGCTTGACCCTCTAAAATCATCATCGCTGTACACTATCTCATACTCGTCGTCCGGAATCTGAAGCTCGTCACCGCTATCACCAGTAGTGATACTGGCTATGTTGGCTATTGGAGAGCTAAAACCAGTATCTGTACTTAATTCAAAATAAGTTTCATTACTGGTCTTAGTAACATCAACTGATTCCTCTGGAAGACTTTCGGTATTGAAAAAAGTAGAAAGATATAAATCTGTTTCTGTGTTTGAATGGTAGTAACTACTAAGAACATTCTCAATCTTAACATACCCAACACTGAGCCTTACTTGGACATCATCAAGAGCGTCTCCTCTAAATTCACTTGATGACTTTGATTTACCTAAAGACTTTACTAAAAACATCACCTTATTAGGCAGAGCTCCACCCACTACATACTCTTCTATATTTTTAATTACTTCAGATGCTCCCGATATTGTTGACATTCCTCCGCCAGAAATTTCATTAAGCCTTTTCCATGCACCTGTATTTAATGAAGATGATGGAGTATAAAGAGAATCTAATGATGGGTCCCATACAAACACCTCAGCTCCTTCGATTACGCCATTATTCAGAAACCCCTCACCATCAGCAGCTATGTAGAAATTAACGTCCCCAGTAAGATTCGCAATATCCATAGCTAAAGCCATCTGTGCATGAGACTCTGTTAAGTCTGTGGCTACGATATTATTAACAGTCCACAACTCAGTTCCATCAACTGTAGTAGATGGCTGTAGAGCTATTTTGATAGACTCACCAAAATAGTCGGAATCCTCAAGAAGGAATTCTTCCTTTATAGGCCTAAGCATATTTGTAGTGGCTCTAATTTTTATAGTGTCGTAAGCCGAGTCGGCAGGAGTAAGCAGTAAGGTTGCGTATATATCTCTAGGCTCATCAGAATTATCATTATTTCCACTTAGGGTATTGTCATAAAGTATAAATTCAAAATCATACTGCATATCTTCTTTAAATTTTACATTATCCTCTACTACGGCATTAAAATCAGAGACGTATCCTCCCGCTCCATTCTCAAGATATATTTGAGTTGCTCCGTAATATGTTCCGGTATGTATGAATGCGATTGCATTATTAAATGAGCTATTATACGCAGCATAAGGATATATCCCAAACCCAATCCCGGAGAAAGCGTCTACGGAACTTCCAGCATTTATCCCGCCAACACTAAACTGCAAAACTGTTTTTAGAGCAGATGCTTCAGAAGGGGTCTTCAATGTTCCAATAAGTTTTACTCCACCACGCTTACCAATATCTTTAGATACTACAACTGCTCTATTGTCTTCAGTGACGGCTCTCATCTGTATAGATGCGCCCGAGAATTCAATAGGATCGTTCGCAGCACTATCTATTAATTCGCCATACACACCAGGCCTTAACCCATTCCCGGCTACCACTACATCGTCGTATCCGTCAGACACGCCGTCGAATATATAATCAGATTCTACAATGGCGTTTTTATGGTAATCATCAAAAAACAATCCAGAATATTGCTCATAAGAATTTTCAAGACCTAAATTTATGCCGTTAATAGCCGGATCCTGATCGATGGAAGCATCTGCACTTATGGCAGATATCGTAACTGGCTTATCTGCAGATGCGCTTAAAGTGAAAGGCTTGTACTGAGCATAGGTATCTGAGTTTGGGCTTGGTGGAAACAAGTCAGGGTATGCTGAATGCTTAACTATTCCGCTTCCGGGAGTTTTTCCAAGAAAGGTTATATCGTCGACCTTTCCATCTGATCCATAAATAAGATCTCGCTCCATATAAGCGTCCCCAGCTCCAGCTACATACATTGATTTTATAGCTGGAAATAAAGTCTGAATCTGGGTAGTTATAGATCCACGATTCGAAAGACTTCTGTTATTTGTAGAGTAAAACAATCTTTTAGCATATTCCTCATTCGATTCTCTGTAAACGCCATTCTGTATAGCGGCATTATTTGTCACATATTTATATGCAAAATCACCACCGCTTATCTCTGTAACCGTATTCGCTTTTATATTAGATTGAGATCCAGCAAGTAGCGCAACTACAGGCACTGTATACTCGTATAATGCATAATCGCTATCAGACTGATTGAGAACGCTCCCACTCACGAAGGACGGTTGTGAAGCTAAATATTCAACACCATCCTCATTAACGAATTTTACATCTCCAGTTATCTCAAAATCAGAAGCTTCATCAAAATACATAGTTACAGACCCTGAAGCTTTGGTGCCATCAACCCTAGGTATAAAGAATTTGTTTCCAAAAAAATCAAGCTGCTCTTCTGTCATATCCTGCCAAAGAGCAATATTGTTAATAGTACGTTCCTCTACAAGTAAATTATAATATTCCCCGAGTATAATACCTGTAGGTTTAGTGGCTAGCTCGTCAACGAATGTTCCGCGCTGCCCTGTAGCCTGCGATACCTGACTCCATCTTTTTCTTAAATACTGAATAATATCAAACATTTTTTATGTCCTTACCTTTATGATAGGTAGGTTTAACTTGATTTCGCTATAAGGGTCAAGCTCCATAGGAATAACATCTATAACACAATAAATAGTATCTCCGCTAGTATAAAGATCGGACACTTTAGCTGATTTTATTTGCTCATTTAACGGAACACTTTTACTTCTTTGCTCCTTCTGTATTGATTCAATGGTGTTATTTACGGCGGCTGTCATTGCTGCCATTATGCTTGTAATGTCAGTAGTGTTGTACTGTGGCCCAACATATCTAAGTGAGTTTCCGCCAAAAGTGTCCGACTTAATCTCACCGGTCTCAGGATAATAGTAATCATTCCACGACGTAAGTAGCGTAATTTCAAATTGATTAGCCAGCGCACGGTTACCTTCAACGGCCTTACCGCCAGCTTCAATGGTGAACTCTTCTCGGTCACCGCGTAGAATTGTATTGAAATCTATATCCATGATATAAAATATACAATATGGGGTTGGTAACTGCTATCGAAAATGCATTAATAGATACGTATATTCGCAGACGGATCAGTCGGGTCGCTTCCAAACCCAGAAAAGCTCTCGTCTATTTTCCTATTAGCCTCAGGTATTACGTCTCCCAAAAACTCACTTGCAAGTATATCTTTAAGTTCAACTTCACGAAGTCTTCCATCTCTCGTGTCTGCAACTGCCGGAAGTACTGCGGCCTTAGCCTCATTCCTATAAGTGGTATTTCCTCTGGCACTGGCGCCAGAATCCATCTGACATCTCTTTAAATTCTTAAACCCCTGAGCCATATCTATTATCGATGAGATGATTCCCTTTATAGATAGCAGTGCAGAAAACATACTTAAGAATCCAAGTTTACTAAGCACTTCCTCAAATTCCTTAGTGAATGGGTGCTTCGGAATCTTATAAGTATTAAGAGCCTTTAGCACAACTCTATTATGAGCCTTAAGACTTCTTGTTTTACCATAAAATTCTGATATTGTACTATTTGCTTTCTCGCCATCACCAGATATTAAAGCAATTGGAAGAGCTATCGATAACGATGCAGCTTTTAAAATAACGTCTATGTAAGGATTACTGAGAGATATCGATGCTTGAACTCCCCATACTCCGGTTTTTCCATCCCAATCTTTAATATTGTAAATAGCCTCCATGAGTTTATTCATCTTCTCTTGTTCGTCTTCAAGTAAATCGTCGGCATTGATCAGTGCTATCATTGAGTCGGTGGAGGCTGATGTCATTATAACTTTTGCAAAAGTCAAAAGCTGATGTCCGGCAGCGAGCTCTAGGGCCATTTCGCTTTTAAATTCAGGAGCAGCTTTATTCAACGTCTCCTCATACATCTGTTCAAGAGGGTCTATGACATCAACAGCCTTGCTCAGCATAATTGCGCTCAGCTTACCTGTGCCATTGCCGGCCTTTCTGATAAATTTAATCAGAAATGCAATCAAGGAGGATACTAATGATTTATAATTAAATACAGATATGGTATACTGTTGACACTGCTTATATGAATAGTACGCTTCGCCTATGTTTGATATAAAACTACCAGCTTGTTCACCAAGAGTTTGGATGTCTGAATTAAACTCAGTTTTCACGGAAGCCTTAGCGCTTCTAAAAGCTTTCCTGGACACTAATGCTTTTGCATCAGCCTCCTCCCTTGCCACAGACAACTCAAGTTTGTATCTTGTATTTTCTAAGTCCAGCTCTTCTTGGTACTTTATTTTATATGCAGCTTCCTCAAAACTTTCAGCAACTATTTTTGTATTATTTTTAGAGTGCCTCGTAATCCATACTCCATCCCTATGCACTTTAATCTTATCACTTAAGGTATTTTCCTGGACATCTTTAATGTAAGCTGCTTTTATATCTGCTAAATTGGCTTTATGAACCACCTTGATCTTTGCGGACTCTGTGACGTAATAGGTGTCAGCTTCAATCTTTTGGGATTCCTTTATGGCATCCATTAAAGGATTATCTATTTCCATGTAAGTGTCACTTATAGCCTTAGATACATTCAGCTCAGCTATTTTAAATGCCGACGTATCAAAAACAGAATTGCCATCATTCTCAAGTTGAGCTATAACGGAATTTAACTTTTTAATTGCTGCACTTATATGGCGAAGAGCGTCCTGCATTTGTTTTCTGTAATTTATCTGCGATGGAGCTTTTAACCATTTCTTTAATATTTTAATAATTACCGACATGTTATTTTGTGCAGCTCTAATATACCTACTCTCACGCATAGCAATTTTAATAGCAGCGTCTTGAGGTATTCTAACTATGCTGCTCAATGCTCCGGGCGCTACCATAATCATTTTTAACAAAGGACCTAACAAGGCTTCAAGAATAGCTGTAAAAGCAGCTCCTGTGGCTGCCATTATATTTGCTGCGACCTCTCCTGCTAACTGCAACGAGGCAGCTATAAGCGTTGCCAGTAAAGCGTCTGGCATTTTGCCAAACCTAATCTGAATTATTAAATTTACAATAGTCTCAATTATGTCCGCAATAGCCTCAATTTTTTCACGGATTTTTTTGCAAAAGTCCCTGATCTTTTGGCGAATAACGCATTCTGTATCTATGAGATCTTGAACAATGTCTATATTTGGCCCAGCCATTATACACTCCTCATGTCTCTTATTTTATCGCTGAGCTTTCTCTTAGCCCTGGTAATGGCCATCTCATTTGTGTTTAATTGTTTAGCAATTTCTTTATTGTTAAGTCTTGTCTTTCCGCCAAACCCAAATGTGTGCTCGAGTATAACGCGATCAGGCTGAGACACATTGCTATGATATAATATTTCAACATTTGCCAGATCCTTATTTTCAAATTGTGTCGAATTACCGTAAAATGAAAACTCTGCATTAGACGCAGTGACTTCATCATTGACCTCTCGCTCCATCATCTCTACCGCCTTTGGAGACCATTTCAATTCTTCAGCTACTTCCACTGAGCTAGGTTCTCTATCTAAATGGTCGCGCAGATTCGCTTTAACGGTTGCAAATGTTGCCATCTTAAGATTTCTATGTTCAGGGATACGCCCAGATGTTAGAGACTCAGTGGCAGCGCGCTGAATCTTCCTAAGGTGATTCCATATATGGGTAGATGGTAAAGTTTTATACTCGGGGCTATACGATACAATCGCATTTAAAAACTCAGCCTGAGCCCTAGCCTTAAGTGTAGACTTTGCCAGCCCGGTAGTCCTATACTGATTAACAGTTTTGTGGATCATCGGATTGTATTGCTTAACAATGTCGAAGAACAGTTGAGGATCTTTGGTTTTCTGCCATTCTAATATTTTTTCAGCATCTGTCTGTGCCATACTTTACGCTCTCCGGATTAGATATATACTATAATATAATATAAATCACCCCATAGCTAAAAAAAAGGCAGAGAATAAACTCTGCCTTGATATTTTTGTACATAAATGTATATGGCTATTACAGTTCGCTTTTTAATCGATTGATCTCATCAATCTTTTTTTGCCTAGACTCGGCTTCAAGGTATTTCCGGTACTTATTTACAGCTTTATCTGAAGCTATCCCGTACGGAGTATTTTTAGTAACTCTATCTGATACCATTACACCTCCGACTAAGCCAGCACCCATTCCTGCTAGTGCGCCATGCGTTATGCTTGTAGGCACTTTACCTTTTCTAATTTTATTAATTAAAGCAATAGTTCCAATTCCTGACGCTATTCCAGCACCAATGCCTCCAAGTACTATAGCATCATTTGCAACTGCTCCCTTTCTAGTTCTGGAAGATTCAAGATCTTCATTAAATTCATTCCATTTAGCTTCATCACGATATCGTTTTGCGATTTTGCCCCTTTTAGCCTCAGCTCTAGACGATGCTATTTTCTCTAGCTCATCGTTGTACGCATCTGTGTAGATCTCTTCGTAACTCATATTATATCCAATCTTTTAAAATGAAAAATACCCACAAGTATTAATGGCTGGTTTTTTTGTACGTAGTTTATACAAAATCCAAATTAAGTTCCAACATCAATCTTTATTCTCTTAAGAGAAGCGGCGTCTTTTTGAGATTTTAAGCTAGCCCTAAGATTATCAGGTGCGTTTTTAATCTTGTTTTTTGCAGAATTATAAGCTCCGCTAACCTTTCCAGTATTAGAATTATATATATCCCTAGCTTTAGATACCCCAGATCTTGTACGTCTCCCGATCCCTAACCTGCCCTCGGCAATAGCGTCTTTAAGGGCTCCGCCAACATCACCTCTGTCAGACTCCATTTCAGACATTAAACGTCTGCTATTTCTTCCAAGATACTTTTTCGTAGATTTACCAATAGCTGATCTTAAAAAACTTCTACCGCCTAAGATAGCCCCAGCGCCAGTACCGAGAATTGCTGCTCCACCAATAACCTTGCCGAGAACTCCATTCTTCTTTTCTTCAGCAATCTTCTCTAGCTCATCGTTGTACGCATCTGTGTAGATCTCTTCGTAACTCATTGAAAACTCCTTGGTAAATTAGTTAATACTATTATTTTTTTTCTGAAACTTTTTCTCAGACTTGATAACGTTATTATACATTTTTAACGCAGTAAATGGGAGCGCTACAATCACACCTATCTTGCCACCAATACGTGTGGCCGAGTTTCTAACTGCTGCTGAGGAACCTTTCGATATTAGATATCCGGTCACAGCTCCAACTGTAGCTGCTGGCAGAGCCCTAGTCATTGAAGCATTAAAACTTGAACCTGCGGCACCAAGAATTTTACTCTTAAATCCGCGCTTCTTTTCCTTAGCAATCTTCTCCAGCTCATCATTGTAAGCGTCTGTATAAACATCTTCATAACTCATTGAAAGCTCCTTAATAAATTAAACAGATAAACATGCATCAATTCTATGGCCTGTAAGATTGAGTAAACTCTTTTATATTTAACTGCCCAGCAACTCTCGATGTTTTTGGAACAGCTGCAATTTCGCCAGCTCCAGAGCTCATACTTGGAAAGTTGGACTTATACCTAGACGGAGACACTTCAAACACCTCATCGGCAAACTTAGCCTTCTTAGAAGCATTGCGCAAAACATCACTTCTAGAAAATGAATCACCATACAGTGCAATCTTGCGAGCCATTGGTCCTAATTTAATTGCTAATTTTTCCATAATATTAAAAATACTATATTTTACTGTCTAGTTGCAATAATTAATGCTTGCTCTCTATATTTTTTTACAGCTTGTTTGCGCTCGGATATCATTGCGGTTTCCGGGAGCCTCTCTTTAACGCTGCTAAAATCTCCTGGAAGCAATCCCCTTACATAGTATTTGCTTTTATTCTCATTATAGTCGACAGTTGTCACCCCAAAGTATTCGCTGTCTATCTCATTATCAGCGACTACGCTTGGGTTCTCATGGTTATTCGAGTAGACGCTACCATTGCCAAGATCTATCTTTCTACTCATGCCGAGGATATTTACGAAGAATTTATTTACAGACACTACATTCCTATATATGTAATTCATAGCACTCTCATAATTACTAAGCATGTCTTTATTATTATCAGATATATTCCTAAGCCCCTCATGAATTGAATCATATGCATATGTATGAGACTTTTTATCAGCTCCAAAATATGTATTACGCATAAAGCTTTTTGGGATTCCCAATATATTTTTATAGAATTTCGATACCCTGTTTGGCTCGTATGTCTTGTCAAGATATATTCTATTCGATACCCCTGCGCCGGCATCTTCCTTGGATATCGATACCAAATCTTTTACGTATTTATATTCAGACGGTTTATTATATGTAGAGTCTAAAGAGAATGTGTCGTATGGGTCGATTTTAAGTTTTGACAAAGCTTCATTTTTCTTAGTAAACTGAGATCCGCCCTTTGGATTGGGGGTATAATAACCAACACTCAAATCATCAGTCTCAGGATCTATCTCGGCATCAATTCTATTGGTGGCTTTTAGAAATAGAGGGGCTCCGGTATCGTTCATGTCAGTTGGCTCATCTTCAAATCTTGTGTTGTTCAAGACTACAGATGTTACCGCTTCACCTCCATTTGGGGATATCTGTATCAGATGTTTCACCTGCTGCACCATTCCAATTATATTCTTAGAATCATCCTCGCCATGAACATTGACCCCTGAGAATACGGCTGAAGGAAAGCCGGCCATTATAAATGGGTTAAATGTCATTTCTATATTACATACTCTCCCGCTATACCTTGCATTAAAAAATTTCACCATAGCATGATGTAAAGCAACCTTCTTAACGCTGCCATCTTTTTTCTGGGTAGCGTCTTGAACAATCTTTATAGCTTTCTTTTGCTTTTCCATCTTACTGACAACTGTCTTTATTTTTTTTGTTAATGTTGCTAAAATCTTAATAGATTTTCCTTCTTTTTTTGATTTTAGATCATCAACCTCTGCAGTAAGATCTGCTACCAATGATACCGCCGTGTTGTAAGCTTTAACATCACTAGTAGTACTAAGGTATGCCGATATTGAGTCATCTCTTATTAAAGCATTCCTAAGAGACCCCTGCATCATATTCACACCTTTGTAACGTTCTTCCTCAGTTAGAAGCATTCCTTTTTCTTTACTCTCTTTAAGTGATGCTGGAAGAGAATACGTTTCGCACCCAAAAGCTTTACTCCCGCCATTATTAAAAAAGTTATTAACGCTGTAGTGAGCTCTTGTGTAATCCATATCAAAATCATGATTCCACTCTACTCTGGTAGTCATACATGGAAATATCAAATTGCAATTCGGAGGTGCAGTGAATTCCATAGGTGGAAGTATCATGCCTTGATTTATCATATATGGTGCGCCAAATTCGTCAGGATGATCAGTGACCATAAATTTATAAACACGATCATCCATCACCTGCGTCCGATTATCCTTACGCCCAGCAGATATGTCTATTAAAGATGGAGTACTACATGCATATGGCCTCATCATAAATAAGGCGGCAAGCCTCATTATAACAGCCTCTACACTTGAGTACCTTGAATGTCCCATTATAATACTACCTATATGAGCACCGCCACCTTCGCCAAAAGACCCAAGCTGTGAATTAAATATAAGAGTTCCAGCCTCGTTCTTTGGAATCAGAAGACGCTTATCCATCCTCAATCTCTTATTCAAATAGATAGCTAATGATGACGCATTCGTAGCTTCTAACCATACTCCTCTAGCCATAGCGTCTAGGAAAAAACCAAACTGAGCCTGGGTTCCACCGTCTGTAGCTTCTTTGATCATTTTCTTAAGCATTGAATTGATTGAAGTCAAATTGTATAATGTCGGCTTATCGTTTAGCCCTGCCGAATTTCCTGCTATCCTCTGAAGTATAGTCAAAATTGATGACAGAGCATCGCCCTTAAATTGCCTTTGAGTCGCGTTCTGTTCGCTGGAGCCATACTTAACTGAGTAGGTTCTGCTGATGCCAGCTACATTAGTCTCGTTAACGCTAAAGTCTTGTCCTCCAGAATACACAATAGATGCTGGAGTTTTCCTTATATCTGCCCTGAAGTCCCTGCAGACTAATGATACCCCGCGGCCTTGATGTGACTGATCAACTTTATAGAATTTACTTACACTACCATCAAACATTATTCGCCAATTTTGTTGCTTATTAGCATCATCCCCAAATGGCATCCAGTCTCTGTAGCATACCTGCACAGCTGTCTTAGGCTTTATCTCATATATCAATTTTGTTTCATAAAGATTAATTGTAGCCTCTGCACCATTTGGAGTCATTATTATATTCGCTCCGTAAAATGGAATCTCTATACCTTCGAGCAATAATTTGAATTGGTAATTATAAGCTTTATGCGCCATTAAACAGATGCCTCATCTTGGGTGGCTGGATTATAATTGATAGCCGAATTGTTCGATCCAGAAATATTATTATTGGATGATTGAAATTCACTCTGCGGAAATCTGTATCTATTATCAAGAGTATTTATCACTCCTACAGAATATTTAATTTTATTCTCAGCTGTTCTAGCCATAAAGTAATTGTTTCTAGACCATCCCTCATCCTTAACCACCACACTAAATGAGAATTGCTTTAAGAATTCAGTGTTGGCAGTTGACGCTACACTTACTGATATTAAATATCCAGAAATGAATTTGCCCTGATAAGATATAACCATCTCCATTTTATTTTCAACAGACTTACGTCCGCTTAAATATTTCTTATAAGCAGTCATGAATTCTTGGTAATATGGAAACTCTTTACTATCTAGAAAGTGACCATTAAACTGGTATATCTTAGGCTTTTCTCCAAAGAAGAATAAATTCCAAAACTCAGAAAAGTTAACATGAAGTTTGATACTTTCCTCGGATGCTTCCTGAACGCCCACAAGCGAGAAGTTGTTAAATACTCCGTAATAATTCTTTTCGCCAGCATCGTTTTGCTCTAATCTAAGCATCGCAATTTCTTGGTCTTGCAATGACTGCAATGGAATACCCTCAAGTATTTTTGCACTATAGTTGTTTATTGATCCGGTCTCATTTGACGCATCACCAATACTAACCATAGATTTTACTCCAGGTATACGCTTTACAGTATCTTCACTAGAGTTACTTTTAACAGATTGGGCCTGCTTATCATCACCCTCTTCGCCCTTATCCGGACTCTGGAACAATATAATAGATGCTAGCCCGTAATCATGCTCTGTCGTGCCTGTTCCCCATGGTCTTAACGCTACGTTTCCATCGTCTTGTCCAGCCATATTATATCACCCACTTGTTGTTCCAATAATTCATTATCGGAGGTGCAGGGTTTGTAGTCATCCCGGTATCCCTTGTATTTTCGTCAGGCTGATTCATCTTCACTCTTGAAGCTAATGCATCTCGTGCAGCCTGTATATCTTCAGCCTTAGCTTTAGTTCCTTTGCTAAGCTCGCCATTCTCATCAGTAGTCCGATAATTTATTGTGTGATTACCATTATCATAAGAGTATATCTTATCCCCTACAGTAACCTCACCCTTATTATTTAATATAAGATTATCTAAAGCCCTAAGCTGAAGACTTGCTTTATTAAATGCGGCAGGTGCGCTATTTTCAAGAATGTTGTTGAGTGTGGTAAATGCCGACTCGACACCCTTGACGCTCAATAGCTTCTTATTTAGCCAGCCAGAAGTTGCGCCAGTTATTGTCTTAAGATACTTTTTAGACTCTACACCTGTGAAGAAGTCAACAGCTGCTTGATCAGCAGTTTTTATAACTCTGCCATCTTTGGATGTTATAGGCTTAAACGACTTTGTTAAAATTGACTCATAGCTTGCTTTAGCATCTTTAGATATTTCGACACCAGCTTGATTAGTGGTTAGCTCCATTGAGGCTACCGATGACGACGCTTCAGACATAAGTCTTGAAGATGATACACCCATCACGTTAGATCTATACTCTCTTACTTCGTCTACTCCACTTACAGCGTCTATTGCTTTTGCATATAAACCTAATCCTCCTGTATATTTATACTTAAATGCGTCCCACATACCCATTTTGCCTTGCGCGCTTCTTAAAGCCTCAGATGTTGATGCTCCAGCTTGTTTTTTTGCAAAAAAATCAGACTGCTGTTTTTGGGTTTTAAGCCCAGCCCCGACAAGCCACCCAGTATAATTTGATACAACTATACTAGTCTTTTGGAGCTCAGCATTCCTGTCTTGTAAAATAGACCCAATTGCAGCATAGTTGTCAAATCTTGTCTTTGATCCTTGCTGCTTGAATCTTTGCAAAGCTGCTGATGATTTTCCATCGATCCCACCAAGTGCAGCGTCAATATTCATCAAATTATATCTTGCTTTTTCTGAAAAAGTCTCTTTTCCAGTAATGTCAACATCACCCTTTGACAGTAAAGAGAATATAGTTCCAGTCATGGCTCGATCAGTATCGCCCCTACTAAGCTCTTTTAGATTTCCAGCTAATATATCTCCTCTATTTTTATACTCAGCCAGAGCTTCTATTGAAAGCTTCTGAGATCTTCTTCCATTTACCATAGTGTATACTTCGCCATTTACTATACTCTTTAATAAGTGCGCACGGGTAGTCTTAGACTTATTTGTATTAAGAGAAGCCTTCTCACTCATATATTGAGATCTCATTTCAGAAGCACCAGTTTTTGCAATCTCGATTTCTTCATTAGTCATACCAAATCCATCAGCATTATACATTCTTTTCAATGCAGAATTTGGGTCTCCAAAGCTAGTACGCTCAACAGTTCCGCCAAATCCTCTTATAACCGCATCATTTAAATTTAAGAACCCTTTGCCAATATCTTTACCCATACCAGAAAATGTATCAAGTGCTCCGACTGCTCCCGTTACTAATGCGCCCCCAGCTATTGTTAAAGGAACATTTAGTGTTTTATCAAATACTGCCGAGAACACGTTTTTAGTTTTTCTATTCCGTATAGTGCCTTGGCCCTCTGCTAACTTAGAGGCTCTATTCATAGTCATATAGCCCTTACTGCCGTATATTTGCTTATACAAAAGAGACGTCGCAGCCTGATCTCCGTTGGTGAATTTTTCAGCAAATGCATATGCAGCCTCTTTGTCGCCAGCATAACTGTACTGAGATCTCCAAGCCTCGAAAGATTTTTGCATAATCTGGTCTGGTGAAATATTATATTTACCCATATTATTAGCAAAATCTGACTTAAATTCATTTATCATAGCTTTCTTGCTGCCCATACTATAACCTGTATTGTTAGACATTGCAACTATATCGTACGCGCTTGTCTTGCCGTCCATAACTCTTTTGGCTTTTTCTGGATCTATGCCACCCTCGGAATTCATCATGGCTGACATAACCTTAGTTCCCATATCAGAAGACATGAGATTCATTTGTGCCCTAGCCATTATATCTCCAGCTGCTGCAACCCCACCTACGTTAGCAACTGCGCGCTGCTGTCCTTGATCTCCATATCTAGCCATTACGCCTGCTTGCGTAGCAGAGTACATGTAAGAATTGGCTCCTAGCTGCGATGAGTATGGAGTCCCTTGAGTTGCTTGAGCTCCTGCGGCTGCTATGTTAAGCATATTTTGAGTGCCAACACCGGTAACATCACCCATAGCCTTTGCGGCTCTAACCTGATTAGTTATCTGATTTATATTTCCAAAACCAGAATTCTTCATCTCATTTATAATAGACATCCCGCCTTCAATCGTAGTACCCATCAATTTAACGATTTCCTCGGTGGCTTCCTTCATGTCTTTAAAGTTCTTACTATATTGCTTTATAGTGCCAGAATCTACTGAGCCTTTTTTTGTTGCAGTAAGCATTCCGCTAGCTGTTGCCATTTTATAAATTCTAGCCTGCTCCTCTTTACCAAAGAACGAATCCTTGCCACGTCCAGTTGACGACTCTATCTCATTGTAAATCTCGCTGCCTGCAGCATCTGAATATTTTGATAATGATCTTAACAGTCCAATCTGGTTCCTATATGAAAATGTATCACTTTTTATTGCCTGTAATCTCATCCTGCTTTTTACAGATTTGTCTATGCCATAACCTAACGCTGCTGCTGCCGGCAATGCAATCGCAGTAGTTGCAGCCAACCCTGCTACACCTGCTGCAGAAAAAATACCAGCAGACATTCCAGCAGCTCCACCAATACTGGATGCTGAAACAGCAGCTTCTGCAGCTCCCCAAGTAGCTAAACTTGTAGCAGTCTTAGCTATTGCGCCACCAGTAATTAACCTAGACTGCTGAAGCCTAGTCTTCTCAGCGTACTGATAATTTTGATACGCTCCAGGAGTATTGTATGAGTATGATGGATCTCCAGCCAGCTTAGAAAGAACCTGTGCCGGCATTCTACTTGACTGTAATTTTTGCTGGTGATACTGGTTTATTTTCTGCTGATGCATCATGTCTGCATAGTAGATATCTCCATCGCCAACAATACTATTTCCAAAATACTGAGCTCCAGCAGAACTCTCAGGTCTACCAGAAATCGGTCCGTAACCAGCCATTCTATTTTGTGGATTTGGCATATTTTTTAAATCCGTATAGGTTGCATTATATTATGTACTATATATAAAATATAATTAAAGGCGTGCTAATCTACACGCCTTTTGATGGTCTGATAGTAATTGGTCCCATTTCTCTTAGTTTTGAAAACATATTCTCAAAGCGTTTAGCACGATCATGTTTAAGATGTGCCATTTGTGGATATAGCATACCCATCAATGATTCACGATGCTCTTCGGCTGAAGAATCTGATATAGCTGCAATACCCAACAAGGTCGAAGTATATCTTATACCCCAATCTCTTTTAATCGAATTAATTGCAAATCTCTCTTTATTCGATCTGTACGGATATTGAATACCCCTGGCAAGTAGCTCCATGCGAGCAATGTTGTCTGCCAGGGTTAGGATTTTGGGATGGCGCCCTCTCTTCTGAGTGCATTGTACACCCTGTCTTCAAATTCACCTTTTTTTAATGTGATAAGATCTGTGAGTATAGTACTCCATTCTTGACGAATGTATCTTGACCTAAAGTTAACTCCAGCTTCTATTGACTTCATAATATTATCGTACTTCTCAATTTCGCCATCATCCAGAAATGTCTCAGCCTTTTTAAATGCTGCTTTGAGGACTTTTAATTGATAGCCCCTCACATCTGATAAGTCTTTGCCATCAAGACCGACAATTGACAATGCAAAATTATATATATTTCTCCTAGAAGATAGTAGCGATTCGGATACTTGATACTCGCCTGACTCGTCCTTTTTAGACTCAAGGTACTTTCTGATCATATGCTCACCAAGCTCAAAGTCTGCAGGTGTCACTGTGACGGCCGTTACCTTACGTCCCTTCCATCCTAAGTCAATATCATACTCAGCGTAACCCTCGAACAGAATCTGCTCTACAACGCTTTGCTCGAACTCTGTGAGCTGCACATCTTCTATGAGCATTTCGGTGTCACTCTTTGATGATGACTGGAATGCGCTATTAACTTTTGATGCTAAATCTTCCTGTTCTTCAATAGACACTGGACCTTTTGGTTTTATTTTAATAGGTGATCTTGGTGCACCTTGTGACGGTGGCACGAAATCAATCTTCTCTCTTGATGTGTTGATATCCTTAACCTTACTCACCTCATCCATACTCTCGTCCAATTCGAACATCGGCATACTGACCCTTTCTTTAAATGATTACTATGGCTATAAAATAATCGTGGCATATATTATATGTCAAATTTATTTAATGTTATTACAGTATAGTTTATGATATAATAATAGTGATATGATTAAACCATATCAATATTACAGCAGTAGAGTGGAGCTATATACCACTTTACTATAGTTCGCTCCATGTAACTTTCTTTTAATCAATGTGTTATCATACTTGAGTGTGGTCATTTGGAAGTTAACACTCCAAAACAGGGCCCCCTTACTGTAGAAGAAAAAAGCCTTCTCTTTTTTTTAACTTTTATTTTTTCAAACTCAAAAAGTAAAAGTCATGCATTTTGTCCACAGTAAAACACAATAATGAGCAACACACTAACATCAACCAACCTCTCTATATATAGTAATAGTATATACTTATATATATTATATATTATATAAATAAAGAAGAATATATGAAGTTTTTAGCAATAACCTTGCCATACGAGTTAAGTCGTTGATCTCAAAGGCGGTATTAGCGTTCGGTTAAAGTGTAGCTTTAGTTGCCATGAAAATGTGCATTAACTCTTTGATTTATAACGATGTAGAGTGTCTCACCTAAACCGATACTTTAAATTTAAGCGCTTAAATAGAAGATAAAAAAGTTGTAAGCCTATACAGTAAAACGATATACATAGGTCACTTAAAGTAACACGTTAAGAAATGTTAAGTAATGTTAAATAGATTTTTTGCTATTTAACCGCTTAAACTGGAATAATAATAATGCAAGCATTAACTATATTTTATGTAAAGTTCGCAATTTCAAATTTTCTACCAAGGATTATATTATGAAAAATTAACTAGATTAAATCGAGAAAAGGCATAATAACCTACACGTAGGTGGCACGCTAGCATACCGTGCGATTAATAGTATGATCGATTTTCTTAAAAAGAATTGTGTGATGTATTAAGCAGATAGCTATTTATTAATTACAGAATAATCAGAATGGAGTAAGGTATGGGTATAGTTACAGGCATAATTGTGGTAGTGTCGATATGTACTATTTACGTGTTTACTGTAAGTATGATGTACGGATTGGTACTTGATAATTGGATAATTAAAAATTATTGCAATTTACCGTGCAAGATATGTTCCGATAAAATGATAGGATCGTGTAAAACATGCACATATAATTTCAAAGATTATTGTGGTCTTCAGGAAAAAACGGAATCAAATAATATCTGTTTCAGAGGTGAAGAATGGGTATGTGAAAATTCAGAATGTATACATTTGGAAGAATGCTCTAAATCACTTGATGAAGGCATAAAGAGAACTATTAATATTGAATTAAACAAATTAACGTTCAGCACCGGCAACATTAACGCTATTCTATAATAGGAGAAGAATTATGCAATACGAATACGATGAAGACGAGATCAAGAACATATTTTCATACCATGCGCCAGTTGGCGACCAGGTGTACCGGTATTCTGAAATAAGGAATGCTGGGCTTGAATTTGCAAAAACAGTATTTCCGCTGATGCCAAATTGCTCGGAGAAGCTGGTAGTTTTAGAAAAGATTCGCGAAGCTGTAATGCATGCCAATGCTGGTATAGCTATTAGAGAATCTTCTACCGATGAAGATTGTGGCAGTACCATCAATCACACCGAAGTTGAAGATATAGATCTTAGTAAATATATAAAAAACGATCCAGACGTTAATGGTGATGACGGAAGTGTAAGCTTTTTATGTAGCCCGAGATCTGATTTCAGAGAATCATCTTCAAATGACGCTTATAGCGAAGCGTATAATTGGATGGTTAAAAACGCAGCAATGATACTGACTAAAGATAATAAAGGCATCGGTTGTAATGTGAAAACTTTAGACAATCACAATGTAGTTATTTTCGATGACGAGATCACTGCCAAGGAATTTATATTTAAATATGGAGAATTGTACGATTTTGTAATTTAAAAAAAAATTGCATAAACATTGTATCACATAATACAATTAGATATATTATTTACAACGGAAAATTTAAACCTATATGGAGATGATAATGCCTGAATTGAAAAAGCCAGAAACCCAAGTAGTGGCCTCTGTATCAGACGACATAGTCGATGTGTCTGAGGCTATAGATCACGCATCAGAACTTGAAAGCTACGCAGAAGTAGACTTGACTGAAGATAATGATATTCAACTTAGTGAAGATAATACAGCGTCAGGTATGCTACCTGAGTACGCTGTTGAGTATGGTAACAATTCTAATCAGTCACCGTCACTAGAACCTGCAGAGGCTGAGAATTCAGACGTTATCGCAGAAGAAGAATATTCCAAAAACGAATTTGGCCTAGAGGTAGTAAAACCTATAGGGTCACCGGTAATAGTCGGCGAGAGAAAAGTCTCAGAAGTATCTGTGTCTGATGTTGATGACAATAAAAGTTTTGCTGGCGGCGTCGTGCCTCCTGTTCCAGTGTCGAGTGAGAGAAAACAAAACCCATCAGTGCCAGGTGGTAAATCAAATGGATATCGCCCTGGGTCTACGAAGTCTAAGTATGAACTGTATGGATTCTCTATATCGAAGAACGGTAGAGAGTTCAAAGTTAAGCACTCGTTCCCAACACTTGAATTGGCGAAGGCTAGTCTTAGTGGCAATTCTTACCTTGCGTTGGCAGAGAATGGTGAATGGATCACAAGTCCCATAGTTTCAGGAAAACCTGGAATAGCTATTGGCGAACAGGAAATGTGCGTTTATAGTAATGGGGAATGGATATAAAAAATGGCACTAGATACCTATACTCAATATAACGAGGATGAATCTATAGAATCAGCGAGTTCGAATGCTGCATATGATTCTTTCTGTGATGCCGATGTAGGAAACAGAAATGGGCAAATAGACAGCGAGCTTGATGAAGAACCTAATGATTATTATTATGGGTCTGGTGTTGATGATGAATTGTCGGAATTATTCTTTTAACTGGAGGTATTGAATTGAACACGGATAACGCAAAACGGGTAGTTACGCATGCTCTACGTAGACCTGGTATTACATACCATAGCGTGTCTCTTGAGGATGTCATTGGTAGACAGGTATGGAGAGATCAGGTCGAAACCGGAGAGGTGCACTTTACAAGTGATAAGGTTAAAGACGATGAGTTGTATTCGCTTCTAAGAGAAATTCTTAAAGATGAATTCGCCAGCGGAACAGTTGAGATCGGCATTATCGATAAAGACAATCTTCTCAATCTGGAATACAATGTCTATATCAAAACCGAAAACCCAATTGTTATCCTTACAATACCCGAGCTAATAGAAGTGCTACAGGAAAAAGTTGAGAAATTAATATCTAAAGAATAGATGTCTTCAACTTTAAATATATACCCGAACGGGTGCGTTTCGATGGATAGCCGGATGCATTATACCCGTTCGGGTTTTTTTATACTAGGAGGTAATTATGGCAGGTGAAGCTGGCAAGGGACAAGATATAACACTTCATGTATCTGGTAAATATCGTGATAATTTTAGTAAGATATTTGGCAGTAATAAGAAAGATGAGAATGTTAATAGTAAAGATGCTGACATTACCATTATAGCATTATTCGAATATATTAAAGATGAAAAAATTCTACAATTTAGTGACACAAAAATAGATACTTCAGAACAATCCAAAAATCAAGATTGATCTTACAGATTACATAAACTATACTACATATGTTAGTATAATGGTAGACGCTTCGTCTTCCTTTTTAAGCTATAAGTAAGCAGCTACTACTGTAAGAGAATCCGGAAGCATTTCTTACAGCGCAAGCCCCAATAACAATATTAAGTAATCTGATGAAAAAAAAATAATTAACTTCTTTTTTAAATAAAACCAAACGGAGGCTTTATAGTGTACGAAAAAATATTTACTAAAGTGTTTTCTGCAATTGAATGGAGAGGATACCATGTAAAAGTTCAGGGAGAAGAGTTTGTAGCAGAGTTTCCAGCCGGGTGGGATTACACTTCAATATCTATAGTTGCTGATAAATACCTAAGAAAGGTTAATGGAGTAAGGGAAACATCATTCAAGAGTATAGTTCAGAGAATCGTGACTACTATTACTGGTTGGGGAAAAGAGCACGAAGGATATTTCACATCTCCATCAGCTGCAAACGAATACGCTCGCACACTAACTGAGATACTTGTGAATCAGAGAGCTCAATTTAATAGCCCGGTGCTATTTAATATGGGTGTGGTTGACGATCCTCAGTGTAGCGCATGTTTCATTTTAGGTATCGAAGATACTATGGATGGAATACTTGACAATATGAAAATTGAGGGAATGATTTACAAGGGTGGATCTGGAGCTGGATGTAATATGAAGCTTCGGTCTTCTTACGACACGTTGTCAGGTGGAGGATTCTCTTCTGGTCCAATACCATTTATCGGAGCATTCGATGGAGTATCTAGCGCGACTAAATCTGGAGGCACAACAAGGCGAGCTGCTGCTATACGTGCGCTTAACGTTGAGCATCCGGATATCTTAGTTCAGAAAAATGGATCTGCTGGATTTATCACTTGTAAAGTAGAAGAGGAGCTTAAAGGGAAAGCTCTTCTTAAGTCTGGATTTAGCAATGATATGGACACTGGAGTCTTCTCAAAACTTCAATTTCAAAATGCTAATAATAGCGTTATGGTTGGTGACGATTTCATGGGCGCAGTTGTTGATGGTGGAAAAACCTACACTTACGACAGGTTCGGAAAAAAAATCCATACATATGACGCAAAATCATTAATGAAAGAAATTGCTAAAGCTGCATGGGAGTGTGGGGATCCTGGAATACAGTTTAGAGATACTATGAATATGCACAATCCTATGAAGGCTGATGGGCTAATTATCGAATCCACTAATCCATGTGGCGAGTATACTGCTCCACCATGGTTTAGTTGTAACCTTGCAGCTCATAATCTGGCAAAGTATCTTAAAGATGGAAAGATTAATGTGCAGCTATTGAGTAGCGATGCAAAGATTATGACCATCGCAATGGATTTAATTTGCGATCATGCATCTTACCCAGACCCAAGATTTCGTGAGAATGCTGCTAAGTATAGAAGCCTTGGTCTTGGGATAGCCAATCTTGCAAATGTATTTATCAAGCTTGGAATGCCTTACGGATCTCTTGCTAGCTGTGTTTTGACAGAAATAATCATGTCTACTATAACGTTCTCTGCATATGATATGAGTTCGATTCTAGCAAAAAGAGTTGGGACTAATTTATCAAAAGGTGTCATAAAGGAAGTTAAGAAGCAGATAACGTTTCACTCTGTTAATTTTAATGAGACATGCGAGATTGCCTACGATGAAGTCCTTGGTATTGGAATGTACAATATCGAAGAGTGTATCGATTTTGTCAATGAGCTGAAAGATACTCTTACACATTCTAGAGGTATAAGATACAGAAACGCCCAGGTTACATTGATAGCACCTACCGGCACTACCTCATTTGCAATGGGTGCTGACTCTCCAAGTATTGAGCCTTACTTTATGCCAATATCTTTCAAGAAACTTGTTGGCGGTGGAGGCGAATATCTTATACCAGAGACATATCAAGAAGCTTTGAGAGACGCTGGATGGGAAAGAGACGAGCAGTATTCACTTGGTCGTGACATTGATAACTTTCTTGATAAAATGCCTGGAAATTCAGCTGATCTATTTCGTACTGCGGTAGGGAAATATTGTTTATCGTGGGAAGATCATATGAATGTTACTGTATCTGCTCAGAAATATATCAGTGGAGCTATATCGAAAACATTCAACTTGCCTAACGAGGCTACCGTTGAAGATATATCCACAGTGTATATCTCTGCATGGGAAAGTGGACTGAAGGGAGTCACTGTTTACCGTGACGGATGTAAGGGTATTCAGGTTCTAAACAAGGTTGATGAGAAGACTAAAAAACTTGTTGAAGAAGCGTCAAGTATAATCCCGGGAACATTACTAAGAGGACAAAGGCGTAATGTTCCGAAGAAGTGTTACACTGAGCGTCTTGCCTTCAAACTTAATGGGGTTAAGGGCTGGATACACTTAGGGTACTATGATCCGGATAAAAACGGAAAGCGCGATCTATGCGAGCTATGGATCTCTCTTGACAAGTTTGGGTCTACCATTAGCGGACTGCTTGACACTATTGCAAGAATGTTTTCGTACTGTCTTCAATACGGAGTTCCTATCGATAAGCTCATCAATGACTTTGCGTTCATGAAATTTGATCCGCAGGGATTCACTGATGACGAGGATGTCAGATCTGCACCTAGCCTTCCTGCATTTGTCGTGAGGAAAATTGCTCACACGATATACTCTGAGGAGAAGCTTTATGAAATGGGACTAATCAATAAGCCTGTACACAGCAATGGTACCAGGGTTGAGAAAGAGCCTATTAATGATAAGGTTGGAACTACATATTCTGGGAATATGTGTCCAGCATGTGGGACCATGCTGATACGTACTGGAAAATGCGAGTACTGCCCAAGCTGCGAGGAGTCTACAGGCGGATGCGGTTGATTGTTGTTATTTCATTGTAAAAAAAAGAGATAATAATAGTGAATAGATATTTAAGCGATGGCGGTTGGATTAAAATACAATCGCCATCTTTTATGTATAGAAAATAATTATGAATAGTTTTATATGTAAGAGTTTCTCTTATATGTTGCTTAGTTAACGCAGGCATCTCATATGGGTTGTCGGAGGCTCCTTCCGGATCACTTACGTTTCATGAAAGAGGATCATCACGCGCTTAATCTACGCGTTATGATCCTAACTTTCTTGAATCTATATGTAGATAGATACACTACAGGGATCCGGACCAGCGTACCTCACAACCTGAGGATATGATATGTCCATAAACAAACTGAATCATAATTAAAAAATAATCAAAAGTTTTTATGAATACCCCTATATATAAGAGCTTCTCTTATATATGTGTTTTGTAGTACAGGCTTTTAACCAGCGGGTAAATTGCTAAAAGGACAGTAAAACAGTCCATTTTTAGAATGACCCGCTGGTATAATTCCAAAACAAAATAAATCATAAAAACAAAAAAACATATGAACATTAATAAAAAAAGACAATAGCTTCTATTGTCTATCCAACTTTATCCAAGTGTCGACAACTATAACTAGAACAAAGCTGAACTTAATAAACAAGTATATTAAATTTAGCTTTCCGCTAGTTTTAGTTGCCGCCTATCATTACGATATAATCATATGTCTAAAAAAATGACAAAGCGACTCATGAATAACATTATATATAAGAGCTTCTCTTATATGTCCTTTTTACCGGAAAGCACTACATCCTGGTTTCGCTCGCCTACCGCCTTGCGAAACCATTCTACCGCTTCGCTAACGAATGAATTACGCAAGCTATAGAACGTTCGAAACCAGGAATCCATTTCGTACAACGAAATAAATCATGAGTAAAATAAAAATTATGAATACTTTTATATACAAAAGATTCTTTTGTATTGATCTTTAAAATAGTAGTGGTAATCCGCCAGGTATTGCTTCGCCGCTAACGTTCATCATCGTCCTCACGACTAATGTAAATAAATTACATTTTAGCCGTATGGCCAGAATGATGACACTCTAGCGGTCAGCAATACACGCGGATCACCTGAGTAGACAAACTAAATCATAATTTAGATAACAATTCAGACAACAATAATACATGAACAACAGTTTTATGCAAGAGCTTCTCTTGTATGTATTGCGTAGAAGAAAACATTCGCCAGTACATTGTTCCTGCGTCTTGGGAGCAGATCGCACCCGGACACTACTTGACTATAAAATAATGGACGATTGAAAATCCAATGTCCTTAAGTCACTTGGTCACGGGTGCGATTCAGCCACCCAGGAACGCTGGAAACATAGTACGGGCATACTCGTAAACAAATTAATCATGTGTTAATCTTAAAATAACTTATAAATATTATTTAAATGGTAAAGAGTTACTCTTTATCTACATGGTGAATTCACCGGCCTCATAGCTTACCATACGCCACGAGACTACAATCAACCCTCAGGATGTTAGCCTAAAGGCCATCCTGAAGGTTATTTACGTCCTCGTTATGTATGTGCAACTTCTCAGACCGGGCAATAACAAATTAATTATAAGTTTAAAAATTTAAAGTTAAGTTTAAAAAATCGGCATTGTTCCTCAAAGAATTAGAACTGAACGATTCGTTCAGGCCAAAGTAATACAAGCGGAGAAGCTTCTACGCTTGGCCGGATGATCCACATCACCTGACGGGAGATATGACTGACCCGGTGCGCGTAAGAGCGCGAACAACGTAAAATTGAGAACTAAATGCAAAATGAAAATCACTAATATTATTACTGAAAGCTGATTCAGCTTTTATATTTTACTATTCTTGCAGCCGTGCATGATGAAGTCACGCACTGTACTGAGACGAATTAATAGTGATTTTAAAAAAAATAAGGATACAGAAAAATGCATACTAACACAGGTTTTATGTCAACGATTCGTTGGTAAGTAGTATAAGGATACTGATAAGCGCTTCCAGTGCACCCAGAAATGGACTATTCCCCCAGTCGGAATACGTATATTGCTGCTAAAATATTGACTGCGACACAGTCCTTAGGTACTGGCGCAACATCCTAATAACCGACACGGGGATAAGTCCTTCCTCTGGGTGCACGTAATGCTTATCGGAAATTTGAGGCTGAGGATCTTTTCACAATGGAAAAGTCTGAGTTTGGGAAGAAACTTGACGATCTTGGCATTATAGCTTACAAGGCTGACTGGGTAACTTGAGGGTAAGACAATTGGGCGCAATCTATATTTAGGTTGCGCTTTTTTTTAACTATTGGAGGCTATATGATATACTCATTTTCATTATACGGGAGAGTTCCAAGTAAAAAAAATAGCAAGTCTGTAACTCTCGAGAAGGGTGGCGGCGGGAAGACTAAGGTTAAGGTTAGATCAAGCGACCTGTTTAGATCGTGGCACACCGAATCATTAAAGCAGTTGGGAGAAGTTCTGTCGCATCTTAGTGGTAGAAAGTTTGAAATTATAGAACATATCGATATCACAATATTCTTTCCAGACAATAGGCAGGCAGATGTGTCTAATAAAGTTGAGAGTATAATGGACTTACTTGTAGATTTTAAAATACTTAAAGATGATTCGTGGCAAGTGGTTCCCTCGATGTCATCAAGAGGATGCCTAAGAAGAGGTATGGGAGGTGCTGACGTTGCGATTATAGTAAACTCAATACCTGAGATAGAAGACGACTGTGATGATCTTGTCGATGTAGATAAGCAATTGCTCAAAGATATCACAAATGATATAGACTTTTAAGAAAAAGTGGTATGTTTTTCTTAATTTCCAGTAGCCAAAAAGTTGCATTTTTTGCTACAAATATATTACAGCGCATCTCTATAAGATATTGATACATAGAGATGTGCGTATCTCATATGTCAACAGAGGGTTAAGCAACTTTCCAAGATTTAGAAATGACAGTACATTGTTAGGGTTTCGCACGGTTTGAAAATATACATTAAAGTATACTTTCAGTCTATTTGTATTGATAATGTTAAGCTAAAATATAAAAAGAGGATGACTAATAAAAGCCATCCTCTTTTTTTTAGCTATTATGCTAATGTATTAAGCAGACACTGCTGGATTAACAGGCTCTACTGGAACTATTCTTACGAATTCAATTGAAACAGACTCTGCTATGATAGTACTCTGACTTGCGATTCCGAAATTGTGAGTTGATATACGGCAATCCTCGAAGTATACCATACTGACATCTTCGTTCTTTTGGTCTCTAAAATACATGCAGAGACCGAAAGGTAAATCGAAAATCTTAGAAGCCAGGTTTAAATCAATGTTTCCAGAACTTGAGTTCTGAGCATTAACCTTCTTACCATCATGAGTCTTGTATATAATCTCATTAGATGCGGCTTCAGACTGATCAGTTTCTTGCGTAAATTCTCCAGCTGCAAGCATCCTCAGGAGTGATGGTCCATCAAACATTACGCGAGCAATTGATATAGACCCAATTGTACGTCCAGGTATGATGTAGCTAAGTTTGGATCCAATCTCAAACACGCGCTGCAATGGTTTGCTCTGATTAACAGACGCCTGCTCTACTAGTCCGATTGGTAATATATTTGCTGACTTGTCATCCTCCATCTCGCCAAGTCTAGCAGGACCAGCACATATCAATACTGTGCCAGCCTCTATAAAATCGACGCGACTCTGGTCAACTGATATGATCCCGTCCTCAGATGTAACTGCTCTTGATACATGCTCTGACTCTGGTTCCCACTTGCCAAGGTCGCCATTAATAACAATCTCTTCAGCCACTATTTACCTCCAATTTATGATTTCACGTTTAAAGTAACATCGTAATAGTTTCCTGCAACAAATACTGTTATGTTGATTACAAAGTTGATTTTATCTTTGATCAGAGCATCTCTCGTGATAGATATAATTTCACATTTTGAGACTATATAATCTGTTCCCAGCTTACGAGAACCAATATCACCAATCTGTTTCAGGAGATTGAACAGGCTTGTTCCTATGTTATACTTTCCAACATAAGGCGCAAAAGCTTTACGTAGCGTCTTGGCAGAAACGTCAACCTGCTTAGTGATAGACCATTCTCTATACTCAATCGCATCCATATTAGATGTGAGAGAATGTCTTGAATAGATAGTCTGCGAGCTGTCTCCATCTTGTATAAGAATGTCAACACCGCCGCCTGCAATAGTGTCCAATTCACTCTTTTTAAAGTAAGAGCTTGTCCCAAGCTTGATATTTGAGAGTCCAGGTATAGCAAGATTAAGATTGGTAAATGACTGGCTTGGAATGTTTAAGCTATCCCATCCTGCTATTGCTGCTGCAATATAGTAAGGAGGTAGTGCTGCATAAGTATCTCCGCCAAAGTCAGCCTGAAACCATCCTGGCCATATTACTTTAATTCTACGATTACCGTAAGATATATCGCGAATAGATTCTGCCTGAGCAACTTTCCCGCCGTTGCTAAAAATAACACCTGCTGCCGTAGATACTGTTCCGAGATCTGTGGCAACAACGTTTGCTGCAGAAGGAGTTGCTGTAACAAGACCAGTAGAAATTACATCTCCAGAAGAGTCCGTTAACGTAACGACATCTCCAATAGTAACTCCACTATCTATAAGATCCACTACACCATTTGTAGTTACAATCCCGGCCGTTACTGACGATATTGTATCTTCACCAATTTTAAATATCTCGTCCTGGTCGTAGCAGAGAATAGCTACGCGCTCATGTGCTTCGTACGGATCAGATTCTGCGTCACAGTAAGATCCGGCAAGAGCATTAACTCCACCATCGGTAGAGCCAAAGACGTGAGTATAAACGTCTTTAATCTTAAGCTCTTCGAGGGCTGCGCTGTATTCTGACGCAAGGTTAGACGATGCTCCGTCAACATTAATACCGTAGCAAGCATTTCCGCCAGAAAGTGAGAACTCAATGAGAAGCATGTAGGCAAGTTCATTGTATATATCTATCTCGTCGTCTCTTGAGAAGTAAGTAGTAATATCTTCTGAAGATCCAATGCGATAAAGAGTTCCCTGTTCTTCTGCTCTTACAGCTCTAAAATCAGAAGTAATCTGATTTGTGATTTTAGGTTTCCAAGCATTAAGATAATCGTCATCACTAAAATCTCCACTGAGATCTTCGGTAACATTGATAGTCAGAGTAGTTCCATTGTCAACCACACTACTTACAGTGTATAGAGTAGCTCCTGTAAGCTCATTGTCTGCTGAAGCTGCATTTGCTACACCGTTAGATGCCACAAAGCATCCAGCCTCAAGAAGAGCCGAGTAGCCTGCAAGCTTAGGAACTGTAAAAGAAGTAGTTCCTACTGCACTAACCTTCTGGCCTGCAGCGGTATTAGCAGCTTTAAGCATTAGGTTCTGAGAATATCCGATGAACGCTTTTATCTCATATCCGTAGATATTTATTGTTGATCCAATAGAGTTGGAAAAAGTCTCTACCTTGTAAAGATCATCATGGAAATGGCGATCTGAATCAGTAACAGTATTAACAAGGATTGTGTTCGCATCTACAACCGAAGTTATAGTAGCTTTTTTCCTTGCAGCAACAGAGCCGCTAATAGACTGGCTGGAAAATTCTACAATCTGTCCAGCACGTACGCCAAGTGCCTTGAAATCTACTGAACTATCATAAATAGTGTTGGCAGTGTCTATTGTTGCAACGCTAGCTGCTCCAACGCATATGCCTGTTCCAGCTGCTATGGCTGCAGTATGAGCCATAATCAATTTAATGAGTGTACCGCTCTGACTAACATATTGAACTGTTCCAACTTCATGCCATGCTGCTGAGTAGTAAACAAATACTTTCTGTCCACGTACAAGGTCATAGCTTGAAAGGTCAGCTCCGGTGATTTGAACTTTATCAAGCCCAATAGCCGCACTCATAACAACCGTTATACTTGAACGCTGGTAGTAAGGCATTTTAGCACTACTATCACCGTCAGCAACAGTTGTTTTAGGAACGATATATTTGTCTTCATCTTCTACAGCTGCACCCACAGAACTTAATACGACATCGTCAGTAATCTCAACGAGACCATACTGAACTGTATTCGCATAAACTTTAGGTGGATAGAAATCGTATGCACGGTCTCCGGCAACACTGCGATCGTAGACCACAGAATTACTTCCAACCCATGCCAGTGTACGATCAATAAGCCCAGGGGTTAAACCCAAAAGCTCATTTCTATACACGTCATAAGCTGTACCGACTGCCACTGGTGGAAGCTTATCAATAGCAATGCCAGGAGGACTAGCCTGAAACCTCTGTTTTATCGACACATTTGGGCCCTGATAACTCATAAAGTATTCTCCTTATTCTTAGGATGACTGTCTGTTTGGAATGACCGTTCTTACAAATGGCTTATTCCAGTTAACAGTATATTCAACATTTTCTGCTTCTTCGCTAAAATTAAAAGTAACTATTTCGCCACGTTCATTTGATACACCTAATCTTAACATATTGCTATTAACAATGTTTGTCACGATGTATGGCTGGTTATCAATAAGGACGAAGTATCTTGCAGCTTCGATATCAGCCAGTGATAGCTGAGGATCGTTCGCTTCGAGAGTTCCAAAATCAGCTTCTAAATCTTTTAAGATCCCACTGTTTTTAAAAACTTGCCCGGTGGCGCTGTCATGAATCTCGTCACCCTTATTCATAATCTCCATTGTGCTCCATGTGATAGAGTCTTCTGCAGCCATCTCCATCCAGCTAAACTTTAAGTGGACATCGAGTGTTGCAACTACCTCCCATACATGTACATTTGAATCAGTCTCATTTCCTCTTGGCTTCTCAGGATGTATCATGTTCTTCTTAAGTTCATGAAGATAACTTACCCTGGCGCTCAACTGATTTCGGTACGAGTGTATTGCATGCATAGTAAAAGCAGCAAGATTTGAGGCCTCGTCAGCAGCAGATGCTCCAGCTGTTATGTAGATAGATCCGAGCATTAAGTCCGATCTTTTAGCTTCCTCAAACACGTTTGCGTTTGCAGATACTAAATTGTCAAGAGCCAGATTCTCACTTTGAATTGGGCCTCTAGAGATCGTTATGTACGGATTACTAAGAGCTTTTACATCATCTATAGCAAACGGTTTGCTGATTCTTATCAAAGAACGTCGTTCGTCTGCATCCCACTTATAATCAGTAGGGCAGAGTTCGGATTTAGAGAATAGCCACTGAGTAAAACTAATCAGAACCTTTACAATATCGGTTTCCGGAAAATTTGATAGGCTATTACTCATACTATAAAATACATTCAGCTAAATTCTATATCAACATCTTCTTAGCTAACTAAACTATAGAAGCTTGTATATTGTTTCTTATTTTGGTACTCTGTGTATAAATAATCAGCGTCAAGCTGCGTTTTGAGTATCCTAGCCTCATCTATTAAGCCTGTAAAAGGCTGACTAACATCATCCTCGGAGCCTATATATGTAGAGGCTTGAGCTTGGTAGCCGAATGCAGGGTCGATATCGATGTAAGTGCGTTGTACGCCATCGACAAACAGTATAACCCGATCCAGATTGTTATAGACTATGGCCACGTGATACCATTCTCCGGCGGAAATGCTGTAAGCCTCGGCCTCATACTCGTCGCCATTAGAATTTTTAAGCTGTATTTTCATTTGATCATTGTCAGATATAAGTACTCTTATCTGTACGTCTGCTAGATCGGTATTTATCAAGAGAGTTCTGTCTGTGCCCATGGCTCCAGCCCCGGCGTTAAACCACAAACTCGCAGTAAAGCCGGCGTCTCCAAATATTTCACTGGTATCGAATTTAAGATTTGACGATCCATTAAAATCAAAAGCTTTACCTATTATACCGGTTCCATACTGCGCTGTTCCGTTAACAGTTGGAGTGTTCGCCTCAATAGTACGATCACTTACGCTATCCCGGAATGGACAAACGTATGTGTGTTCCCTTGCTGCCCATATATCGCTATTTGGAACTCCATCTCCACCACCAACGGCAAAGAAGTCTTTATCTTCTTCTGTGTCGAGCGTGATAGATGCGTATGCTTCGATGAGCTCATTGTCGACATCTATGTAGACAAGATCTTTTTCAAGCTCATCTGTAAGCTCCACGTTCTCGTAAAGTCGAACATCCTCACCGGTAGAACCAGCGTCCATATTCAACCAATAAGCGTCTGGAAGCTGAGAGCCTTCAAAGTATAACGGGAAATTCTCGATAACGGTCATAATTTTTCCAATCTAATTTATAGAAAAATACTTTATTACAAAGTGTTAATCCATATTCTTAATTTTTTTGTTCTGTTAAGCCACCCCTTAAGGAATACACTATAAGATGATTTCTTACTTACCAGTCTCTTAAAAAATATCTCACGGTGATCAATTGCTATATTGGCAATATTCCTTGGATCGTCAGCGTCCTTAATAGCCTTCATGGTAATTGGTCCGATTTTACCATCATCTTTTACATCAATTGCTCTTTGAATAAACTTGCTAGCTTGTCTGATACCTGAATTAACACACGCGTCAAAATGAGTGCAAGCAATCGGATCAGGCATCTCATCGCATTCGCCAAAAAGCCAATACTTATGTTTATAAATTTCTTCAATTTCGATATCCTTGATAAGTTCAACACTCTGCACGGGCTTACCCTTTTTGCTCTGGTATTTATCATACACAGCTTGGGTAATGCCTTTGTTGGTCGGCCCACCAGGGTCTTTTGGATGGTTAGAATATCCACCTTCATACTCTAAAACTTTCTTTAGAGCTTTCTTAAATATATATCTATCGGTTGTCAATACAACATTCTCGAATTTCTTAGTTGTATCGAATAGTCTTTCATCTTTTGTAATTTTAAGTTTCTTCTCAACTTCGGGCAAAGATTTCAGGGATGGAGCTTTATTCTCTGACAAGAGAGAAGATAGCATGTTGATTAATATTCTAAATAATTTTTGCATAATAAATCCTTACCCTGTTATAAAAATTCTTCTACCGCCTGCTGGTGGATCATATGTAACAATTACCTGGAGATTGTTTACATCCAGCCACCATGCTGTGGTGTTAGTGTTCATCGCTAATATTATTCCGTCGTGGTCGGTCTTCACCCCGTCGACGAAATCTTGAAACAATGCTTCTAGTCCTGTATTCGATGTAAAAGTCTGGGTTCCAGAGGAAGTTAAGGTCAAGCCGCCCATTGTCGCCAATGCGGTTGGCCATGACGTGGCTGAGAATGTACTATATTTTGGAGTAGTACCAGTGTCAGTCCAGTTGCCTTTATCCTGTTCTTGAACCTCCGCTGTCATAGCGTTGTAACCAAGGCTGTTGGATTGAATATCCCAGCTGAATGCTACATCGGTAACCGTTGACCCTGAAGCAATAGCCGATACGTCTATCGCAAGCAAAATCTCCTTCGTATAATAGTTCGCAGTATGCCTACGATACCAACCCACGCCAAAGTTGCCATTTTTAGCGTAACCTTGATCAATGGTGTTGACTAAGTGGAGCTTAAAATAATCACCAGTAACATCTTGGGTAGCCATTACTATAAGCCTTCCGGATTTGCAAAGTCGGTAATTTCTGGTAATCCTAATCCTTCATCATGCTCACCAATAGCTATATACGTTCTATTATCTATTGTAGCAGTAGCATCTAAAAGGTGCCTATTCACTGCCAACCAGTCATCAAACGCGGCAACGTGTGCGTTATTAAAATTAATAACATCAGTGCTAGTCGTCAGATACCCAATCGAAATAGCTACCAAGCTTCCGTTGATATATTCTTGCCTTGATACATTATATTTCATACTGCTCCTTTTGTATACTGATCTTACTCTTCGGAATCTCCTGTTTATTCGATTCCTTTGTATAACTCTTCTTAAAGTGTTTCGGCCCATAACTGATCACATATCTTGCTATGCGCAATGAGAAGATCTGCAAACAGTATACCGTTAAACGTTTTGCTATGAAGCTTTGCAAGATCTATTTTTGATATCGAGTCTGCGCCATCCTCAATCTCTACATATTAATATGTATTATCACCATTATCAATAGCAACAACACTCTTGACTATCAGCTCACCTTTGCCAGTATGTAATTCATTTGAGTCAAGAATAATTTTGTTAGGAACCCTAGTACCTGGTATCAAGACTCTCTTTGTTCCTACCGCTGCTGCAGCCATAATATCTCCCTAGTTTTAAATTTAATCTTCAGTATATCTAATATCAACAACAACCATAGCCGGAGCTGTTGTAGCCTCGTCTACATCAAGTATCAACCAGCTATTTGCAGGGATAGTAGTATCCCCACCGAGAGTAAATGCTGTACCAGTTACTGAGGCAAGGGTTGCCACCGTACCTACTGAGGTTCCTGCCGTTGTTAACGATGTTGAATGTCTTAATTCAAGGTCAAGATCTTTTGAAGCTTCATTATTTGCACCTATGACTTCGACAATTGTGATAGCTACATCAGTTCTAAATACTGGTATTTTATCATTGAGCGCTGGAGTCTCTATAACTATTGTCTTGGTCAGTGTTGGTTTTGCAATATAAGGTAAATCACCAACATCATACTTGACAAGGTCACCCTCGGCAGTCTCACCAAGGATCCAATCACCTGTTGTGGGTGCTGGCTCCTCTGTTAACGTTGATACCTTCACGTCTTCAGGATCACCTGTTCCAGCCGTGTTACGCATCTTGATTGTATCGGTAGCCATATTGGCAGCCTTGGCATTTGTAACAGCGTCATTCGCTATTGTCAATTCCGTACTTCCAGTAACTTCACCAGTATGAGTAGCGTTTGCCATTTCGTTCCATACAGCTGCGCCGTCTGTGTTATCAAGGCATATGTATGCTTTGTCAGCAGTAGTATCAGCCCATAAAGATCCAGGCTGATAATCATTTGTGATATCGTCATTGACTGTAGGGGCTATAGATGCTGAAAAATTAGAAACTTTATCATAAAGTTGTACCCAGTCAGTATTCGCACTGCCATACTTGACAAAAAGAGTACCTACACCGCCACCTGTCTTCATCATGTATAAAGACCCAGTGTCAGCCACGACTCCTGCTACCGGGGTCGAGGTTCCATATATTATATAGACCTCGTCCTGTATCGAGAAGCCATCCTTTACTCTAAAAGCTTTTGATATAGCCATTTTCTATCCTTTTGGTTCACTATCCCACAAAAGTTAGCCCTGAGGAATGTCCCCCAGGGCTTTATATTACTTAAGCTCTAATTTCTCTTCTATTAATCCTATAGGTGGAAGCTACACTTGAATTAATTCTTAGATCAAGATTAGCAGCGTCGATAGCTACAGTAACCACAACCGTAGGAGGTGTCCCAAGTTCAAGCACAGCGTACTCAGCATTATCAACTGAAGTGCCATCAGTATGGGCAAAAACTTTACATGAATACATATTAGCCGGAGTAGATGTCTCGTATAGACATATTTCCCACTCAACACCGATAATATTCGCAGTAGGTATCACATCGACATCAGTAGTAGTCGATACGAGAACTGTACCTGTTACTTTAGTGTAAGCTTCTGCAAGTTCAGTATCAACATAAGCTTTAACAGATTGTTGAGTAGGAACCTTGGTATTAGAATTAGAAGTTAAAGCATCCTCGTCCAAAACCCAGGAGTTAGCCGAAACGTCCGTATCAGTGTTCATGGTAGCGCCAGCAGAATCTACATTTGTTGCATCAGTAACATCAGCACCGTCTTCAACATTGATAAGTGTACGCACTTCGGTTGCGGTAAGAGCGTCGATAGCTCCAGAAGTAATACGACCTACAATAGTCTGTTCAGGTATTGTTAGTGCGGCGGGAGTATCGTCTGAAGTTGCTGCTAGAATTGTATTAGCATTATAATCAGCTTCCATCACTGCGCCAGCAGAGTTTACATTTGCAGCATCTGTAACGTCGGCACTCGCTTCAATTCCACTCAATTTTGATGAAGCAGCATCTGTAAATGCATTAGTGTCAGCATTTGACTCATAAGCAGATTTTATTGATGCAGCATTCATGTCTGCTTGCACAATTGTCCAATGGCTTTCAAGAGTCGGATTAGTCTGTTCAGCAATAAGTACATCGCCAGCTTCAAGAGCTGTTGCGAAAAATGTACCAGCAACAGTGACAGTATACATGTCACCAATTGAAATACCAGACGGCGAAGTGTCAAGATCTGGCGTATTAGTGGACGCATTGTACCCACCCTTATACGCCATCTCGGATGCTGCCACAGCATCGACGTAGGCTTTAACTGATTGCTGTGTTGGAATTTTAGTATCTGAGTCTGACGTCATGTCATCTTCGTCAATAACAAAACCCATTGCGGCTACAGTTGCGTCGCTCTCCATGACGGCTCCAGCAGCGGCAACATTTGTAGCATCTGTAACATCAGCACTTGCTTCAATTGGACCAAGCTTTGCGTCAAGTTCTCCAATGGCAGCTTCAAGATCGCCGGATTGCGTTACGACTGTAGCTGAGGCGTATGTTGGATTTTCAGAACCAGTACCAGTTTTGCCGGTAAACGTGTTCTGAAAAGTATCCTCAGACGACGTGGCACCATCATCTCCAAGCTTTGTCCAAGCTGTATCACCAGCTCCAGACTTTCTCCAAAGGGTTCCATCCGTTCTCTGATAAAGTGATCCTACCGATGCCACTATTCCACTAGCGGCTGATGGGTCTACCGACCCTTGTAGTTGTTCCACTGCACCAGCAATGGAAAAGCCTTCCTCTGTCCTAAATTTAGCAGCCATAATATTTTCCTTTATAGTTTATAAACACGTGATTATCGCAAACGATGCCGATAATTCTACGATTGTATTGTTTGTAATTTTCAACTCGATAGCCGCGCCAACTGTAACCTGTACTGTGAAGTCGATAGTATCCCCAACCACACCATAAGTTAATGTATCTGGGCTCGCATTGTTGACGAACAGCAGCTCTCTTACGTTAATTAATGAATTGGTTGAGTCCTCCACGGTTAAAATCCACTTAACACTTTTTCTCTCAATTGCGACAGAACTTACTACTATTGTCTGAGATGCAGGGACAGCGACCGGGACTTTAGATATGCTGGGCAAATCCCCAACGTCGTATTTAACTAAAACGCCTTCTGCCGTTTCACCAAGAATCCAATCGCCAATAGCTGGAATTGTCTCCTCTGTAAGCTCAGAAATTTTAAGATCTTCAGGGTCGCCTACACCAGCTGTATTTCTCATTTTAATATGGCTGGTATCCATATCGGCTGATTTATCATTAGTAACTGCGTTATCAGCTATCCATTTTCCTAAAATTTTAGGCATAATCCATCTTCCCTTATCTTAATGGCATTATATATAAAATACATTATTATGGCGCTACGTAATACTTAAATATTATTTTTTCCCCTGTTAAGAATGCAGGAGAACCAAGTAAATATGTTACAGTAGTGCTCGATACAGAAAAGTCAACACCGTTAACTAGCTCTACTCCACCATCAGATACAACCATCGCAACCTCATTATCATTAAGAGGCGCCTGATCAAGAGTAAATGTTGCCTGAGCGTCAGATGCTACAACTTCAGTCTGGTAAAAAAAGTCGCCTTCACCATCTTCTATTACAGATGTAAAATACTTAAAGATTACTTTTTCACCTATTGCAAAAGCTGGTGTTCCGAGAAGGTATGTTACCGTAGTCCCCAGAACGGAAAAATCTATACCATTAGCCAACTCGACTCCGCCGTCAGAAACAATCATAGATACTTCATCAAGGTCTAAAGGGGTGTCTGAGAGCGTAAATTCAGTTTGTCCATTCGAGGTAACTATTAGTGTCTGATAAATAAACTCACCATTACCAGATCCACCAACTTCACTTGTAACCTCTATCGTATGATCCTCGGTAACATTTAGGAATGTATAGTTAGTTATTTTGCCTTGAGATACGCTATCCACAATCAGCTCTGCAATCTCATACCCAGTACTACCGATAGCTGAGAAGGCTTGATCGTCACCGTCAGTGACGTGAACTATTCCCGCAGGAGAAAAGGTGGAATGGTGATCATCTGTAGCAATAATCACATGGACTGGTATTGCTGAAAAAACAACCTCGATTGTATGGTCAGCACTAATCCCATAAAATATGTATTGACTCGGAGTTCCTTGAGATACTAGATCGACAAGAACGTCTGAGATCACATATCCAGCATTTGGAACTATGTCAAATGTGACATTATCATTTTCCAGTGCAGCCACGTTACCCAAAGGTGTAATATTGCCACCATCATTTTTAGAACTCACTATTGTGTATCCTACAATTGCAGAAATTCCAAGGTGGATCGTATGGTCTGCAATAACATTTTCAAAAGTGTAGCTACCAAGCACTCCTTGAGATACGGCATCGACAACAATGTCGTCAACTTTATATCCAACATCTGTGCTAAATAGATATTCCAGATCGTTTCCGTAGGTTACCTCAGAGACTCCAGATGGTGCTATGGCCCCATGTACATCAGAGGTTGCCGTTATGTCAAATACCTCGGCAGACTCAGCGAAAAGCTCTATGGTGTGATTCTCAGTGACGGCCTCGAATAGGTAGCTTTCTATTGCGCCTAAATCTACTCCATCGATCTCGACTTTAGATATGATATATCCGGCATCAGCAGTGAACTCAAACAATCTATCATACCCGTCAGGTATTAATGTTCCGGTTCCCGGGATTGACGTAGTATTTCCATCTAAAGTAACTGTAATTGTATGCTGTGTTCCGGAAGGTATTACAAATTTATATCCAGTGGGTGTTGGGGTGCCAATATTACTGGATCCAATTAAGAAGTGATATGGGGTAACTCCACCTGCACTTGTAACAAGGTCAGGGTCAATCTCGTACCTTATATCAGATGACTCTAATTCTTTTAGGAAGAATATCTGACTCATTATACCGTTCTCATCAGAATACTGACGAGTATAATTTGATATCTGTGGGAGCTTGGTCGTTTCAACCATCTCAACAACCATATATCTCTGACCGGTATCTCTATCTATAATTAAATCTTTAGGCCTTACAATTGGAGCTCTTGAGACTCTTGCCCTTTTTTTATCATAAACATTCGCACCAGCATCTTCGACCATCGAAGACTTAGGCTCAGCATCTATAGCAACCTGTACCTCTATAGGAGGATAGTACCCGCCGACAAATGATGTTCCATAACATGTAGCACAATGACTTTTTGTAATTTGTTTTGTTTCACGATCCCAGCAATCTGGACATCTTCTACCAACCTCATGCTCGACTCTACGCATTAATAAACATGGAGTTCCGATATAATGTTGATTAAGGAGTCCTTCAGCGTAGGCGATAGTATCGTGGATACCGTCAGTTGCAGATCCTATGAATCCCATTGGCGAAGTATATTCAATAACATTTACAGTTTTTAAAATACCTTCTATTTTATAATATCTAACCCTGTTAGGATTATATTCTCTGAAGATATCTTCGTATGCAATCACTGGATCTGTTGAGCTTAATGTGGACCCGTCAACTTCACCAAGGGCTCTAAAATCAGATACAGTATCATAACTAACATAAATCTTATACTTGTAACTGGATACAACCTCTATCCCCTCGAGTACAATGTCAGCATTTACAATGGATGTATTTTGATAGGTACGATCTATATCTATATTTTGAATAAGCATTATTCAGAGCCTTCTTCTTGCAAAATTTTAAGGAATTTATCGATAACCTCTTGCTTCTTCTTACTTAAGCTTTTTAAATACTCATCAGCTCCCGTTGGTTTTTTTAAATTATACCATCTGCGTTTTGGCTGACCAAGGTAATGATTAACAAGGACTTTTCGCTCTGCTTCTGGAAGATGTAGGTGCGATCCAAAGCGAACACCTCTACCTATTACTTGATTTATTTTTGATTGGTTCCAGTGGGGTTCTGTGATTTGCATTAGCTTAGTGCCTTTGAGATTTAATCCCTCAGTCCCAGCGGAAGTTACTATAAGACCGTCAACCTTACCCTTATTGTATTCTGAAATGGCTTCAGCCTTTTGTTTTTCATTCATCTTACCAGTATACTGTGTATACTTTAGCCCTCTTGTTTTAAACTCTTTATCGAGCTCGTCTACGCCAGACTGTAGATAGTTTGAATAGACTACGCCTTTAAAATTCTTATCATCTTTCTTCATACTTGCGGCGTCTTCGGCTATCCTTATAAGCTTATTAGACGGTACATTTTTACCAAACTTCGCAGTAGTATTTGAGGCCTGTCTTGCAGAATTCATATATGCTTTAGCTTTTTTAAGCTCTTCCGAATTGAGTGTTACATTCATCCTAACTTTTCTAGCTATAAGAGGGCTCACTTCGTTAACTATGCAGTGATACATATCTGTATGTTCTTTGCTCAAATCTACGACCACATCTTTTTCGATTACTTCGGGATATGTTAATGGGTCCACATTGTTGTGGTAGTCAACTCGACCCTTGAGAGCTTTTTTTAATACCTCTTCGTTTTTAACCTTAGTAACTTGGCCTGGTCCAATTCCAATCCCGAAAATAGCTTCGGATAAGGCATTTAATAGAGGAGTCTTTTTTACTAAAAATTTCTTATTGAAATCTCCACGCGCTAAAGGTACTGTTTCGTCGTCAGGATTAAGTAGCTTAATTATAGGAGCAAGTTCGTGAGGATGGTTAAGGATAGGACTCCCAGAAAGTGCTATGCGTTTTCCGTATCCTTTACTGAGCGATCTAATTCTTTTGCTTCTTTTGGATTGCTGGTTACCTATTCTGTGGACCTCATCCACAACAAGTGTATCACCGGCTATAGGCAATTTATTGGCTTGTTCGTACGATTTAATATCGAAGCCTTTTACATCTTTTAAAAATTTACTTAATTCCTGACTATAATTCATCCTTAAGCTTGCAGGTGTGATAACAGATATCTCACCAGACGCTCCAGCCATAGAAGACAGTGTCTTCCCGGACCCAAGATTATGATACAGAAGTAAGCTATCAGTCTTTTTAAGCTTGTCAACAACTCTCTGCTGATGCTCACCTAGCGTAATATTCTTTTTAAGCGTAGCGGCAATTTTTTTCATGAATATTCCTAAAAAAAAGCCCACCGACCATTTGGTGACGGTAGGCTTAATTGTATAATTAAAGAAAGCGGGGTTAGCTAAGCAAATACTGAAGTTTAGCCATTTTGCTGATACCATTAGGGGTCTTTTTAGGATACTTCTCCTTTTGTGGAGACTCGTTACTGGCCTTGTCTGGTACAACCTGATCTGCTACTGCGTCTTCAGGAGTTGACTCTTCTTCACCTTCCACTGGTTTTTCTTCAGATGGTTGATTGTCTTCATCTGTATTCAGTGACGTATCTTCTTCTCCAGTGCCAGCCTCTTCACCTTGTGGTGCAAGAAATTCGTCAGCTTTAGCGCTTTTAAGAGTAGCTTCAGTAACTTTTCCAGCTATCTCTCCAGCGACGCGGGCTATAACATCGGTGGCTCCAGGAACACCTTTCATAGCAGCGTTCATCATATCCATCCCGATAAATTCCTGAGCCGCTTGGACGCCTACCTGTGCGGCACGTTGTTCTGCAGAAAGCTCTGGAGCTTGTTCTACTGGAACCTCTTCAGGTTCCTCTTTAGGCTTGGCAGCTATATCAGGCTTTTTCTTGGCCATATTTGCACCAACAGTGTCTCCCTCTGCATCTGACTCAACGACATCCTGCTCGCCCTCGATAGCATCTGGAGATTCGTCAAACTGCCCAGCCTCTTCAGCAAGCTTTACTTGAGCTAAGGTATCAATTTTAGACAAAATACTAAATTCTTTTTCTGAAAACATGCCACTCTCCTATACTAAGTAAGAACCACCATAAAATGGGTCTTGTTCTAAATAACTATACGGAGACGCTATATCTCCATATGCGTTATTCATATTTATATTAACTTTATATGTTTTATACATCCCGATCATTTCTGAATTCTTACGAAATAAATACTGTAATTGAGAAAGGTATTTATCTCCATTAGGAATTTTAACTGTAACTCCTCCATTATTATACTGAAGTTCGTTACGTGAATTTACTATACCATTAGACGTAAGAGCCTCTATGGTAGCCTGGTTAATCAAGAGGGCTGGAAACGGAAAAGTGTCCACGGTCCATGTTGCAATGTGTGGAGGTATAAAATTAAGCGTACCAATAGCAAGTTGGATATACATCTGTATTTCAGAATCGGTATTCTCTTCTTTAAATTCAAGCAGACGATTAAGTCCGGCGTGATCTTTTAGATAATTCCTTAACAGGGTAGTATATTCAGAGATCGTCATTTATTCCTCAGCCTCTTCGCTTGAGTCATTACTGTCATCTTCTTTGTCAACTTCTTCTGAGTCTTTATCATTTGAAGTATCTAAGTCTATCTCAAGATTGTTCAATTCAGTATCGTTTGATTTGGATTCTATAACATCATTCATATCGATATATTCAGTAGGATCTTCACTGCTAACTTCTGAATTATTAGTAGTTACGGCAGGTTCGACCTCAAAATCAGCATCGATAATTCCGCGACCATCTATTATGTGCAGAAATTTAGCCCTAGACACAATATCGCTAACTTGATCTTTTGAATACTCATGAGTTCCAGGGTTAAAAGTTACCTGCACGCCAGGTTTTAGCGTACAGGTAAAAGCCCTGTCAGTTGTATTGTCTACTAACAAGATTACTCCTCGTTTAGGTCGTCACTATCTTTGTCTTCATCAGAGACTTCTTCATCAGAAACGTCTTTATCATAGACTTCTTCATCAGAGACGTCTTTATCATAGACTTCTTCATCAGAGTCTACTTCTTCAGAGTCTACTTTTTCATTGCTTGGATCCGAGACAACTTCCTCAGACTCTTCTTCTTTTTCTTGATCTTGATTTTCATCAGCATCGGGTTCAGCAGGCTCTTCTTCAACCATTGAAATCTCTTCTGATTCAGGAGCGTCAGGCTGAATGTCTTCGTCGATATTAATCTTCTCAATTCGCTCTTTAACTGGAATAATTTTCTCATCCAAACCTTCCTGAGTTAGGAAAAGCAAGCTTGATCCACAGTTACTTATGTCTGTTGGAGAAAGATTGACAGTCTTCCCTGGTGATAACTTGATAGTCATGCGATGTTTTGACACCGGCACTGCCTTTTTCGTGTTGTTCGTGTACAGCATACTTAAACCCTTTCGTTTAATAAAAAATGATATAGTATAAAAATAATATAATCCTACAGATTCTACAAGTATGATAGTGCTATAATGATATAAAAAAAGACCAGCTCTAAAAAGAACTGGCCTTAATTTGTATATATACTGATATTAGACTTACGAAGTAGCCAGACGTAAAGCTGCGTAGTAAGCTGAAACAGCAGATGCAACTGTACCATCAGTAGCGATGGCAGTAGCAGAATCGACAAGAGTCAACAGGGCAACTGAGAGTGCATTACCGATTCCAAGACCGATTGATTCACGTGCCTGCCACTCGATAAGATTGAACTCTTTCTTAATTTCAAAAGAAGGTTCTCCGAGAGCAAAGTTGTGACCAAGGAAATCAGGAGTAGTGAAAGCCCAGACATGTCCCTGTGGAAGGATGTTGCTCTTAATAGTTGTTACAATCTTGTTCCCGTAAAGGATATCAGAAGTAACGCCATTAAGAACTCTGTCTTTACCGAAATCATCTCCAGCACCAGGAAGAGAAACTGCAGTGTTGTATGTTTCCTGAGTCATCAGAAGACATCCAACTTCTTTTCTCTTAGTGTCTGCACCGGAAATACCGGAAGCGAGAGTGTTTTTCAGTTTCACGAAATCTTTTTCGTGAAGGTAGAGGCCATCAGCACCGGTAGTGTTGGTTCCAAGAAGAGCTTTTTTAGCTGTAGATCCAAGAGTATTGGTAGTTACAGCAGCTCCAGCAAGGCGAAGGAACAATCTGTCTTCGAGTTCTTCAAGGACAGGGACTGTCTTATCTTCGATACGTTTTGTAACTTTGTAACGATATGCACGAAGATCTTCAACTGTGATCTGCTGGCGTTTTGTGGCAAAGTTAACGATTGGAATAATGTAACGTGATCCATTGACGTATTTACCGTCAGGTTCACCAACATTATCAACACTTACAGCTTCTGCATCAGGCTCAATGTCACGAATCACATAAAGTGAATCGTCATTGATATTTGTGTTACAATCAGTAACTGTGATAGGCTCCTGAGGAATGACAGCACGCGAAAACGCACTCTCCTGAAGTTCGGTTTTCAGGAAATTACGTCCTGCTTCACGAACATCGGATGCATTCTTCTCAAGCATATCGACAAATTTCTGATTGTGTTCAATGATCGAAAGATCGCTGATAGGCATAATTAAATCCCCTTTAGAAATTTATTGAAAGCAAGAATCCGGCACCACGCCGGCAAATTAACTACTTATAAATATAATTTATGTTACATTGTACTGCAAATAAAAAAGGGCGATCCGAAAATCGCCCTTAATAAATATGTACCGCAAGATATTGCTATTATGTTATAGGTACTACAATGTAGTAAACGAAAGGAGAAACAATCTGAATCTCTTTTCCAGCGGTCGAGCTCTTAACGCAACGAGCAACAACCTGCTCAGTGGTAAGGGCTTTTCTAAGGATTCCAAGATCAACGTTTTCAGTCGATCCAACTGTAAGCCAGTCGCCTTCAGCAACAGCTGCGAGAGCTCCGTCAGTATCAGTAAGATACTCTGCACCGAAATCATCGATAACTGTTATGGTTCCAGCTGGAGTAGTGTCATGACCTTCATATGAATTGTCACTTACTTTGGAAATTACCATTTTAAGCTGCATAGCTGCAACATCATCACCAGTCTCGATAACTGCTGCGATACCTGCAACAACTTTGACCCACTGTCCAGTAACGAGTCCGGAAATATCGAAAGCTGTTGGGTAAGATCTACGGAAAAGCTTGGTATAAGGAGTTCTAATATCTAACATAAGGTTGTCCTCTTTCTTAAATAGTTAAAAAAATATTTACATTATTGAATTGAACATGCCGCGTTCAGAAGAAAACTCTTGGCCGCTTGAGGTATCTTCAAAGATACTTTCCCCGGACCTATTTCCTGAAGCTAGTTTTATAGCCTCACGGATTATAGCCAATTCGTCATGGCTCTTGTTTAATAATTCAGATGCTTTTTTTTCAACATCACTATCTCCAACTAGACCGCTGGAAATCATGTCGTCGAGCAACTCTTTAACATCAGCGCTCTTCTCCATCATCTCATTCTTTGAAACAAGTTGACGAATGAGAACTGAAGCAATTTTTGATATTTCGCTGAATGCGGGATTGTTAGACGAAGCCGTCTTCTCCAACGCATCCAAAACATTCTTGGATGACTGATCAGTATGAGAAGCAATTTTCTCACACTGACCGTTAGTCAACTCACTTATCAGCTTGTTAAGATTCAAGCGGCTCATATTAAGATATGATTCCGTTTGCTTTAAGAACTTTAACAGCTTCTACAACTTCAGGTTTCTGTGAAGCTTCTTTAACAATAGCATCGTCTGCATAAGACTGAGCAGCATCAGCACGTGCATCTTCGCGAGCTTCAACTTCAATCTCTGAAGCAGTTTTGACATAATCAACATACTCAGAAGCAGCGTTGATAATATCTTGATGACTAAGCTCCTTCATTTCTGCGATTTTCTCAAGTCCAGATACCTGCTCGGAAGCAACTTTCTCAACACCTTCGTCTTGGATAACATAGCTATCAAGAAGTCCAGCTTCTTTAAGAAGCTCGAGAGAATCTGAATAAGCTTCGTCTGAAGCCTGTTTCTCAAGAGATTCTGAAAAACTCTGTGCAATTACATCACCAATAAGGTGAGCTTCTTTGATCTGATCAGCAGCAAGGCCCATTTCTTTTTTGAGCTTAGCGTCGGAAGGTATTCCTGTTCCAATTGTGGCAGCATCACCAGAATCAACAACTGCAGCAGGAGCTTCGCCAGCTTCTATAGCAGCAATATCAGCACCGGCAACAGCGATAGCCGGAGTAACAACAGCATCCATAGCAGATGTCATCTCAGCGCTTGCGCCAACAGTGGGGTTTGCGGATCCAGCCTCTATTTCGCTTACATGATTTTCAGCTTTTGGGAGTTGTGCAGCCTGACCATTTGCAGCAGCACCCTCTTGATCGTAGCCAAGTACTTCGGCAGCGAGTTTTGCAAGCAGGTCGTCACCAACAACGCTATTAACGCTAGCAGTTTTTTCATTGCCAGCAATTACAGCTTCAAGGTGGTTGTCGAAAGAACTCATATCTATCTCCTTAAAAATAGTGAAACGGTAAAATTTAAATTTACAAACTTATAATTATTAAAATAACTATTGCATATTAGAAGCGCAATATTTTTCGAGGTTTACGTTTGCCTAATAAAGCTGCACCAACACCAGCCAGAGCAGCTATAGATATTGGGGTTTTTACAGGATCAACAGAATGTGCCAGTACTCCTGCAGGTTTACCCTTCTGTATAATGCTACTTCTATTATAAGATGAGATGAGATGAGCTAGCGGAAATGCTACCACTGAGGCTATTGTTGCGCCCTTAGTGGCTCTAAGTCCAGTCTTAAAACCTTCACTGCCAAGTATTCTTTTAATAGACGATGACATTGAGGCCTGCTTCACATGGCCAGAAAACTCAGTTCCCTGGAATGCATGTTCATATACCGATGCAGGCACAAAGAACTCGTCTGGTAATTTATTTTTAGCATTATGTTTAGCTGCACTGTAAAGAACACCTCCGCCTATTAGCGCAGCAGTCGCAGGATTAGACGCTGCATCTATCATCATATTTCCTATAGACTTGTCTCCAGCTTTAGATCTTAGCCCCATATATATAGCGGCTATTGCTGCAAGTATGGGTAGCGATCTTTTCGCAACCAAAGCATCGGATGTATCGTATTCGGTTTTAGCCTGAGCTGCAGTCTTTATAATAACAATCTGAGATCTACGCTCTGGAGTCATAAAAGGAGGAAGAGAGCTTCTACCTGGAACAACTCTTGAAAGTATTGACATTAGACTGTTGTCGAAATTCATACTAGGAATCGATGGAGCAAAGTTTTCTGGGTAATCCACATTATCAAAGAAGATACCTCTACGTTCTAAGTCATCAGCCAGCGCCTCATTGCCTCTTGAGACAAGAACTATTCTCTGCAGCTCCTTTGGTCGAATAGCTACCCCAAGCGTATCCAATGTTCCAATAGCTCCTGATTCGCCTCTAGTCTTAGCAATCAGATTAAGAATCTCTTTAGGAATATCGTCTTCGCTCTCAACTTGCTTATCGGCTTCCTCGTCTATAATTTTCTTTAATTTAATCAATCTATCAGCTGAAAACATCTTACCTTCTGGCGATGATGGAGAAGGTGTTATTCTTTTGTCTATCTCGCTCTTCTTAAGTAACACAGCAACTTTCTCTACATCGCTATCAGTTACACATAACGCATCTGCAACATCAACAGACATTGTAATATCTCCTTCATGCGCAACTTTGCCCAAGACAAATCCTATTTTATCAGCAGGAATGTATACATATGATATATCAAAAAAGCGTGGCCTGATATTAATCATCGTAACTCTAGTTCCAGGGAGAATAGTTTTCCCAAGCTCTTTCGACCATTGCCTTGCTAAATCTTTGTCTATTATCTGCCTAAGATGATTTTTTATATGCTTGCAGTACTCAGACTTTTTACGTGCCTTATTGCCGCAGATCTTGCAAACATCGTACTTAACACGACAGTTATGACTAACTAGCCCTCCAGCTATATACGACTCATCACTATCAACTTCAAAGTTATACACTACTACGTCTTCGACACTTCTAACTTCGACAGATTTAACGCTGTACGAATAAGTACTATCAGAATTTATCTTTATAGCGGAGTTACCAGCCTTTACTCTTTCAGATATTATTTCTGACAATTTAGACAGCTTCATCTCAGAGTGTTCTACTAGAGGCTCAGCATCCATGTGAGATATGTTTAATACATACTCTGTAGTGTCAGTATTGCTAAACCCGCTGCCAGCTTTATGGATATTCTTATATATAGACGACGGTATTCCACAGCTCATCAATAAGTCGCGCCCTTGCAGTACTAGGTTTAGACTGGCAGTTGACCAGTGAACACCTTTTTTATCACAGAATCCGTCGCCACTCAACCATGCTCCAAGGAAAGATAATTTTACATCTTTAGATGATACAAAGATTTCTGGTGGTATGACCTTACTCTTGCTCCCAGATTTAATAAAGTTTTTCAAAAAACATGCGAGCTTTGTTGAAAAGAAATTTACAACAACGCTACATTTCGAGTTTGGGTGCGGGACGACACTACACATTACATCTGGAAACATTTCACCTATAACTTTTGGAGCAATTCTTACCATTTCGTCATCTATATGACATGTCAATTGAACAACTGCAGGCTTTTTATTATTATAAGTGAAGGATCCCTCGGCTAGATAGTAACCCATAATTTTAGCAAGCCTGGCGTCTCCTATAGATGCGTATTTATTATTTTCGTATTCACATGGTATGTATTCAACGTGGTCCCATTTCTCTATATGGTTAGCATGAGCCCAATCAAATTCAACTTTGTTAAAATCGTCATCGTTAGTAAAAGCCCTATCCTTGTCTTTACTTTCTGATTCGAAAATCTTAACCATGAATGGATGGTCTGCTGTAACTTCGACCGGGAGTGCTAGTCCTCTAAATTTTATATTATGGACATCCCCAGTATACTTTCTTCTGTGAAGTTCAGTAACTTTCTTCCATTGCTTTTTATGAGTAAAGACTTCATCGCCAACCTTGACCTCTGATATTGAAATGTAACCATTGCGAGTTAGTACCGGAAAGTTAGGATCAGTAAAGCATCCCATTGAGACACTTACATCTTCGGCTGATTCGAGTTGCTTTACTATATCTTTAGCTTTGAACCGATCAATAGCGACTACAAGTTCAACGCGCTTATTCTCCGGATTCCAATAGGATAGCAGTACATCTCCAAAGGAATTGAGCGGGTTCTTATTAACGTGATGCTTGTAAAACTTAGCATAATACTCGAAGGTCTTGTGGCCATAATCATTATCTGTCCCAGCGTCACTCTGAAGTGCAACATGGTCAAGTTCTGATTGAGGAAACTCATCGCCATTATTATTAGCGCCCCAAAACTCTTCAGCGCCCATGGCGTTGATAACTACATAGTATTTATCATCACGCTTCTTGAGATTTGACACGAATTTGAGTATGGTATCTGAATATTTTCTGGAAGCAGTCTTCTCAAGCTTTTCCATGTCATTAACAGGAGTGATGTGCTCACCATGATCATCGTAGCGCATAAATTCTACATACTTAACCATAATCTTATTCCCTTAAGCTATCGGTTCGCGTTTGAGCATGTTCTTTACAGGTATGAAATGGAAGTTAGGATCTATCTTCACTTCAGCATTTGCCGCCTTGCCATTTTCGGCTATTTGTTTCAATAGTTTTATCTGGCTATTAAACTGACCCTTCTTGCGTGACTCAGCAAAAAGATGCCTGGCTCCGATAGTATTGTTGGCGGTATCGTTAAGTTTAACTGCAGCCTTATATGTGGCAGCTCCAGCGCCAAATAAAAGAATAGACTTACCGGGGCCACGTAGCCCCTTGGCAGAATCTATAGCTTTTCTAGCAAGCCATTTTACTCTTGGGCTAATAGTAGCGATCTTTTCCATTATATATAACCTTATCCAAAGTCGATTAATTTACCAATATTACTTGCAGCTGCTCCACGAGTAGTTCTCTCGGTAGCTACATTTTTCTCAATGCTAACCATATCCTTGACCAGGTTGTGATCTACTCCGCCAAACTCAATCATTTTGTTGATGAGAGCTCCAGCTACAATTGGATTTTTAGCAGTATTTGGGGAGTATGTTTTGATGACACCAAAATAGTTATCTATTACGGTATCGTCTACATTTGCTAATGCCGGATTGTACTTCTTTAAATTATTACGAGAAGTCATTAGATTGGCTTTCGTAGCAAGAGGCTGAATGATACTTTCGGTAACTGCCGATCCTACAAATCCGGCCCCAAGTATGTATGGAGTTGCGCCTTTAATAGCAGCCTTTGTAGCTTTGTTTGCTGCAGCTCTACTCTGTTTTGTTCTAAGAGCTTTTCCAAGAGAAGATGAAAGAGCTTTTAGTTTTACTGCTTTTAAAATTGATGACTTAGCCATTTGCCGTCTCCTAAAAGAATGATCTGGTAGCAGCATAGCCACTACGCCCAAGGTTTCTATTAAAAAATTTCTTTTTATTCATAGCAATGGCTGCAGGATTTCTTTTAAGTGTACTGCTTGATAATCCTTTATACTTCTTTGATGATTCGCCAAATGTTGACAAGGCATCAAAAGCCATTATAGCCTGTGAGATATACGCTGTTTTTTCTAAACTTCTCTTAAATGCTTTTAAATTTATGTTATCCATTTTTTGTAATCTTTTTAAAAATTTTAGTGCTACGAACGCTTCTAAGATCTTTTGGACTTAATTCATTAAGCTGAATTTTGCCTGCCAATACATTGTTCCTGAGATGTTCGCGATAGCTTCCAGGCTTAACTTTTCCACGTGAACTTATTCCTGAATATGCGGCAATTCCAGTCCCAGCAACACCAAGTCCAGCTACACCTTTTGCAGCCTGTCCAAGTCTTCTTGAGCTTCTTAATCTAGCCACATTTGATCCAAACCTTCTTGCTCCACGCTTAAATCCTACTAGTATAGCTGTTGATGACATTATGATCTAGTAGCTTTTTTGATAAGTTCAATGCGGCAGCCTGCTCCGGTAATTATCTTTTTGCATGCAGCAATCTTTTCAGTCTCGAGATTGAATTCATTAGAAAGCTTATACAGCTCTCCATCCACATCGATATTACTAGAAGATAGTTTAGTGATATCTGTAGAGATATTAAACCCTCTAGCTTTAACTTCACGCATTACATAATCGCAAACCTTAGCAATCTTCTCCACACCTTCTTTGCCATAATTATCTTTTACGGATTTCATAGCAATCTTAGTCATATCGCCAAGAGATTCTCGGTTGCTTGTAATTCCTGCACCTATCTCCGATAGACGGCCTATTATGTCGTACATGCGATTCTCTGAAGCTGTCTTGACACACTCAAGCCCACTTACCATATTTACTAAGCAACTCATTCCACGTTCAAGCTTGTGAACTGTTGCAATTTTCTTCAAGCTAGCGTCGAACTCAGAGGCAGTCTTTTCGATTTCAAAACTGGCAACCTTGACATTTAGCTTCTTGACAGGTGCCGATATGTAATCGAAGTCAACTGTTTTTGATGGAGAGACTGTTTTGTTATTCATTTTTTCTATAATCCCCTTTGCGTCCGCTAGGGTAAAGGTAATATTTGATCTATCAGTTTTAGGATTTTTAAACAGCGCAATATAAACATTGTTATTAGCCAGCTCACATACTCTCTTAAGGATTTCGTTATTTTCTATCTTGTCACCTGCAACATACAAATTATAGATGTACTCATTCATGTCCTGTCCGGACGTGAGGTGCTCCTTAGCAGTGTTGTAGGCTAGTTCGCGAATATTTTTTTCAATACCACCTAACATATGTATTCACCTTAAGTAAAAGTAAACTAACATATAAAATAGAACTTGCCAATATTAATCGCAAATACATATTGTATTACAATATACATAATTATATATTGTAACACAACGGAAGTAATTCTTTTATTATAAGAAAGGAACTTGTTATGAGTGATAGTGTCGACAACCTCTCAAAAGTTATCAAGATCGCTGTGCTTGATCCAGATGCAAAAGTCGAGCCTAAGGAGATTGTAACTACACTCTTTAAACATTCAGTAGCCAGAATGTTTGAGGATGCGCTGGTGTATACTGGCAATACTGGAAGAATGGAATACGCGGCTATAGTGGAAACGAAGCGTGGCCTCATACATACGTTTAGAAGTGCCGAGCTATCTGAACATCAACAGTCAATAGAATGGTATGAATCTTTATTTGACCAGACTGTTCAGGAAATTCTTCAGTTTGCAGATGCTAGACATAAGGACGAGTCGGCCGGGAATAATATAATAACACTGGATGGAAACAGAGAGATGTCTATCAACCCTGATAAGATTCCAGTAAATTAAGCTCTAGCATTAATCTGTGCTACGCCAGATTTTTTAGCTACATTGTAATTACGTCTTGCAACCGGGGTAGCGTTAGCACCTACTCCGGACTTTTCCTTTGTAGAAGCTTTATTCTGTTCAATTTCAACCTTTTGCTCCAACACTACTGGCGGGTAAGGCTTCCTTGAATCAAATAATGATTCTGCTATCTTTGTAAATTTTAATTTCATAATTCCTCCATCTATAATATATATCATTACACGTAATGCGGAGAAGCTCCGCCTGCTGATCTATTTGCTGGCAATAGAGTATTCTCAGTACTAGCAGCTAAATATTTATTGTACTCGCCCATCTTAATTCCAAGAGCTATCCTGGCAAACATGTAACTATGGAACGCATCATCAGGAACCGTGTGGTCATACTTAGTCATTCTGGTCTGCTCACTATACTCGCCATAAATACCGGTAAAATCAGACAAGAACTCTTCTTTGAAATCTTGCCATCTAAAGAATTCTACTTGCCCTCTGCATATCTCCATAAAGAGATCTGTCATTACCTGAGTACGGTTGATTATATAATATCCAGAAACAGCATTCCACTTTAACTTTGTCCCAAGTGTTCCATGCTCATACAGTTCAGCAAATTTTCCAGCACCAAGCTTATCTACCATGATAGCGTTAGATGTGCGACCATCACCCATATCGGCTATCACAAATTGGCAATTAAAAGACGTTATAATCTTTAGCATGTCCTCTATTTGTATAATAGGCTCGCTCATTCTACCTTTATACTTCTTCATTAAAAGAACTTGAGGCCTACCATTAACAAGAGCTATTATGGTCAACACAGAGTATGATGCTCCAGACATTGTGTCGCCTTTGCCCCAATCTACGCCGGCTGTAATCATCGGGAATTGATATTTTTTGCCGGTCTTGCTGGTGCCATCCTCATTAAACATTTCGTAAGTCTTGCACACCCCGCGAAGATCGTGTTCGTTTAATGGGTTTCTAGCGTTAGCATATGGCAAAGCGAGTATCTCATTATGATACTTTTCAATAGAATAAGTGGACTGTGTATCGATAACATTTGTCTTCCATATCTCTGGATGCTTAGGATTATTAACCCAATCCACGGCAATCTGAGGCATTCTATATCCATCAGCAACAACCTTCTCGGATCGCATTGATATCCATTGCCCATTCCTATAGAAGATAGGCTTCCCGCATTTATTGCAAATAAGGCAAACTGCACCAATATTATTTTCGTTAAGGAAGTTGTATTTATTGCAATGCTCGCATTTTATAATCCATTCATTCTGAGACGACACGTTCCAATACTTTTCAAGAGTATTCTCCATAGTCTTTGGAGTCCCAGCATATATCTTTGAGTTAAAGATATGCATAGGAATTCTAGAGTCGCGATCATGCATCAGACTCCACTTAGGAAGGCTGTGAGACATACATTGCTCGATAACCGGTATATGGTCTGCCACTAAATCCTGCACCTCGTCAAACCCGACCATGTCGGCAGATATTCCACGTGTGGCATCGGCAGTGTGGTATGCTGATCTGAGATATATCTTACTGCCATTGGACAACTCTTTATATGTTACATTGTCCATCATCCTGGCATCACGATAATGCTTCGTGACTACATCAGAATCACATAATGCTCCCTTAAGCTTATCACTTGAGAATACTGAAACCTGCCCACCTGTTGGCGCTACGTACAAAGAATGAAAACTTTTATATTTTAGTATTGGTAACGATAGCAAGAATCCCATAGTTGTAGACTTGTGAGTCTGTCGACCAAATTTGAACACCTTAGCTTTTGATGGTCTATTATAGATAGGATATATATGCTTCATACTTCCGTACGGAAGAGTAAGCGGATGTCCATTTACACTAAATACAGACTGAGCAAAATCGGTGGCCTTGATCGGCATATTATTTAATATCTTCTTTCACGTCGCTCAATAGACCCTTAACTTCGTGAGCATTAGCAATCTTCTCTTCTTCAAATTTAATCTCATACTGATCAAGCTTATCGAAGAATGACTCTTCAGTCTCGCCCTCGTCAGGCATAGATTTCATAGCCTTAACATACATATCAAACCAATGCTTAGATAATTTTGCGCGCTGATCTTCTACATTACGCATATTAACTACTGTCATATCTATGCTACCACCCTCAATTCCGACGCCGGATGTTTTGGTCATAGATGTACTATCATCCATGTTTAAAGCTTCATAGTATTTGAAGTAGCTGTCAGTCTTCACCTCTTCAAGAAAATCCTTAGGAGTCGGGGCCTGAAACTTACGATATCCGATTTTCCATTTTATATACTCGATAGAATGAAATGTAATCTCACGATCCATCCCATCCATCTTATGTCCAGTCTCGAATATTGATATATCCTGTTCCCCGTTAGCCATAGACTTTATTATCGTGGTGTTATTGCGGAACGATAAGCACCTCTGAATTGCGGCCTTAGCATCTAAATGTTCGGTATCCCAGAATATACGCTTATGAAGCCTTAGAGCATCTGGAGATACTTTCTTACGATATTTAAAGCTTATAACATCAGATATCTCATCTATCGACTCATCATTAAACATAAATATGTTCACTAATGATGTTATGTCTTTATATTTATGTATCCAATGAATATCATCAAACCATTTGTAGTACTTTTTTTTAGCTAATGGATTGTCTGTGCTGAGTGACTTTTTGTAATTAATAAATTCCAAGTACTCAAATACTCCTAGATGATCAGCGTATTCCTTAAGCTTCTCGTCGTTTAAATCTATTACGTCTCCATTGCTCAAGAACTCAAGTATCGATGGAGATGCTGACTTCATCAGCTCAGAAAAGATCTCCTCTATCTCTGGCGCCGTAATGTAGTATCCGAACTCTTTAGTCTTTTTGTGTATGTGCTCAGGTTGATTGCCCCTCAACAACAGGGATATTATAAACCTCAAGCATGGTATGTTGTCCATAATTAGTGCCTTTGTTTACCGGTCATCCATATAGTATATTATACTAAGTGCATATACCGTTGTCAAATATATCGGTATTCGCTATAGTGTGAAAACAAATGACTTATACTAAACAGTTAACAAAGAGGATTAATATGCTATCTCCAAAAGAAGAGACTGGACATGTCAAAATTGCAGCATTGCCAAGAATTGGGAAAGATATTCTTAAGAGACTAGCACTTGGGGCTGCCGGAGGAGTGGCTACTGGAGCTGCAGGGTATGGAACTGGCAGAATGATAGGCGCATCTGAGAATAAGAGGTTGGTTGGAGCCTTTAATGATTTCAACAAAAAAGAAAATCAGCTCATCGTCTCACGGGCAAGTGCTATTGGACAGCGTAAGGCTATCGCAGCATCTCACATTGCCTATTCAAGAGGCCAGGAAGATATTATTAATCGCATTAGATCAATGCAGTCCCAAAGTAAAGCATCTAAATAAAAGCATCAATAACTGTAAGGAATTTATCCATGGAAAAGACGGCAAAGTTTGGGTTCGGTCAAGTCACTAATTTTTTAGGCAAAGCATTTGCAAAGAAATCTTCCACTATTGCTAGAAATATGCCTATGAGTACTAGAAAAATATCTGCAGTTAAAAATGTTGTAAAATCAAAAGGCGCAAAGTCTGCTACTGAAAATGTTACTGAAAATGTTGATGAAGCTTTTAAATTTAAAAGGATGAATAAAAAAGCAAACCCCTCGACCCCATCGCCTACAGTAGAATTTTCAAAGACTACTGTGGACCCTACTCCTGGACTTACAGCCAAGAGAGCTGCTGAGAAAGCCAAAAGGCGTAAAAACATAGTTCGCTCAGCCAAAGCCTTTGGACTTGTTGGAGCTTCAGGAGCTATCGGTGCTGGAGCTTACGGAGCTCTAAATTCAAGCGCCGGCAAATCAGATGACTCATTATATAATTATTAAGTAACTGCAGCTGGGTGGTTCTACCTTTCTACCATCCAGCATCTTCCGTGTGCAGTGTGAGGAGTAGGAGTCGGCAACCTACTCCTCTTTTTTTTACCCCCCTGTTATTTCCTCCTTTTTTGTGACATAATAATAGTGAACGTATTTATCTTTTTTTTTAACCTATGGAGGAGTTATGTCGGAAACTTTATCTCGTGTTATATTCCACAACGATATGGACGGTATCATATCTGCTGGAATTTATGCCTCAAAAAACGAAGTCATCCAGCTGATACCAGTGTCATCCCATCAGCGCAAAGATGTGGACAAGATCGCAAAAAGGGCAAAGACAAGCGATGGATCTAAAGTAGTGATACTGGATTTTGCATACTCGCAATACGCAGATGTCTGGTTCGACCATCATTTCACAAACAGAGCTACTCTTGATAATGCTTGCAGCCGGGCTCGCAAAAAAGAGTTAACCTTTCTACACGACAAAAAAAGCCCCTCAGCAGCAAAATTAGTGGCTGAGCATTACAGCGTTAACAATAAAATTGATGAAGTAGATATGCTTGTGGCTGTAGCAAACCTCTATGATCAGGCTGGGTTTAATAGTCCTGATTATGTATTCACAAACGGAACTGCATTCAACAAAATGTATGCAGCTATGGAGGCTACAACCAGTGAATCAGAGCTCAACTATCTATGCTGCTCACTCGTCATGGCTGTCGCCAATTTTATAAAAGGTGGTAATATTAATACAGGCATATTGATGTCTGGAGTGCGCGACGATGCTGTACATGCCATGAGGAAGAAGGCTGAAGGCATCAGCGGAAGCCTTACGCTTTTCGGAGACTTATGTGTAGTGATATCGGCCCAAAGAAAATTCCCACGTTATTCCGAGAACTATGTGATGAATGAAAATCCAAATGTTAATGGATCGAAATACATTTGCAGAATCGAGAAGATGTATGGCCGTGGAGGAATGTTTCGCTTGTCGCTATCTCATAATCCATGGTGTAGACATAAGAACTTTATCGATCTCGGGAAGCTGATAAATTCATCTGACGATGTTAATGGCGGTGGCCATAAAAATGTTTGCGGAGGAGTCTTACATTCTGACAAGATAGATTCGTTGATTGAATATTTAACAACCCACCTGTCTGGTGGAGAAAGTGGTTATATGGAAAAGTTTGGAGTCGATCACAATGCTGATCCAGTAGAGCTTGGCGCCGATGAATTGGTTAAAGAAGCCTCAATAAGCAAAGATGAAGCTCGTGAAAAAATAGTGAGCAACATTGCAGAGAAAGAGGCTAAGCCCGAACACGCTGAAGGTTAGCCTTCCGCAGTACATTTCAGTCGCCTCAATCGGGGCGACTTTTTTTTACTTCTGGAGCCGTTATGAAGAAAGCCATAAGTTTAACTGACCGAATAATACTTAAAAGTACAAGGGCAAAAGCTAGAGCAGTTAATAGCAAAGAAGGAATGCTGCGATCTCTTAAAGAGCTGAATATAAATTTTAATGATATGTGTTTCACTATCAAGGGAAAGGTTGCAAGTAATGGAGTTAAATATACTAACAAATTATAACAACACAGTGGCTGAGTTTTTTAATGGAGACATTGACGGTGCAAGTAACGAAACTCTCCAGGATGTCATTATTAACACCATAGCCGTGTCCCAGAATATGCGTAACTACGTAAATGAATTCGAGATACCTAAGCGCAAAGAGGGGAAGATGAGAAAGATTGTTGCACCCAATGACAATCTGAAAACAATCCATAAACAACTTGTGGCTAATGTATTTTCAAAATATAAACCATCCAAATATGCCCATGGATTCGTGAGAAAGCGCGGAGTCCACACAAATGCATGGCAACATGTTGGAGCCAGATCTTTTGGGCATCTCGATATTAAGAACTTCTTTGATAACATCACCAAGGATCATGTAAAGAATATCCTCTTTGGATCGTACTCGCTGTGCAAGCACTGCACAAAAGTACTCGACATGAAAAGTAGTATATGTTGCCCCTCGATATACCGGAATCTTGAGGGTGAATTTCCACGTGTGTGTGATGAGTTAAAATGGTTCTCTGGACAGACAGATGAAGATTATGTATCCTTAGTGAATCTTATTACAAATCTTGTAACGTATAAGAATAAGACTCCTCAGGGTTTCGCTACATCTCCGTTCATAGCCAATATTGTTCTTAGGAAGTTTGATATAATTGTAGGTCGCAGGCTTGAGGAGTATGGTATTAAATACACGAGATATGCTGACGATATGGCGTTCTCTCACCAGAGTAAGTCAAGTTCATTTCTTGGTGATAAAGTTATGAAAGTTGTGCCATCAACGCTTAAGCTGTTTAAGCTTAAACTTAATGATGAGAAGACTTATTTTATTACAAACAAGAGCCGTATGAGTGCGTGCAATGTTGTTATAAATAAGAGACCTAACCTTAAGCTTGAGAAACGATCACTGATCAGGGCTAAGGTCCATCATGCAACCGTAAAGCATGCTACTGAGACTACTCTCGGCGACCTCATGACACTAAGGGGCGAAGTGGCATACTTCATGATGCTCAACCGTCCAATAGGGCAGAAGTATATGGACCAGTTAATGAAATTTCAGAAAGCAAACTTCGAAAAGGTTGATAAAGCAAACGGGGTCAGTCTCCCAGAATTGAGCTTGTAATATGGAATTCCACACAGACGGATCATGTCTTGGAAACTCTAAAAGCAAAATAACTCCCGGCGGCTTTGGTATTGTCGGAGTAGAGGATGGCAAAGTCGTATTGCAGAGGTCGTGCAAGTTATCAGACACGACAAGCGATAAGGCTGAACTAATAGCCTTTTTGGAATGTTTAAAAATAATCAAGGACCAATACGTTGAAGCAGTTGTTTATACGGATTCACAATACGTAGTCAACGGTTATGCCGCTTGGCTCGAATCGTGGAAAAAAAATGGCTGGCGTAGGCGTAATGGTAAACCTATTCAGAATAAAGATATCTGGAAAGAGATCTACAGTATGTTACCTGCACTACCGGTGCTTTCGGTGATATGGGAGAGAGGGCATGTTGGCAATACATTTAATGAATTAGCCGATGATCTTGCTCTAGCTGCCGCAAAATCGAAAGTGTGACATACTATTAACATTTTTCCATTTAGAGGTGACTATGTCTAAACCGTCAAATGGGTTTCGGACATTGGTCGCACTAGCCAGGATTGTATCTTATACAACTCTTGCTCTTGCATTCCAATGCGTTGAATCTGTTACGATTGCTCTTTGTAATTTGTGCCGAGGTGCTACTCAGTACTTAAAAGAAGAGCGGTCGCATCTTTAATGAATAGGGCTACCAAGCGGGCACCTCTACAGTATTGCATGATGCCCCGATAATACTGTGGACTATAGCGTTTCGCTGTAGTGTTTAGCATAGCTGTTCCATAATACAATATTCAGTAATTCCGATTCACGTCCGGGATCTCTCTGAATTAGCCGCTTGAACAATTTTTTTATAAAAAAAGGAGAGTGTAGTAACTCTCCTTTTTTTTAGCTATGATGGGATGTGCCTATGCTTGATTCATTATAGCACGAACTTTCTTGAGCTGTGTTATGACCATGGTTAAATTTTCCATAATCTTTTTTACAGCTTCTTCCTCGACGTCTGAGAGGCCCATTCTTATTATAGTAAGTAGCTTTGCCATCGAGCTGCTTACTTCATCAAGCTTACTGATCTCGTCAATAAACTCAAGGATGTTGTCTTTATTGATAAAATTAATAGAAAGGATAGCGTCAACAGCTTCTGGATCCTTAATAACGCTGGCCTCTTTAACGAGATCGACTTTGGTCTCATCAGCTATCTTCTCGAGTATCCCCAAGATCGAGGCTACCTTTTCACGCTCAGCAAAAACGTCTGGATTAACATAGTCGTTATCCAATCCATATATTGACACACTGCCGATCTTGATGGCATCCTGAAGAGTACTGTAAGCAGCATCCTTCTCCATACCCATAAGTCTTAGCACTGTACTTGCCTGCTTAAAGGTTAAGTTGTCCTGATTAAGCCCGGCGACCTTTGTTATGAATGGTCGGTCATCATACTTTTTCATTTCGATAGATACTGTGCCAAGATCTTTGTTGATATTGACGACTGCTCTTTTCCCGTCATATCTCTTGGCAAACTTGTCACGTATATTGACTCCTGGCCTAACAACATCGTCATATGACATACGATCAAACATATTGGAAGTGAGTACTGCTGAATTTTTAGGGATAACATAAATGTCTCTACCTTTAGCCAGCAAACTAATCACAGGATCCTTAGACTGTGCAGCCACCACAACTTTCTGAACGTCTCCAAAAATAACGAGCTTGTCAAGTGAAGTGAACCCAAGGTTCCCATTGATAGTAGCAGGCTTAAAGCTGCCGTGAATAGTTTTGTACTTAATAACACCCTCGGAGTCTTTGTAGATTGCGTACACGTCACGCATCTGTTTACGATAACCCTCAATTATTACAGACTGAATTTTTTCAGCAAGTTTTTTTATGATAAGGTCTGAAGAAATATCATTCCCAGCAATAGGAGTCCCATAAATGCCGTTGTCTGATCCGCTAAAAAATTTGGTGCCACATTCAGAAAAGAACCTAACACTTGGATATCTACCATCAGTATCCTCAATAGCAACGATACCATTAATAGGATAGCCATTGTATTGCTCGTCAGTAACCTTGCCGGCAGCAACAAGATCTTCAACTGTTGGCATCTTTATATATCTAAGCTCTAGAGCTCCATTTGTGACAGGTACAAGTGAATCGGCAGGAATCATCTGGGAATCTATGACAGGTACTGCGTTAACAGTTTTAATCATGTTGTGCATTTTTATAGGAATCATCTCTGATACTTCTGCTGGTTGTGTCTTCAAGCTATTAACACCACCCTCGATGAAATGATTAACAGTGTCGTTGGAGCTATCTTTAAAAGTATTAAATAGCTCTTTGTCTTTATAGACACGCTCTCCTAATTTGACAAATTCTTCTGCCGGAACAGTCGAATGAGCAACCTTAGAGACGCGGCTCTCGCTTAACACAATAGCGTTCTTAGCCGGGATTCCTCCTGGAGATTTTAATTCTTTAGGACGCCCGCTAATGCCTGACACAGGAACTCCGATAGTGTTTGTGGCAAGGGCACGAGAGATATTTGTCATAGTAGCATGAGAATACTCATACTTGTCATCAGTTAATTTAACAAATACATCGAATGGAGAAAGCTGAAGCTTCTTTACGATAACTGGAAAATTGATTTTAACATTAGGGTCAGACCATAGTACTACAGATCCTTTTGCGTATCCATTTGAGTCGTCAACATCGTCAACGATGATATCGGCATGGATATCGTCAGGAAGATTCGGAAACTCTTCTGTAAATTTCTTAATAATCTCTTCCTGCCACGAAGATGAATCTTGTGGTAATTTGTAAGATGCGAATTTCTCGAATTCTGGCCTTGTGCTAAGAACGGCATTCTTCAGAGTTTCCATAGTGATTCCTTGATCTTGATATAGAAAATTAACAATAGATTACTACTATAGTATTATAAAAATAAATCAAAGGCGAGTCAGAGTCAAAACAATTAACCAGCTTCTGTAACTTGAGGCTTTAACGCTTGATACATTAGGCTGCCCATTGTAGGCAATCCAACGGTAGTCACTACCGGCGGAACTGGCGGAGGAGCTATTCCAACCGTAAGTGCAGCTTGAAGCTCTGGACCGCTTAAAGCGATTGCTATACCATATGCTATAGCATGAGATATGGCCTCTGCAGCATCGTCAGGACTATCACTAGTGGCAGATGCAATGAATTGAGCGTTAGTCTTTAGAAATTGCGCTATTTTAGGAGCGATGCGAGCTCCAAGGACTGATGTTGAAAATTTAACCTGAGGCATATTATTTTAAGTCTACTTCCCTTTAATTGTCCTAAACATGTCTGTGGCTGATGTCGACATGCTAACTATATTACGGATATGCTTTTGATACCTGTCCGATATCTCTCCAAGCTTAATATCTGCTTCCTTAGCTCTCAATGTACATTCTTTATACAAGTCTTCAGCCTTTAACTTAAGATCTCTTTTATCGAAATTATCTATTATGTCTGATAGTGGTATGATGAATTTAGGCTTGTATCTTGATCTTATATGCTCGGTAATGACTCGGTAATAATCTTTTGACTTGCCGTCTACATACTCGCACATCCTGGATTTGTCCATGGCTAAAAATCCATTTTCTTTAATGGACCGCCTAGCCTCACTAAGAGTTCTCTCCAACGCTGTCTCTAAAATTTCCTCATAATGCATGAAGTCTTTTTCAGCCTTATCGACATCATGTTCTATATTATTTTTTTCAATATATACATCCATATACTTTTCATACCATTCCAACATTGACAGCTTAAATCCTTCAAATATATGCTCTGCTGCAGTCATCTGTCTTGGTAGTAGAGATCTCTTTTCTTGATCCCAGTTATTGCGACAAATCTCACGCTCAGCTTCCATGGACGCGATGCAATGTGCGCACTCGTCGGCTCTTTTGCTGGCCTTAGTGATGAATTTTTTAAGCTTATTCCATGTTAGTTTCCAAGTAAGTGCGGTTGCTATTATTGATACGAATATGACAAAATGCCACCATTCGCCTTTTTCTATAACTACTATTAGCATTTTATATAAGCTCAAGTTGACGCCCAATCTAATAAGAATTAAATGAAATATTACATTTTAATATAAAATAATATATGGCATGGCTATATTTTAAACATTAAGCTTCTGTAGCCTGAGGTTTTAGTGCATTAAAGATTAAGCTCCCAACTGGTCCCCCTGCAGGTGCACATATGCCAGCTGTGAAAGCTGCTTGCATCGAGGTGCTAGCCAATCCTTTGGCTATACCGTAAGCTATCGCATGTCCCAATGCGTCAGCTCCATCTTCAACAGTAGCGTCGTTTTCCATCGACTTAGCGTTTGCGGATATAAAACTCTTAATGCCACTCTGGATTGATAATCCTAAGGGCGACACTGTTCTTTTGATGATGGGCATATATCCCCCTTTAAGTTGTTACGAATATATCTACGTCTGCAATTATCCCAGTCCCAGGAGCACCTTTGTCATCTGTGGTGAATCCCTTAGCAGTCATAGGCGACTTAACACCTTTTACAAATGTCGGGAGAGCTGCAGGGTGAATGGGGGCCGGGCCACCAGGAGAAGTAACTTGACATAAATTTGTTTGATTCTGATCCATCCAGTCGAGGAAATTCTGATTAACCAATGGAACATCATTTACTCTGAATCCGTTCTTGGCAGTTATGTCTATTCCTTTTTTAGGATCCATCACTATTGAGTTTAGCACTTCGTCAGCATCGCCATGAGTCAGGGTTATGTTGCCCTTAGCCTGCACCTTTACCTCGCCATCTTTAGTAGCTTCGATAGCAAATGCATTAATATTTGCCCCTGGAATACCCTTTCCGCCACCTCTAATAACTAAATCACCATCTTCTGATATTGATATCTTAAAAAGATTACCAACGACTCCAGGAGTCATACCGTTGGTTACCGGTATTGTTTTTTCGCCAAGTATAACCTTGTCTATCCTGAGAGTTAGGTAATCTGCTCCAGGTTCACCAACGAGCATAGTAGCTCGTATCATATCTGTGTTGATTATTTTAGCGAATACAGCATCTTTGTACTGCTCTACGACTTCGGTATCATTGTTAGCGCCCAGGAATGGAGCGTATGATCCCTCGCATGTAGACACCCAGTTGTCTGGATTCTTAGTCTGCGTCACAAAACGCCTATAAACAAGATACTGTTCATCAGGCATTGAATTCATAGCAATGTCATCTTGGTCTTTTCCGGAAAACAGTCCGAAATGTTCTCTTGCCAAATATGCTGGTGGGTTTTGTCCAATTATTCTATGAAAGTTTTGAGCAACGGAAATATTGGAGTATCTATTAGTGCCATTTCCAAACGGGTTCAATGTTGTTGATATTCCGTAACTCTTCAAGATGACTCTTCCAAAATCAGTAGTGATAAGCCCGGTTTGAGATTTAGGGTGGAGGTATTTAATCTCATCCTCATAAACCTCTTTCATGGTTACCCCACAAAGAGGCGGCACATCGTACTTACCCATTATGTTAACGTCTTCGCTTGCAACTTCTCCTTCGTACTTACCTTCTTCCGGATTAAATGTGAAGTAGATCAGCACCTTCACAAAATCTCCAACTTTATAATTTTCAGCCTCCCCAGAATGTAATAACCCAGCCCTTAGCGGTCCTTCGAATTGACCTAGCGGTGATTGCAATACAAGAACGTCCCAAGTGTTATGCTCCACAGCATGTGCTATTATAGTGGCTTCACATAGGTGAGGAATCGGAATTGCTGTTATTATTGAATCATTCATGGAATACTAATAATGGTAGAGGTTTAAACATTTTTAAAGAAAGAAAGGAGTCGTTCATGTTAAAGATCGCCTTTATAATTGTTGGACTTTTAGCAGTATCTGTATTGGCTGCGCTGTACAATCACTTGTACGGTGGATCTGATAGTTAATATAATTGTTTTTTAACCCAAAAGGAAGGAAGCACAGTGAAAACAGCAAAAAAAGTATACAGGTTTACCAGAGCCGGTATGAGAAAAATGCATGACACTACTGATTTTTCAGTAGTACCATCACTCGAGAGAGGATTTGAGAGAGGCAAAGGAACGTCTGAGGAAGCAAGTAAGCTCCTCAAGAAAAAGGAAAATGAGTACAAGCATGAGGTTAAAGTTAACCATATGCTCATAGCCTTAAGTAGAGCCGCAAAAAACTTTGCAGCAGAAATGCGTACGACTCTTGATAGTGAGATGTTCTGGAAAGATTTAAAGTACGCATTGGACAGCGATGTGTACGATGGCATCATTATGTCTCCAGTGAAAGTAATCAAAAAGGCTAGAGATGTAAGAATCGAAAAAGGAATAGTTGGGCTCAGAGACTCGTATAACGCACTTTGCGATGCTATCGTTGAGTTTGAGAATGACGGCTATAAGATCCCAGATCATCTCGAAAATGTTAGACTAATACGCCAGACCGTAGCCCTTATCGATACCCTACTCTCTGGAAGGAAGAAGATCAATACTGCCGGCATAAAAGTCGACGGCGGTAGTTTTCTTGAAACAGAATGGAAAGTTAGAAGTACCAATATGGATGTGCGTAGGCTCCATGATTACTCCATCGAACTATCCGGGCGTGTTCATATGGAAGAGCTCAGCGGATGCATAGACGGTGTTCCTGGCGAGATCGTAATAACCAGCTTGAAAGAAGATCCGGCAGACGATAACTGTATTGGAACAGCATCTTCCGACAATCAGGATTACAATATCGAAAGTCGTCACATAGCTAACTTCGGTGAGTATGAATACTCCAACAAGCTCAAAAAAGCCTTTAAGGGTAATCATAATTACATACCTGTTATCGATGAGCCATATTCTAGATTTACTCTACTCAATCTTAATAAGAGTCATGATAGAATTATCGCACCAATCAAGGATGCTTTACAGCCTAAGCCATGTACGCTTAACAGCAAACTTATGTCCCTGTACAAGGATGACTTTAATTCTTATACAGGTGGGTTCGGCGAATGCGGAGTGGAGCAGTATCTAAAAAAAAGCTATTGCAAAAAGGGCGACAGTGTTGAGCATATAAGCATTGACCGCCCTATGGCTGGGTACGATGTAGAAGTAAATCGAGAAGGTTGCAAGATGGCCTTCGAAGTCAAGTCGACATGCAAGCACAACGCTGTAAGCTACTTCGATATTTCCAGTGGGGAAGTCGAGACTTTGACTGGCTTCAAGAATGATGGCTTTGTTGTTTTTGTTAAAATAAACGACGTGCGCACATTCGGCGTAGTAGTGGGAATGCTTATGGATCCGATTCCAAATATTAATAAGCTGACCCCTATAAAATACAGAGCTTACTGGATGTAAGCTGAACAGCGCTGATCTGAAATATGGTCAGCGCTTTAATTTTTTAATAAGGAGGTTTTATGGGAAAGCGAACGGTCATCACGAAAGCGCAACACAAATGGTTAAGTGATTTCGTGATTAAGTATAAGAAATATCCAAGATTGGCTGAATTTAAATCTAAATTTGTTGGAAAAACTTCTCACCGAACTACGATAGAGAAGCTGGTGTGCAAAATAGCTAGTGAGAATGGAATAAAACTTGAAAAAAATGCCCAAAAATCAAGCTTAAGCGATACGGATATCGCAAACCTTAACATTTTTTTTGAAAATAATAAAGCAGTACCTAGTACCAAAGAGCTTAGTAATCTTTTGAAAAGAGATGCTAGTAAAAGTGAATATAACCGTTCTACCTATCTAGCTGTTAAATTTGAGAAGAAAAATGATGTACAATTAATAAAACGAGTACATCATATTAACAAATTAAGCAAATCAGAAGAATTTATATTAGAGGATTTTATATCAACATTTAGACGAACACCATCTCAGGATGTTGTTAAAAAATTATTTGATAGTAAAAGTAAACTCTACACTAGTTCATCATATCTACACGGTTGCTCAGTTAAAATAGCTAAAAAGATTGGCGTATCGCTTAATCCATCAAGCAGATACGTGCAATTCTCTCCAAGTCAGGAATGGAGAACAATATTATCATCGCTAATAATAAATGGTATAACAATAACGCGCAAAAAGTTCATGTCACTAACCGGAATAAATGTGAGCACAAGCGACTTCTCGAGATTTACCAAAACCACTAAGGAGTGTATAGCTAAAGTATCAAAGCCAGTAGCAGTAGTAGCTAGTAATCCCGTAATTTCAAATATTGTAACGTGCCAGTTCTACGAAAGCTTAATGGCATTCGATAGAAAGCAGTTGGAGAAGATGAGTGGAGCAGACCTCCTGCAGGGTTTTATTGATGCATTTAACAAAAAAGGTTTTGAGCTGCAGATGTGTGAGTACAATAATGGGACAATAGAAGTACGTAGTACTAAATAATTAATTATTAACTTTTCAGAAAAGGGGTACCGCAGTGAACAGACAAAAAGTTGAAGATGGAATCATGGGTTTGACAGGGTGTAGAGCGAAGTCAGGCCGCAAGTACCATGTGGCACATGTTAGCAAAGACTTATTCACAGTCCGAGGAACCAACGGAAAAGGATCCGGTGGTAAAGTTGATAAGTTCTACTCATTCGACATTGAAATCGTAGGTGGTGGACTTAAAATATCTCCTCCTAAAGCAGTATTCGAGAGTATGTTCTCAAGCTATATCTTCCCTGGACATATCGAGACTAGACTTGTACGATCGGTCGATGTCATCAAGAAAATAGTCAGATCGATTTCCGATGCTGGACTATGGCACCTGGTTAAGAATCCTCAGTTCTTTGGACCTAACTATGCCAACCCAAAAATCGACAGACGTGTTGCCAAAAACAACATGGCCGATCTCATGAAAAAGACCGGCGTCGACATGTCTAAGTACTTCGAGGATCTTGAAGACAAAAAAAAGAATAACAAAAAATAGATTTAAAATTGCTTAAAATTGCTTAATGATTACAACTAGAGTGACGGAAATACTGACTGTTACTCTAGTCTTACAACAACAATATTTATCTAAACTCCACTCTCAACGGAAAGGGTAAAGTGTAATGGAGAATTCGTCGCCTGTAGCGAATACTAACACTAATTATTGTGCAGAAAACAGCATGATGATAATTTTACAAAAATCCCTTTTGCCGGGGGTTCCCGGTAAACCATTTTTACTTATAATTGAAAGGAATCAAAGTGATAACTAAACTATTGAAATTCATAACAACTCGTACTGCAGGATGGGGACGTATGCCCACAAGTAGCGGGACGAAAAAGTATGAATCAAAAAAAGGTAAACCCAAATGCATAAAAAAGAAGAAGTAAAAAAGCCAGTAAAGCTTCTCAACTACACACCTCACGTTGTAAGGATCTTGGTAGGTGATAAAACTATCAATCTTCCGTCGATGGGCTCTGCAAGGTCAGTTCCAGAGGATAATCCTAAGGGCAATATCAATGGAATACCAGTAGTGACAAGAGCCAGTAAGCCATATTTAAAGGACTTGCCGGATCCTGAGGATAATGTTGTTTATGTAGTTTCATGCATTACTCACGAAGTAGCAAAGATACTTGGCAGAACAGATTGCGTTGCTCCAGACACGCACAATTCCATAAGAGATAAATATGGTAATATAGTAGCAGTATATGGTTTTATAGGATAACTCAAATTAAAGGTGTTAAAGATGTCAATTGAAAGAGACAGACTTGAAAGAACATTAGTACGCAGACAGCAAAACGTTACAGAGTACGAAACTGCACTTGCTTCACTAGACGAAAAAAACATTGGAACAGTTAGAGGCAATAAGTGGGACAAGAACAACATCGACAGATCGCTAGAACTTGCCAAGGCAGAAGTTGCTACACTCACCGAGAGACTTAAATAATATAAAGGGAGACGCTATGTCTATATTGGAATGTCCGAGCTGTAAGAGTGAAATTTCCATCTTCCCGAAAGGCGAGGATCGTGTATGTGGAGCATGTAACTGCACCTGTTCAAAGGAGCACTTTGTAGTATCTAAGGATACTGTTCAGCTTCTCAATATTATCTCAGCTCTAGGCATTTTAGACAATGCCATTTGCAACAATGGTAGAATAGGCGGGCTGTACAACTCAAGAATAATTATCAACAAGGCTAAGTTCGAACTCGAAAGGCTTACTGTTAAGTATAGGGATTCGATGGCAATGTCGGAAACTGAGATATCATGAACTACGAAAGAATGTGGACATCGTTCTTCAATGAGCAAAAGTTCAGATGGTGCCAACCAGATCCACAGTCTATGACTCTTAGAACTGTTGGTACGCTTATGAATGATATGATGGTAAGAGAAAATATGCTGTCCCAAGCGGATGACAAGCTTGGGCCGGCACTCATTGGAAAGGAGAAAAATGAAGAAGATAATGCAGGTTCTTAAATTTATGGAAAATGGATCAGCTATAGCAGTCGCCATTGGTATGGCGTTTTTAGTTGGAGCAGACCATACTCCCGGAGCTTCATCAGTAGAAGGCGTTGAGACTATAGGTATTTTGCTCAACATCACAGCGATGGCCATGGTAGTATTTATGATATCATGGGTCTCGCTAGTAGCGTGTAGACTAATCTCAAAAGAGGAAACATGAAAAGAGAATATTGTGACAATAGGATACTCATAGGATTAGTAAACAGTATCTGTATTGCCGAGAACGATGGCGATAGGATGGAAGCATGTAAGAGAGCATTAAAGCTTATTGGGTATGGAAGCAATGCTATAATGCTTGAAGAGATAGTAAATGATTTCAAGTTTGCAAATTACCCAAGCCTTTTCGGAAAAGAGATTGAAGATTGCTCTATAATAAGGAGAGATGAGGCTGATATAGTTAAGGATCAAGAAGGCATTGATCTGCTCTCTGATTGTTATGGTATGGATGGGGGGAAATAACGGACTCAAACAAAAAGGCAAAAACAATGAATTCGATAGGAGCTGCAATATCAACAATTGGAATATTAATCTTTATGACTTTTGTCACCAATGCGCACCCGGAAAATATAAACCTTAACTTTGTATATTTTGGCGGAGCAGTTACAAGCGTATTGATATGGTTGTTGATGGGGGAATAATTTAAAGGGGCGCTTACGTGCCCTTTTTTTTTAACTAAGGAGTTAAAATGGGTGTTGACAGAAGGAAAATATGGATAGTGGCCGACACTCACCTCGGGTACGATAGATTAATAGAAAGAGGTTTCAGGCCTAAAACGTTCGAGACTCAAATTCTGGCGGCTATGACTCAATGCATTAGGCCTTGCGATATCGTAATACATCTCGGAGATCTCGTCTGGAACAGAGCAACTTACTGGACTGACCAGTTTATGGAGGCTTGTTGTGGAGCTACAGTCTGGCTAATTCGCGGGAACCACGACCTTAGTAAATCACACTTTTGGTACATCGAGCATGGCTTTGATTTCTGCGCCGACGAGATGGTAATGGATAAGCATGGTCATAGAATTATCTTTACACACAAGCCGGTAGTCAGCAGCAGACATACCCTTAATATCCATGGGCATCTTCACAATAATAGAAATAGGCACATTGATTGCGATTTTGATAATCGTCAATACCTTATATCTATGGAGGATGAGAATTATCATCCGGTAGATCTTGATAGGATAGTAAGAGAATTCTACCAAAGATTCCCACAAAAACAATTATAAATGAATCATTTGTGGAATAATAATAGTGATATAATTAAACTATTTTTTTTCTAACGAAAGGTTTCTACTATGAAACATCTAATTTTTATCTTGGTGCTATTATGTTGTGCACCATACGCCAGTGAAGTTGACGGACTTTTTGCTTCGTACAGTTACGAAGAATCATACAAAAAAGATGCCGGGTATGGAGCATCATGGGGGTACTGCAACAACCTTATATGAAGATATCATGAAAGCATTTGATATGGGTCCGGTGTCTACTAAGCCTCAGTATAATATCGTTCATAGTAATAACGTGAATGGTAATATGAATACGTATAGCGTTCTCGGTAGGACAATGCGTAATAGTATGAGGCTTCCGGGGGTGTATGTGTTTGATAACAATAAGTTTCTAACGACTAACAGAACTGTAAGATAACCTGATAAGGGTAGAGAGATCTGCCCTTATTCACCAACCTGGAAAGAAGGTATGAATGGCTAAAAAAAGACTATTAAAAGCAGAGGCGCTGAAATTACACCGTGAAATGTGGTCGGAGATAATCAGACTTCTTAAGGATGAAAAAGTTAACTTTAAGCATCGTGGCGCTAACGCTGCAAATTACCTTAGAGTCATAGCTCTGTACAATACTGGCCGTAGAGACCAGAGTTTATGCGAGCTGCTATACCCTACATAGCCGAGTTAAGAAATTGCACTGATTCAAGTGTGTTTCGTGGTGTGCATCTTCGCATGAGCGACTATACGATAACGCAGCTTAATGCAGGCCATACTGGACTTGTAGAGCCTCTAGATCTCGCTGGACTCAGACAGGATTGGAACCAAATTGACTGGGTAGGGTCTCCGGAACCTGCTAACCGCGCCATCGATGTCGAAAGAGTAAATATTGATCGCAGGATAATGGAAGAGAACGACTTAGCTCTTGATGTAAATAATCACATGGAGGCTAATATTCATATGGCCGATCTTACATACTGGTAAGCGAGAACACCATGTTTGAATTTGTCCAGGCTAAGATACATAAGGAGCTGCCACTGTCTCACAGTTTATTTACAGTACATAAAAATATAGACGCTATACTTGATGCGTCTACACCACTTTCACCTGATGAATTATAATAGGAGAATGACATGTCCAAGCAAATGAAAAGCGATCGTAAATATTTTGTGATCAATGTTGACGAGCCCTATGCTGAGAAAATATTTGAAGCTCTTAAGCAGGGGCAGATGGAAAAGGGGTGGGACGAAGAACACTAGCCTGAAGGGAATATCGATTTCAAGACATGGATCGATCAGACCTTCAACATGCCGCCAGACTGTAACAGGACCCCATTGTGCTGGAATGATGGGGATGAATGTGGCAAGTGCATCAGGTCTACTCGCAATCTTGAAGATGGCGATAGGTTTATTTCAAAGCAACCGAAACTTTATTCTGAATAGGTTTACAGGAGAAAATTATTTATATTGGTTAATGTTGCAGTAATAACAACTAACAGGAGGTGCCGTATTGGCTAAAAAAAGAAGCATATACACGATAACCCCCGGAAACATAAAGGCTATCATAAGTCTGACCAAAACCGGGAGGGAAATTGGAGAAGTAAAGCTTTATAAGGAAGCTATTCTATATTCAAGTAGAGAGATTCCTGATTATATCACCGAGGAAGCTTGGATAAAAATAGCCGAATATAGAGCTAAGAACTTCGACAAGATAACTTGGACAGGAAGACAGAACCGAAGATTTGGTTCTGTGAAGAAAAAGAAAAGATAAGTATTTACAAATTATCTCTTAAATCAGTTTAAGGCTAAGGCTAGAAATAATGATAAGCCATTACTGGATAATATTGAATAGAATGGAATTGATTAACATGGGAATAAAGTTAGAGGCAGGAGAACATATGATTGCGTGCAATTCAACTAATAGATTTAAAGATTCTCACGATGAGGGGCAAGACTTACTTAAAAAGTCTATGCCCGCAAGAAATAGGATGAACTCAGCTGAGAGTTTACAGAGAGTTTGCAGAAAACGCAGGAATGAAAACTTTTACAATAAAGTATGCTTATGCCACGGGTGTGAGTTTATTACATCCTTCGATAGCTGTAAAATAAGCAGACCATATAGCTGGACGCTTGGCAACTGGTCTGAAGACTCAGGCTATAAATCAAAAAATAGAATGGATCGATAAAAGTATAATGAAGCATAAAAAGAATATATCGAGATACACAGGTGTTAGTGATGATACCCTATGCTCAGATTGTAAAATCTCAGCAAGGGCAAGGTGGGAAAGTGGGCCATTCTAATATGGCTCACTACGTCACCACCGAAGAGATTAAAGAAGACCGAAGAAAGCGTCGGAGACAGAATGATAAGAAAATTATTAAAAATGAACTGGAGGAATATTGTTAACATATGTAGGTCAAATAATGTTTTGGTAACGAAGCAGATTTCGTTACCAAAATAAACCATATGAAAGGTGGAAGGAATGGCAATTCTAGATGTAAGACAAGCAAAATCAGCTACAAAAATCTTCTTCCAGGAAGATAGCTACGTGCTCGTGGACAATAGCGGGGTAGATATATGCGAGGGCGGAACCGAACACGTCTTCATAGATTGGAAGGATGTTGACAATCTTATAAAGGCCCTCGAAAGAGGTAAGAAGAATATGGTACATTTAGCTCATGCTGGTTCAATATTATGTGGAGTTGAATTACCAACTAAAACAACTGACGACTATTGTGATTACCACACCGACAAGCCTTATAACAGTATATTGAAGAGTTGAAGTTTTGGCATTCAAATAAATAAACAAAAGGAGAATGGGAAACTTGTTGTCACTTGAAAGATGGGTGTTATCGTTGCCTACAAAAGTAGTCAAACCAGAAAGGGGTTAGAGGATGACAAGCCCAATAGAGTGCTATAAAGACCAGAAGCTCAAACCATACGAGCAACCAGCTTGCAGGTGCTTTGATATTGAAGATATAAACTCAGTACCAGTTTCATGTCCTTGTGACGTCACCGGTAGCCCATAAAGAGGATTAGTACCAAACTGCCTGCATAAGCAGAATATAAATGTAACCCATTGATAATTAACAGGTACTAATAATTAATAAATTAGTAGAGAGAAATAGAGGATGACATACAACGTTGTGGGTGGAGGAGCTCCCACTAGTTCAGGGATGAGCCAGTGTCCATTTTGCAGTAAAACAATCATTGAACCGGAGGTATAGAGATGGAAAAGGAAAAATTGTATGAAGAAGTCAACAAAGTCATAAAAGACATGGAAACTCTCGCAGTTCTTTATTTAGAAAGAGCCAGCGAAATGGGCTATTGCGAAACAAAAGT